ACATCCGCCCCCGCATCGAGCAGGAGCTTTACCACTTCCGCATGATTTTCTCCAGCCGCATGACGGAGAGCAAAATTATCTCCAGCATGGATATTCGCGCCAGCATCGAGCAAAAGTTTTACCACCTCTGCATGACCGTTTCCTGCCGCACAACGGAGAGCATAATCATCTTCAGCATGGATATCCGCTCCAGCATCAAGCAAGATTTTCACCACTTCTACATATCCTTTTCTGGCCGCCCACTGGAGAGCCTCATCATTGTTAGCATGTATATCTGCACCTGCATCAAGTAGGATTTTTACTACCTCCGTATGACCTTCTCCAGCCGCCCACTGAAGAGCATAATCATTACAAACATGTATATCCGCACCCGCATCGAGCAGATTTTTTACCTCTTCAGTACACCCCTCACGTGCCGCATTTATCAGCATTGATTCTTTTGTCATTTTTCTCTCTCCTTTCCTTCCTGGTTATTGATTATCAGCTTGTTGTAGAATTTTTACTACTTCCTTGTGGCCACTTTCGATTGCCCACCGGAGAGCAAGATCGTTACAGGCATGTATATCCGCTCCAGCTTCGATTAAAATCTCTACCACATCCACGTGGCCATTTTTAGCCGTCCATTGGAGTGCATAATCATTACGAGCGTGTACGTTTGCTCCCGCGTCAAGCAAGATTTTTACTACATTTGCGTGTCCGTTTCCTGCCGCACAATGAAGAGCACAATCATCATCAATATGGACATCAGCTCCAGCATCAAGTAAAATTTTTACTATCTCGGCAAACCCCTCACGTGCCGCACTTACCATTGCTGTGCTTATCAATATTGATTCTTTTGACATTTTTTCTTCTTTCCTTCCTGACTATTGATTATTCTTTTCCAGCTTGCTGTAAAATTTTTACTACTTCCTTGTGCCCATTTTTGATTGCCCACCGAAGAGCTTCATCATTATTAGTATGTACATCTGCCCCGGAATCGAGCAGGAGTTTCACTACATCCGTGCGACCCTTTCCAGCCGCCCACCGAAGAGCATGGTCATCTTCAGCATGTATATCTGCACCTGCATCGAGTAGGATTTTTACTACCTCCGCATGACCTTCTCCAGCCGCCCACTGGAGAGCGAAATCATTACAAGCGTGTACATTCGCACCGGCTTCAAGCAAAACTTTTATTATTTCTACATGACCGTTTCTTGCCGCCCAGCGGAAATCGTAATTATCTCTAGCGTGTATATCCGCTCCAGCATCGAGTAGGATTTTTATTACTTCCATATACCCTTTGCGAATGGCCCAGTATAGTGCTTCATCATCTTCAGCATGTATATCCGCTCCGGCATCCAGCAGGCTCTTTACTGTTTCGGCAAGCCCCTCACGCGCCGCGCTTATCAGCATTGATTCTTTTGACATTTTTTCCTTCCTGGCTATTGATTATCAGCTTGTTGTAGAATTTTTACCACATCCATGTGATCGTTTTCAATTGCCCAGTGGAGAGCAGAATCATCTTTAGCATGTATATCCGCGCCAGCATTGAGTAGGATTTTCACTATATCCACATGGCCATTTTTAGCCGCTAAACAAAGAGCGTAATCATCATCAGCGTGTATATTTGCACCGACATCAAGTAGGAGTTTTACCACCTCCGCATGACCTTCTCCAGCCGCCCACTGGAGAGCATAATCATTACCGGCATGTATATCTGCGCCTGCATCGAGTAGGATTTTCACTACATCTATATGACCTTCTCTAGCCGTCCAGCGGAGGGTGTAATCATTACAAGCGTGTATATTTGCTCCGGCATCGAGAAGAATTTTTACCACTTCCGTATGACCATTTATAGCCGCCCACTGGAGAGCGTAATCATTATCAATATGTATATCCGCTCCGGCATCGAGCAGGCTTCTTACTGTTTCGGCAAGCCCCTCACGCGCCGCGCTTATCAGCATTGATTCTTTTGACATTTTTTCCTCCTTTCCTTTCCAGCCTGTTGTAAAATTTCCACCACCTCCGTGTGACCGCCTTCGGTTGCCCAACGGAGGGCGTAATCATTACAAGCGTGTATATCTGCTCCAGCATTTATCAGGATTTTCACTACATCCGTGCGACCCTTTTCAGCCGCCCACTGGAGAGCCTCATCATTGTTAGCATGTATATCTGCACCGGCATCAAGTAGGATTTTTACTACCTCCACATGACCTTCTCCAGCCGCCCACCGGAGAGCGCAATCATTACCAACATGTATATCTGCCCCAGCATCGAGCAAGATTTTTATCACATCCGCACGACCTTCTTCAGCCGCCCACCAGAGAGCATAATCATCTGTATTGGCCCCGGTATCGAGCAGGAGTTCTACCACGTCCACATGACCGTTTCTAGCTGCCCAACGGAGAGCGTGGTCATCATCAGCATGTATATCTGCACCGGCATCAAGTAGGATTTTTACTACCTCCGCATGACCTTCTCCAGCCGCCCACCGAAGAGCACAATCGTTATCGGCATGGATATCCGCACCCGCATCGAGCAGATTTTTTACCTCTTCAGTACACCCCTCATGTGCCGCGCTTATCAACATTGATTCTTTTGACATTTTTCCTTCTTTCCTTCCTGGCTATTGATTATCAGCTTGTTGTAGAATTTTTACTACTTCCTTGTGGCCATTTTCGGTTGCCCAGCGAAGAGCCTCATCATTATTGGCATGTATATTCGCTCCAGCTTCGAGTAGGATTTTTACTACTTCTGCATGACTCCTTATAGCCGCATACCGAAGAGCGTAATCATCTCTAGCATGAACATCTGCACCTGCATCTAATAGAATCTTTACCACTTCCGTATAACCATTTTCAGCCGCCCAGCGGAGAGCACAATCATCATCGGCATGGATATCTGCATCGGCATCTAGCAGGATTTTTACCACATTTATATGTCCATTTCCGACCGCCCAATGGAGAGCACGATCATTATTGGCATGGATATCTGCATCGGCATCTAGCAGGATTTTCACTATCTCCACATGACCTTCTCCAGCCGCCCACTGGAGAGCCCAATCATCTTCAGCATGGACATCCGCTCCAGCATCGAGCAGACTCCTTACCTCTTCAATGCACCCCTCATATGCCGCACTTATCAACATTGATTCTTTTGACATTTTTCTCTCTCCTTTCCTTCCTGGCTATTGATTATCAGCTTGTTGCAAGATTTCCACCACTTCCTTGTGCCCATTTTTGATTGCCCAACGGAGAGCATAGCCATTATCAGCATGTACATTTGCTCCAGCATCTATCAGGATTTTTACTATTCCTGTATACCCGCTTCTAGCCGCCCAACGGAGAGCCCAATCATTATCAGCGTGTATATTAGCTCCTGCATCGAGTAAGATTTTTACTACTTCTGTGTGACCGTTTCCAGCCGCCCACCAGAGAGCATAATCATCATCAGCGTGTATATCTGCGCCTGCATCGAGTAAGATTTTTACTACTTCTGTGTGACCTTCTTCAGCCGCACAGCGGAGAGCACAATCATCTTCAGCATGTATATACACTCCTGCATCGAGCAGGCTCCTTACCTCTTCAGTACACCCCTCACGTGCCGCGCTTATCAACATTGATTCTTTTGACATTTTTTCTTCTTTCCTTCCTGACTATTGATTATTCTTTTCCAGCTTGCTGTAAGATTTTTACTACTTCCTTGTGCCCATTTTTGATTGCCCACCGGAGAGCCTCATCATTATTAGTATGTACATCTGCACCAGCATTTATCAGGACTTTCACTATTTCTACATGACCTTTGCAAGCGGCCCAATATAGTGCATAATCATCATCAGCGTGTATATTCGCTCCAGCATCGAGTAGGAGTTTCACTACATCCACATGACCATTTCTTGCCGCCCACCGGAGGGCACAATCATCTATAGCATGTACATCCGCACCTGCATCTATCAAGATTTTTACTATATCCGTATGGCCTTCTTCAGCCGCACAACGGAGGGCACAATCATCTATAGCATGTACATCCGCACCTGCATCGAGGAGGATTTTCACTACGTTCACATAACCTTCCCCAGCCACCCATCGGAGAGCATAATCATCATCAGCGTGTATATCTGCGCCTGCATCAATCAAATTTCTCACTTTTTCAGTATGACCCACACGTGCCGCATTTATCAACATTGATTCTTTTGACATTTTTTTCTCCTTTCCGATTCAGCTTGTTGTAAGATTTCCACCACTTCCGTGTGACCATTTTTGATTGCCCAGCGGAGAGCAAAATCATTAAAAGCATGTACATCCGCTCCCAGCATCGAGTAAAAGTTTTATTACTTCTATATGGTCATTTTCAGATGCCCACCAAAGAGCATAATCATCTTTAGCATGTATATCCGCCCCGGTATCGAGTAGGAGTTTTACCACTTCCGTATAACCATTTCCAGCCGCCCACCGGAGAGCCCAATCATCTCTAGCATGTACCTCCGCGCCTGCTTCGAGCAGGACTTTCACTACTCCTGTATACCCGTTTCTAGCCGCCCAACGAAGAGCAAAATCATCTTTAGCATGGACATCCGCTCCGGCATCGAGGAGGAGTTTCACTACCTCCGCGTGACCTTCTCTAGCCGCATTGCAGAGAGCACAATCACTATCAGCATGGATATCCGCCCCCGCATTTATCAGGACTTTCACTACTCCTGTATGCCCGTTTCCAGCCGCCCACCAAAGAGCATAATCATCATCAGCGTGTATATCTGCGCCTGCATCGAGGAGCCTTCTTACCTCTTCAGCGTGCCCCCCACGTGCCGCGCTTATCAACATTGATTCTTTTGTCATTTTTTTCTCCTTTCTCAGTTGATACTCAATCAGGGTCTGCTGGATAATCATCTGGCAGGCACTCACAAGGGTGTTGATAACATCCGTGACACAGACCACAGTGAGGGCAAGTGTTGCCGAAAGAGTCAGGAACCTGAGCTCCGCATCCTCCTAAATCTCTGCGGCAAATCCAGTATTCTTCCTTTTTGGAATTATCCCAGATCATATCACAATTTTTCAATTGCCGCTTCATTTTTTTCTCCCCTTTCAATCCTTTTTTCCTTTTTCAATTATTCAATTTGCTTTCGCCAAATCCCAATAAGATTTCTACCACCTCCATGTGATCGTTTTCAATTGCCCAATGGAGAGCGTAATCATCATTAGCATGGACATCCGCACCAGCATCGAGCAAGACTTTCACCACATCCGCATGACCATTTTTAGCCGTACATCGGAGAGCGTAATCATCATCAGCGTGTATATTAGCTCCTGTATCGAGTAGGATTTTTACTACTTCCACATGTCCATTTTCAGCCGCATAGCAAAGAGCGCAATCACCATCAGCATGTATATTAGCTCCCGCATCGAGCAAGAGTTTTACTATTTCGGTATAACCATTTTCAGCCGCACAACAGAGAGCAGTATCATTACAAGCATGTGTATTTGCACCTGCATCGAGGAGAATTTTTACTATACCTACATAATCATTTTCAACCGCACAACGAAGAGCATAATCATCATCAGCATGTATATTCGCTCCTGCATCGAGGAGAATTTTTACTACTTCCACATGTCCATTTTCGACTGCCCAACAGAGAGCGTAATCATTATTAGCATGGATATTTGCACCAGCATCAAGGAGGATTTTCACCACTTCTACATGACCTTCACGTGCCGCACAACGGAGAGCAGTATCATTATAAGCATGTATATTCACACCTGTATCGAGCAGGATTTTCACCACTTCTACATGTCCATTTTCAACCACCCACCGAAGAGCATAATCATTATCAGCATGGACATTCGCTCCAGCATCGAGGAGGAGTTTTACTATGTCTGCATGACCTTCACGTGCCGCATAACGAAAAGCATAATCATTATTAGCATGGATATTTGCACCAGCATCGAGCAAGATTTTTACTACCTCCACATGACCATTTTTAGCCGCTAAACAAAGAGCAAAATCATTAAGAGCATGTATAACCGCTCCAGCATCGAGCAGGATTTTTACTATTTCCGTGTGACCATTTTTAGCCGCTAAACAGAGAGCAGAACCATTTCTAGCATATATATCCGCTCCTGCATCGAGCAAAAGTTTTACCACCTCTGCATGACCGTTTCCTACCGCCCAGCGAAGAGTGCAATCATCATCGGCATGGATATTCGCTCCTGCATCGAGGAGAATTTTCACTACTTCCACATACCCTTTGAAAGCGGCCCACCGAAGAGCATAATCATCTTCAGCATGTACATCCGTACCCGATTCGAGCAGGTTCCTTACCGTTTCGATAAGCCCCTCACGTGCCGCGCTTATCAACATTGATTCTTTTGTCATTTTTCTCTCCTTTCCGATTCAGCTTGCTGTAAAATTTCCACTACCCTCGTATGACCACATTTGGTTGCCCAGCGGAGAGCCCAATTGTTTTCAGCATGTACATCTGCGCCTGCATCAAGCAGGATTTTCACCACACTCACGTAACCTTCTTCAGCCGCACTACGGAGAGCGTAATCATCTATAGCGTGTATATTTGCGCCAGCATCAAGCAAAATTTTTACTACTTCTGCATGACCATTTCTTGCCGCCCACTGGAGAGCGTAATCATCAATAGCGTGTATATCTGCTCCAGCTTCGAGCAAAAGTTTTACCACCTCTGCATGACCGTTTCCAGCCGCACACCAGAGAGCATAATCATCATCAGCGTGTATATTCGCTCCAGCTTCGAGCAAACTCCTTACATCTTCAATGCGCCCCTCATATGCCGCGCTTATCAACATTGATTCTTTTGTCATTTTTCTCTCCTTTCCGATTCAGCCTGCTGTAGGATTTCTACCACTTCCGTGTGGCCGTTTTTAGTTGCACAGTGAAGAGCGTAATTGTTATCGGCATAGATATTTGCTCCGGCTTCGAGCAGGATTTTCACTACTTCCGTGTGGCCGTTTTTAGCCGCCCACTGGAGAGCATAATCATTATAAGCATGTATATTCGCTCCTGTATCCAGCAGGAGTTTCATCACATCCGCATGACCTTTTCTAGCCACCCATCGCAGAGCACAATCATCACGAGCATGTATATTCGCCCCGGCATAAAGGAGAATTTTCACCACCTCCGCATGACCTTCTTCAGCCGCCCATCGAAAAGCACAATCATCACTAGCATGTATGTCCGCTCCGGCATCGAGCAGGATTTCCACCACCTCCGCATGACCTTCTCCAGCCGCATAGCGGAGAGCACAATCATCACCAGCATGTATATCTGCTCCAGCATCGAGCAAAAGTTTTACCACTTCCACCTGCCCATTTTCAGCCGCCCAGCGGAGAGCATAATCATTCCAAGCATGTATATTCGCTCCTGTATCGAGTAGATTTTTTACTATCTCAATAAGTCCCTCACGCGCTGCATTCATCAGCATTAATTCTTTTTTCATTTTTTTCTCCTTTCCTTTATCGTTTTGATCTTCCACTATCTCAAAATCTAAATACAATTATACCACTTTTTCATTAGTTTGTCAAGAGAAAAATAAAAGAAGAATAAATCTTCTTGTAACTACCTGATTTTATTAGATTTTTCCATCAATTCTTGTACTATCCTCTCTGCTATTTCACTGTCAAAAGATCAGTTTCTCTCCTCCATAAACAAGGAGAGAATACAACTTTTATGAAGCTGATAAAAGTAAGAAAACAGTGAAAATCTCAGTATCACTTCTGATCTTTCACCTATAGAGCATCCACATTTCAAACAATACATAATCTCTCTGTAGTGTACCCCCACCTTTAGGACATTATCAATATTCTTTCGATCAACTTGTTACTCATTTCAATAGCCAAGGGGGCGCTCTCTTTTGCGGCCTTTATAACATTGTTTGCTTCAGCGTCGGTAATTAGATGTAGCAGTTCAGTACTCGGACACATCACCTCGTTCAAATCCCTAGGCTCGTATTTGTCCAAAGTGTCTCCATAAGTCCTCTTATTTAACTGGATAATCCTCTGCCCGAAATCACTAATCAAATATACAAACAATCTATCTAAGACAGCGGTACCAAACATGTTCGGATAAAACGAATGGTAGCAAGTAAAGTTCACTGTAGAGGAATAATTACGTATGATCTTCAAACGCCCTCTATTAAATACACCGAACAGGAGAGGAGCGGGCCTTCTGTGTTCAACTTTGAACCATGGATGGCGCTTTCTTGTCAAATATCTGTTATTATATCCTTTTCTTTCACCGTATTTAATGTATGCCCGTACTGATTCATCATTCACATCTTTGACATTCAAGCAGAAGACAGGTTTGTCCAGCTTAACGAGCTCGCAGAAATTATCTTCTGTAAACACCAATTCGGTTATTTGGTTACTTTTAGTAATGCACTTACTCAGGTTATCTTGTCCTATTTCTAGACTGTCAGCTTTGGTTCTACTTAGTGCAAAGAATGCATTTGCTCCTGTAGCAATGCCTCGCATAACTTTTCCATAAGAAGAAAGAGGACAAAATCCATTGGGGATTTCTTCACTATTGTAGAGCTGAGAACCTATTATTGGCATCCATTTTTTATCAGGGGGTAAGTCATTGGGAGGTATTAGTGCATGAAAGTGATTTCCAACGCAATCCAATTTCTTTAATTCGTCAACACTTTCAATATGGGTAATTTTTACTGGCTCAGGTTTTCCGTCTTTCCTACATAGAATGACGCACACGGTAGTGATCGCGTCAGGGAAGATTTCCTTCTCGTTGGAAAAGATAACTATTTGCTTAAGCAACCCCTTCTCCAAGAGTTGCCTTTTGATCTCTGTACCATAGCCGGTATTGAAAAATTCGTATGGCATGATAAATACCAGTCTCCCGTTCGTCTTTAGCTCATGTAGCGCTTTTACAAGGAATATCGAGGCAATGTTAGAATAGCCTGAGAGTCTCATTCCGAGTTGCTTTTCCAATATTGGCATAACATTATGTCTTGTCAGAAATTTCTGAAATCTTATGTATGGTGGATTGCAAATAATCGCGTCGTAATACTCAATTTCTGATTCGAGATAATCACCGTGAATAACCCTCAGATTGTCTTTGGGAGGAAAAGCAAGAAAATCCAACAGATGCCCGTCTATTTCATAACCAACAAAACTGAAGTGATCGTCCGTCTCAACTACCTTTATCGCTTCATAAAAGATACCAAAGCCAAACGCTGGATCAAGTATGGTACGTGGACGTTCTTGGATTACCCATTTTGCCATCATCCTAGCTACGGCGGTGGGGGTAAAGAATTGTCCATATTCCTTTCTATGAGAAAGGAAGGTGCTGGCCTTGTACTCTAGCTCACGCATTTATGATTTCCCTCGTGAAAACCTCATGGTCTAAATATACCCTTCCGCCACTGAATATTACATAAAACAACAGCCTTCCTCTTTCTGGTTCCTTCATTTCGGATTTATGTGATGGTATATCAATTTTCCCTCCATTGGAGCACCTTTGCTTCCATTTTTACCGTTCTCTAAGAACTTGAGACATGTATCATAAAGAAAACAGATCACCGTCACATTACTAAAAGCGTATCTCTTCCAATGTTCTGTATTAGAAGCTACAAACACCAAAACAAGAAACTCTGACCCGTGTTCTTCATGTACCTTGACACAACGAAAAAGCCAAATCTTGATGCTAGTACCATGTTCTTTACCCCTACCCTGTACGATGAGTTTACATATATCATGAGGTAATTCCATAGCTCCCTTAACCCATCATGTCGAGGTAACATGTATTCTACTTCAGCACCTATTATGAAATACTTGCTTGAACAAGGATCGAGTGCAATCCTACCACCAAAGACCTTTTTCACTGCCTCGACATACTTGGGAGGAGTACACCAGTCTTGATTTTTCGTCCAACAGTCATTTTAAGATCGTGCTTCAATTCTTGTCTCGAAGCAATTTTGATCTTCTTTCAATAAATAACAGTACAATACAATCATAACACAAAATTTACTTTTTGATTTTACTTTACTTTCAACTCTATATGTTTAAAAACTCAAAAGTGCTAGCGACTCTCTGATACTCCAAATCCAGTATTGCAAGATAACCTCTGGTATTTGGTCCTATGATTCCATCATCAATCAACTTTCCCATCTTCTGTATTTCTTTCACTTGTTCCTCAAAAGAAAGATTTGTATCCCCTTTTATCTGAGCTATTTTATTTACTATCTGTTTTTCTCTATCTTTTATCTTCGGACCCATCTCTCTCATCAAAGTTTCAAAAACTTCCATCCTATTGTTCAAGTCTCTACCTCTCCATTGAGTAGGTTGAATATGCCAAGCTTCTGCATGAGATGAGCTCCTAAAAGCCCTAGGATGTACCCTCCATCCGTAAGCTTTCAAATGTTCATCAAACTCTTTAAAAGTCATCTTCTTTCCTTCAATATATCCCAATTTCTCAGTATGATAATCCAATGCCATTCCTAAACCGTGTAAGCTAGTTCCTGGCCTAGCCGCAAGAGTAGGTTTTCTCTTTATCAAATCTATCTGAGTTTTAATAGTTCTCAAACCATCACTCACATAAATCTCTCCTCCTTGAGATTTCCAATCAGCTTGTGCCCTTAAAAAATTGTGAGCATATTCAGGCTGAAGAAAGGTCCATCTTTCAATTTCTTTTCTTCTCCAATCTAACATAAAAGCGGCAGTCGAATCAGGATGTTCAGTTGCATAATCTTCTTCTTCTGATTGACTCCCATAAATAGTCAAAATTACAATAGGTTCTATTGTAATTATCATACTTCCCCCTTTTTTTATTATATCAACCTTCTCAGTGTTTCTATTGACAGAAATTTTCACTCTACCTTCATTTTTTCCAAAAAACTTGCAAATTTTCTTCATTCACAAATCCTCATCATTAAAAGCTGTATTAGGAAATTCCCAACACTCACCAACTTCAATAACAAAAACAAACCTTGGACCTCCGTCACACACAACTAAAGCAGAATTAAGGTCTGTTTCTGTAACCAAAATCTTATCAGCTTCTTTCATAGTTCCAGCATTTAAAACCAGATATAGTTTATCACCTTTTTTAATTTCCATTTATCTACTCATATATCTATGAGGAATCCCATGATAACAAATTAACTGAGCAGAAAAAGTCTTTCGTGCTTTTTTTCTGAGAGCTTTACCATTAACCAATATATGAGTAGCTACAAACATCATAGCATTAAATAATTCCCACTCTGAAACTTCACTATTATCTCCAAATACCGTTTCCACGTGACTAAACAACTCATCTTTTTCTTCTTCCTTCATCTTATAATTTCCTATCTCCATAAAAGCATCATCTCTACTGATAGATTTGTTCACCATCTTTTTGAATTTTTTCAAATCAGTTTCTCTAAACTGATTAATACAAAAACTTATACTTTTCATTATATCGTCTTGTCCTACCATTTGATCTCTAGCTATTTTTACAAAAGGAACAAATGATACAAGACCATTCTCACAAACCTTTCTCCAAGAAAGAACATCAAATTTAATATCTTTAGCTACATCAAAAGTCAAATCAAAACCAAAATCAACTTCATCACCTTCAAACACTTCTTCAGTCATAGAAGTTCGATATGAAATTTCAATTTTTGAAGCTGAATCATTCATAGATATAAATTTATTTGAAACTGGAATATTACTTTCCTTTAGACAAGAATCTACTTGTTCCACAAACTCATAAGGTCTTATAAACTTAAAATCAGGTTTAGTGATAGCCACTAAAGATTCATTAATAGGAGAAAATATAGCCATTCTCTCCAAATCCTTCCCTGATTCTGTTTTCACAGGATCAAGTACAAACCCATCTGAAATTTCCTTTAGTTGTTCCATTTCGATAATCTCCATAATATTTCCTCCTTTTTTTCCTGATTACTTATTTTTATTCAGAACCCACAAAACCTCTGTTCGTGGTGCATGTTTAAAAGCACTACCTGCACCTTGAATCTTAGATGTTCTAGTTTTAGCAACAGCATTACATGCTGTTTTAATTTCAATTTTTTTCCATCCTGATTCCAAAAGTCTTTGATACAATGGTGTGTCATAACCTGATAATACAGCTTGCCCTTTTATTTTGAGCAGTATATCTATCAATTTTTCGTGATGATTATCATCTGTTTCATAATCATAAACATTTTTTTCTTTACGAGTGGATACTACATAAGGTGGGTCCAAATAGAACACGGTATTGTCCGTGTCCCAGTATTTTATAACATCCAAAGCATCCCGATTGTCAAGTTGCACGCGAGATAATCGATCATGCCAGGTTTCGAGCAAGTGCAATCTACCGCGCCATCTGTTTGATGTTCCACTCATCCCCCGATCCGTTGCAGTAATCGCCTTACCCCAATGACCTTCTGTTCTTGCTACACCACCGGCAAATCCCTGATTCTGTCTCACGAAACACGCCCAGGCCGCTGTTACCGAGTCACTATTATCAAGGTTTATTGTGAGGGCTTTGCGAAATTCATCCAGGCTGTAAAGTGTCCATGTCAACCTGTGAGCAAGCTCCTCGAATGTTTCCGGATTCTGAAGCACCCGAAACAGATTTATAATCTCTCCATAAATGTCGTTCAACACCTCCACCTTACGCGGCGGGTTTAGATGCCAGAAGATAGAAGCAGCTCCACAATACGGTTCAACATAGGGATAACCTTCAGGAATATAAGGAATTATTTTTTTAACCATTTGTCCTTTCCCTCCATACCACTGAACAGGAGACATGATCCTGTTCGGTTTTGGAATTTTTGAACGGATATGTTGTGAGATTTTTTCCATGTCAGTCTCGTATTATGATCCCAGTATTTTCCCGGTAACTCAACTCCTCCTGAACCTCGTCCAAAAGCTCGTCGTCATCAACGTTTTCCTCCAGCCACCACAAATAACTATCGGGAATATTCTGCAAACACTCACCTTGATGCTTGCCAAAATTCAACCGGACACTCCCGTCATCCTCACGATCAAAACGCCAGATCATTTTTCTCCCCCATATAAATGCTCTTGGGAAATACCCACAATCAATCCTTCAATCCCAGGTGGGATAATACCACCTTCAGGATGTTCACTCACCATCAAAACACCTCACTGCAATCCAGGCAACATCGCTTCCCCCGGCAAGTGAAAACACGCTTATGGTGCCGGCAACTCGATTGAATCGCCTCCAGCCTCGACCTGCATACCAACGGGAAGGGAACATAAGCCTTACACAACCACACCCCCACCTGTGTAAAAGTACACTGGCCCGATATCTCCTGAACCTCACAAAGGTCCCCAGCGTTCCAGGAACAATCGTTCACATCGCTCTCCAGGACCAGACCACTCGGCAATTTCATCTTCGTCAGCGGAGAAGAATCACGCTTACACACCATCAAACCCCTATCTGAAGCCAATCCCGAAAACTCCAATTCCACACCCTCCCAAAATACCCAAAACTCTCCAACTCATCCACCAAATCATAACAAACACTATTACACAAAAACTGAACCACATCCCAAACAACACCCCAAACTTCAAAACACTCAAACCCCGTGAGCACTATTATAGGTTTTATTCATTTCACTTTTTAGTAGTCAGGAACATTCTATTTATGTGTTTATCTATTTCTTTTATTTTCTTTACCATAATCATTCATTTTTCTACTTCCACAGGAGGAGGTAAAGGTTCAAAACTAGTACAATCTTCACATCTAAGCTCTAACTTATCTCCTTTAATTAAAGTTTCAATATTATAAATATGCTTTGCATCTCTTTCAATTCTGTGAGAACAATAAAAATATCCAGCAAAAAATGACAAAAAAGATATCAAGATAATCTCAACTATCCATCTCACATGATACATCATTAGCCTCTGAAAAAACAAAACTATTATATTCATTCAAATAATATTCTAGACAATCACAAGACTCTCCAACAAAAAGTGTTTTTTCACAAATAGAACATTGATAGTAAATTTCTTTTTCTTCAATCATAACATCACCTCCAATTGCTCAGAACTTATCTCCACAGAAGTAAGTCTTCCAAAAATTAAGACATTAACTTTACATTTATTATTTTTCACACCCGTTATCTCACCATCAAAACCTATAAAAGGACCTTCTTTTATTTTTACTTTAGTTCCTTTTTTAAGATTATCTAACTTAACAACCACTTTCTTATCTCTCATTGTATCCTTCATCCTTTTAATTTCTATATCATCAACTTCCAATGGTTTTGATCCATTTTTTAAAAAACCATAATTCTTTGATACATTTTTTATAAAATTTTGGACAGTTTTATTCATATCTAATTCAAGAAAAACATATCCAGGAGTCAAATTCACTTTTTTCTTTCTCCTTAAACCATCTTTATTTTCCATAATTTCAACAATAGGAACAAAAATTTCTCCAATATAATCTTCGAGTTTTTCTTTTTTAACTGTTTTATTTATCATTTCCTTAACTTTTTCTTCTGATCTTACACGAACATTAATTACATACCACTTCATCGCCTATCTCTTAAATTACTCGATTTATCTTCCCACACTACCACAGCTCTCATATCAGATATAGCTGAAGAAGTTCTGATTTCCACTCTTTCGTCCCTTGCTATAGGAATTTCCCCAACTAATGAGACCATTGATACTGTACCAGAACCAGCTTCTAATTCAGAATCATCACCATCATTACTAACAATAAAAATATTCCAGTTCTTATCTTCTGACCCCATAACCAAATCCAATCTTTTAATTATAACACCACTTTTATCCCCAGGCCATTCAAACCTTCCTTTACCAATAGTCCCATCAAATTGATCCCCTGCCGATACAGACTGTTCCAATCTATTAAACATTTTTTGACCTCCTTATAAAATTAAGACGTCTCTAACACATCTACAATCTGTAAAACTTTCACATCATCATCCCATAAATTCAACTCTTCTCTTACTGCCACTCTTGCTTTCTCACTAAGATTATTGATTTCATCTTCTCTAACATCAGAGATACAAAAACCTACCACAACACCTAATGCTATTTTCTTTTGTTGTACCTGTGACATAATCTTCATCCTTTCTCAAAATCTCATACTTTTTTCTTGTTCACTTTTCATTTTATATCCAACAGAAGCATCTCTTAAACTAGCAACTATAGTTGCCATCCTTGCTTCTAATTCAATAACTTTCTCATAATTCATCTTTTTTTCAAACTCAATTTTATACATTTCTTTACACATCCTTTTCACATCTTCCGAAATATCATCATCATTAAAGAAATCTCCCCATGTATCAAATTTATCAGTATCCTTTCTCAACATTCCTCTAATATCAAAGAGATATCTAATCTTTTCTTTTATCAGAATATCCCCAAATATTTTAGCTACACAATCATTAATATTTTCCTGAGTGTCTTTTAAACCTTTAACTTTAGCCCACTTTATAGCCCATTCTCTCCAATGAGTCATATAGCTCTTTTTTTCAACCTCTGAAAACCTTGTCAATCTTCTTTTCACTTCATAGGAAATAGAAGATAACCATACACTCTTTCTTATAACATCTTCCACCATCTCCTTACTCAAATCACCATAAACATCCAATATCATCCCATCCACATCAACAATAAGAGAATCCTTTGAAACATTTACTTCAACCTTCATATTAATCTCCCTCTAATTATATTATTGTTTTGTTTGAAAAATTTAAAACTTTATAAAAAGGGAGAGGAGATATATTTTAGGTTGATCTCCTCCCCCTTATCCTTTAACTACTCACTTTCCTTGGATTCAAAACCAGAGCTGTTTTCACTATCAATAAGATAAATCTTTCGATCTTTAAGTTTTACTCCTTTCTCCACATCTTCGCCTAGTTTTCCCTGCTTCTTCGCTGTCCTCACCACCAACATTGCACCAGACTCACCATACCCCAACTCATCAGTAAAAGCCTTAATCTCTGCTCTGGTAGTACCACGTTTCAACATCTCAGTAACCTTTTGCTGTATGTAACCTTTAGGCATTCTCTTAACATTTCTATGATCTGACTCAGATGAATCATCTTTCTTAGTTTCCTCTTTAACATCGGACTTTTCAATTTCCATTTGTGTTATCTCCTTTTGATCCAAATTTTTCTCTAACCCTTCCTCTAGTATAACTGAAGATTCTGTAGTTACACCTGTCTCTGAGACTTCTTCCTCTTGATCCTTTACTGTACTATTTTCAAGCTTATCTTCCATTTCTAACTCTCCTTTTTGTTCTTTCAATTCTTGTTCTTCTCTTTTCTCATCAAAAATCTCTCTTTTTTCCGCTTCATTCTTTTCTTTCCATAGACCACAAGAGACTCTTATAATACAAGCCACACATTCTGGATCACGATCATCAATGTAACTAAAACAACTCGGAATATCTGATTCTGCAACCGATCTACCCCATTCCGCCTCTTTGACTTTGATATTATCTCCATCAACTTCTTTAATAAACAATAGTTTTTCAATTTTTTTCATTTCTCCCTCCTCTAGCTTAATTTCAAAGTCTATTCTTTTCTACAATATCACATAAATCCATTAATTCCCCAAATAAATCTTCATTATTCCTCAATTCATCAACAAAAGCCTCCTTTCCCTGATATGATATCTCCTTAAACTTAACCCATGCTCCTGAAATTGTAACTATTTCTTTAGATATAGCAAATTCAACAAGATCAGAATAAGGACAGTAACCTTTTCCAAACATCATATCTAAAGTAGTAACTCCAAATGGAACACCAAACTTATTTTTAACTACTTCAATTCTTATCTTTTTACCAAGAAGATTCTTATTTTTATCCATTATCATTTTTATAGTTTTCAACTCCAATCTATGACCAGCATAAAATTTTAAAGAATTACCTCCCGAAGTTTTCTTTCCCCCACTCCCAAACTTAGTAATCCTATCTCTTGTCTGATTAGAAAAGACAACTATAGAGTTTTGATACTTTCTTAAAATAGAAGGTAAGTTCATAGACATCAGCAGAGCTACAGGACCAAAGTTAGCTTGTCCTGTATCTACTTGATTTTCCGGGATAAGAGCGGGAACAGAATCTACAAAGATTAGACTATCCTCCTGACCATATTCATCAAAAAACTCCCTTAACTTATCATAAGCTTCCTCTCCTGAAGCTGGACGAGCGTATTTTAATTTGGATAAATCAAGAAAATTTTTCAAGTATTCCTTAGTTGTAGAATGTTCAGCATCTAAATAAAAAGAGTGAAGCCCATCCTTTTGAGCTTTAGACAAAAGTTGTAATCCTAAAGTAGTCTTACCATCACTTTCTTCTCCAAAAACTTCAACTATTGAACCTATCACTAAACCACCGCTAGTTATTTCATCAAGACTTTTTAATCCAGTTGAAAACTTTCTGGTATCAGGCAAATCTATAGCAGTCTTTATGCTCATTGCATCCTCCATATTTTAATTATGGACTTCAAGAGTCTCTAGAATCACTTTACCAATTTATTTTTTTCTTTGTTGAATTTTTACTATTACTTGTTGATTCTCCACCTTTCAATCCTCTTCTTTCTTTTCTTGCTTCAGATGCTTTGTTAACATCATCCATACTCATCTTTATCAGTTCTTCCTTAACTGGATTAATATGATTAGATTCATCCTGGAGATATGATAAAATTTCATCACTCAGTTCCTCCGGTTCTGTACCCTCCACCTCAACTGTATAATCAGAATACCTAACTCCTTTTTTCGTATCCTTAGTTATTCTGGTTATCCTTTTATCCCAAAACTCAACATCAACTTTGAACTTTGACCAAAGACCATTATAAATTGCTGTAGGTCCAATCAAAATTTGAACATAAGGTCTATCCTCACCTTCATCAAGTTCTCTTTCTCCTATCAGTTTTTGATAGTCAAAAACTTGAAATAAATATCTAGTAACACGCTTTTCATTTTCAGCACAAAAATCACACTCACCTTTTTCGATTTCCTTACCCAAAAACTTAGAATAATAATCAGCCATCCCTGGTTTACACACCACAAAGTATGTATCTTTACCTCCCATTTGATTTGGGATTACGATATAATGTCCTACTACAGCCGCTTTGAAATCCCAATCATCCTCACTATAATAATCAGAAAATAACTCAGGACAAACAACACCAGGTCTCCACAATAAAATTATAATTCTATTATCAAAAACAGAACCTTCTTTATTTGGGAGCATCCTGTAAAGAGAAGATTTACCTATCATGTTTGAGGATGATTCCACAATCTCACTTTCTTTTTCCAATTTTTCTTTCCTTTTCTTCATTCTTTCATCCATAACTTTTCCTCCTTTTTAAAGTTTGATTTCATAGTTTAGATTTACACCATTTCTACTCACAATACAATTTAGAGATACTTTAATTTTTACACCCTCTCTCTATCATAAACATCTCCCCACTTCTCACACACTTCTATATCTATAGGAGTTTTCAATCCATCCACAACCTTTTCTGACTGCTCTCTTACTATATTACAAAACTCCCTAATTTTCAATTCTTCAACTTCCCAAATCATTTCATCATGCACCTGCATTAAAAAAGTTGCATCTATTCCAGCATCCAAAGCCGCTCTTTTAATTTTAACTATGGAAAGATCACAGATATCAACTGCCACACTCTGAATAGTGAAATTGAAAGCTTCTCTTAACTTTGACGCAACCGCTTCATGATCCGAACCATAAAGCATATACATCCGATTAAGACCTGGAAATCTCCTTCTCCTTCCAAAGATATTGACCACATACTCATTTTCAATCACAAACTCATAAACTTCTCTTATATGATCTCTTACTCTTGTAAATTCTTCAAAATAAGCATTAATAAAAGATTGAGCCTCATCCTCAGACCTATCTATCTTCTTAGCTAAGGACATAGCTGTCAAACCATAAAGAACCCCAAAGTTCACCTCCTTCCCATCTTTTCTCTCTTTAGGATATTTTTCTTTAACTTCAGATTCATCACAACTCAAACCAAAAACTATCTTTGCAGTTCTAGAATGAATATCTCCTCCCTTTTCATACACTTCCAACATAATTTCATCACCAGAATTAAAAGCCACAACCCGTAACTCTATTTGAGAAAAATCTGCTATCACAAGTTTCTTATAAAATCTTGAGAGAAAAGCATCTTTTAACAATTTCCCCCTTATCAAATTTTGGAAATTTGGGTCTCGTGAACTTAACCTTCCAGTTCTGGTACCGTTTGGAAGAAGCTTTGTTCTTAAAATACATTCATTATCAATTTCCACAGCTCTATCAATAAAACCATCAAAAAAAGTTCTTTCTTTTTCTTTTCTTCCATACTCCACCATTTTCTCAACAAAACCTGTATCATCAACCTTTATAAGAGATTCCATTACTTCTTTATCAGTTGATATCTCTTTAGACTTCTTTGTTCTCTTTTGTATACTCTTATCTAAACCCAAGTCTTTCAGAACTTTCCTCACTTGAAGATGACTTCTCGGATTAAACTCAGGATTATTAGTAAAATCTTGTAGAAATTTTTCTATATCTTTTAAATATTCTTTATATTCTCTGCTTTTTCTTTTTATATAATCCATATCTATTTTAAAGCCTGTAATTTCAGCTTCAAGCAGAACAAGAATAAAACCTAAATACAATTTCTCATAAAGCTCCAACACTCCTTCTTTATTTGCTAAATCTCTAAGTACAAACCATAATTTCCTTGTGATATATGAATCAGCACAGTTGTACCTGCTGGATATAAACCAACCAACACTCTCTATCTTTCCTTTTTTACCAACACTATTAAGTTCTCGTTCATATTTCTGAGTATCCATGTCTAAATATCTATCAGAAGCAAACTTCAACTTTTGTGTTCTGTTTTCATCAAGAAGATAACACAAAATCATAGTATCCTCAAATGAAGTATTGAAAGGATTAGGATATCTTCCTAAAATCCTCCATACCATCTTTAAATCAAACTTAGCATTATGAAGAATCTTTATTATCTGCTCATCAAACAAATCAGAAAATAATTTCTCAATCTTTTTCACAGTTTTATCTGAATATATCCAATTACTCTCATCTTGTAATCTAAAAGCATAAGTATAATCCGTATTAGCACAAAAAGAAACCGAATACAAAGAATCTACAAAAGGATTCACATCTTCATCATCATCCCCTGCAATTTTTGATGTTTCAAAATCAAAAGCTACAACTTTACTCTTCTCTATATCTTTATAAACACAGTCTATAACTTCAAGAGTCTCAACTTCATTTTCAGAGACAATGAAATTCGTGTTCCACTCTTCATCATAATGCTTTAACATTAAATAAAATTTTACTCCTTTATTTAATTTTATCATATTATTTAAGAATTACATTTTTAAGATTTATGCTCGGTAGGAGAATCGAACTCCTGCTACGAGATTGAAAATCTCGTGACCTAACCACTAGTCTAACCGAGCAACTATTACAACCCCTTTTTTTCTTTTAAGTGCCCGGACCCGGAATTGAACCGGGACGGGATAACTCCCAAGAGATTTTAAGTCTCTCATGTCTACCTATTCCATCATCCGGGCATTTCTAAATCTTCCCTCGATTAAGATAATCCTAATTCCTTTATCAATATATCATCTTTCATATTTTCAATTTTATTTTTATTATTATAAAAAACAGTTATTTCCAAGTCATTATCAGACATAAAAAGAGTAGTATCTCCTACCACAAATCTAGAAAAATTCATATTACTAATCACATGAATAAAACAATAAGGAATTTCAATATAGATATCTTTCATATCTTCTTTCAGAACAACAGAAGCAAATGAGTATCTACTTTCTTTTGTACTATACAAAACACCATTAACAAAATAGTAATTAGCCCTGCCCCAATCAAAAGTCAAACCTGATGGAATTTCCACACTTTCTCCCACCTCCCAAACAGGAAGTTGAATTTCTCTTACTTCTTCCACACATATATGAGCTTTTCTTTTATCTTTTCTAAACTCTATAAAATCATCAAAGACTTTTTTTCTAGCTGATATAATATCTATAAAACCACATATTTTCATCAAAGAACCCAAATTAACCTTATAACCTAAATTGTCTGTGTACCCTAAAGAAGAAAATCCATCATCACAATCATATAACAACCCTTCCATACGATTTTTATCAAAGCATAAAAAAACATTCTGAGATTCCCAATGAACACAAGAGTTGGAGGTAAAAGATATAATAGAGTTAAACCATTTTTTAAAAGTATCTTCCTTCATTTCAATTCTCACTTTAGAGCTTTTTTACTAATTCTATCACTATTTTCTTCATTATCTTTCTGCTTATCTAATTTTTTCTTTTGCTTCTCCATATCCTTCATTATCTTTCTTACTTCATCCTCATTAAGAGGTCTCAATAAAACATCCTTGTTCGTAACTTTTCTAACTTTCAAAAATCCTTCTCTAAGAAAAAATACTTGACCAGGATGAAATCTTTTCAAAAGTTCTAATTTTGAAGGTGTTTGATAATCAGATTCTTTTTTCTCATTTTCTTTCTCAAGTACAGTTTCATCTCTTTTCTTAACTTTAATCTCATCCATCTTTCTTCTCCTCTCTCGTCAACCATTCTGGCATGTTCTCTTTAACCCATTCCAAAGCATTAACTGTTATCGTATTGCCTGTTTTTTCACAAACCCACGGAACATAAGTTTTTTTAACAGATTCAACAAATTTATCCCAGGCTTGTTGAATTTCAAGATCATCATAAGGTATATCGGGAAATTCTCCATTTCGATGATCCCCATATTCCTCATCCAATCGGTCGTAAATATTTTCAATAACCAATTCCTTATCGTTATTAACTCCACCACTTATTTCTATATTCACTCTCTTATATTCATAAATTGTAATATCACCTATTTCTTCTATTGGTGTTGGATACATCTCATCAATAATCCCTTTAATAGCCTCGTCGGAATTATTAAACCTAAGTTTATCTCTATCGTCTTGATCCCAAAAAATATCACTTTGTTTTCTCGACATGATTCATCATCCTTTAACAAAACAACAAGTTTTGACAAGTGTCTTTGATTACTGAATCTTAGATTCAACAGTCAAACTTCCCATCTTCTTTAGTAACTACAATAATCATAGACCTACCTAGTTATATCCAGTATTCTTGTCTTATTGTAAAATTTTATCCTTCCAAATTGGTAAGTTTCTCATCTATCAAGGCCAAAACCTTACTCATACTTAATCCCCAAATCACTTTATCATAAAACCTTGAAGGATTGATAGCCTCCATTTCCTCCAGGTACTCCTGTTTCAATTTTAGAAGCTCCTTTCTATCTTTTTCAACCGCTTTGTTTTCTATCTGTATCTCAATCTTCATTATCCACCTCCATCATTCTACAAAGTACTTAACCTCAAACCCTTTTTGACTAGATACCATCATCATATAACAAGTTTAATTCTACAACAGACAAAAACTTTTCCTATTACCTGCTTCTTGTATTTAAGATACACAAGGTCACGTTCCCACTTATCCACATACTCAATTCTTCTCCTGTGTCTGTAAATCACTTAATCATCTCCTTTGCTTTGTTTTTCAGTTTCACCCATCATAACACAATAACAACTTTTTGTCAAGTAAAAAATACAATATCTCTCTTATTCGGTGAAATCAATCACTAACAAGATGCTCAAACATAGAATCCATCTCATCTGATAATCTCATCTTAAAAAGTCGCATAACTAACCTGATCTCTTGAGCAGATACCTTATCATAACGCATCACTAAAGGATTCATCCTCAAAAGTCCACCTGCATACTCAGTCCTATTCTGATTCAAAGCAATTAGATTATCTGTAGCTTGCACGATCACAGCAGACCTACCAAGATCATCTGGCCCCAAAACTTCTTTGCTAACAGACCCCATCTTACTCTGAGCCGCTGACACCACTATATACCCCTCTTGACTCAAAGTTACCAAATCCCAAGCTAAATCTCCCTGTTCGATCCAATCATCACCATACTTTTTAGATGGACGCATCAAGTTCAAATAATCAACTATCACAACATCAAAAAATATACCTTCCTTTTTCAACTTCTCAAGCTCATTCTTTATTTCAGGATATCCTACCTTTTTAGGAGTAGCTTTCATAAAGTAAACTTTACCTTTCACATTCCTATAAACTTTCTTCAATAAATTTTTCTCTTTCTCATTCAAATCTTTGTAAAGACGATTATAAGGTATTCCTGAAATACAGCTATCATATCTTTTTTCCCATAACTTTTGTTTTCCTTCATAATGAACTTGAAAAACTGAGTAACCCTGAGCCAAAGCAACAGCACCCACGTTTGTCAAAGTTATACTCTTGTATCTCTTAAAAGGAGCCATAAAGATAGTTACAGTACCATTGCTCATCTCTATCTGCTCATCAAATAAACTTATTCCTATCTTCAATACCTTTTCTTTTTCCGCTTGATAAAAATCTATCCTTTCATCAACTTTTTTATCAGAACTAACATCCCATACTCTTACTGGAGTTATCTTACCTTCAGCCACATTTTTCAACTCAGAAGCTAGAACAGAAAGGTCTCTAACTTTATCAGCATCATAATCGCTATTTCTGATTTCATCCAGAACACTTTGTGACATAAAATTACCCACCCAATACTTATTAAAAGAAGCATCACCAGACAACTCAATTTCTGATGCTTTCCTCATGAACAAATTTATATCTTCTCTGTCTTTGAATTTCTCTCTAAGAAATTCAATTTTAACTTCATTGAATACTTCCCATGATTCCAATATCTTTTCAATTATATTATTAACTAGTCTATCTCTAAATTTTATCCTTCTTAAGTAACTCTCATAAGAAGGAACTATTGTATCAGAAAACAGAAGTATTCGAGCAATAAATTCATCATACATCTAAACCCTTTCCTTTAATACATATAGTAGGCCCGGAGGGAATTGAACCCCCAACCCCAGGATTAGAAGTCCTGTGCTCTATCCAATTGAGCTACGAGCCTTCAAAGGACCAAGAATATCATTAATCTCATCAACAATCATCTCTCCCGGATCACCGTAATCCAATCTCACATCCCCCATCTTAAAACCAAACATTTCACCATAATATCTCCAATCGTTATAAATCTTATCCTTAACATCACTATCAAAAAATAAAACTACTTTTTTTATGTTTTCATTACTTGTTGCTATCCTAGCCAATTTCAAACTTTCTCCTGACAATCCTAGAACAGCTAAAACATTGAAACCAGACAACCACACCTTAAAATAATCAAAAACTCCTTCCACAAGAACTACATAACCACAATCTTCAAGTTTCCACTCTCCATACAAATACCTTTCACCTTTATATCCCCTACTCATGTAATATTGCTTATCTGAAAGTTTTCTTCTTACATTTCCAATATACTCCTTTTCAAAATTCCAAACTGGAAAATACAACCCAGTTTCCTTCCCAAGCCATGTACGTTTAATTCCAAATTCTGTAACTAACTTTCTATATGACTTAATATCAAAACCCCTTGAGAGAAAATAATCAAGAATCTCTTGATTAGTTTTTGAAACTTTTATTTTTCTATTCTTTCCAACTTCAACATAGTTTACTAAGGAATTTTCATATCTATCTATAACCCCAAGTTTCTTTAACAGATACCCAAGATTGCCTCCTCTTTTACATTCCCCAAAACAATACCATGATCCCTTAACAAAGTTTATATAAAGTGAAGGATCAGTATCATTATGAAAAGGACATAATATTCTAAGCTGGTTTCCAGCATTCTTAGCTTTCAACTCTGGTTTATTCTTTAGAACTTCTCGATATTGACTCCACGAACGCATCATCTTTCCTCAAATTATTCAACCTACGACATTCATTTATCAATCTTATAAGACCTGTAACATACTCACCTCTAAATACAAGTACTAATTCTCCAGACCTAACCATACACTCAATCTTATCCAAATCTTCATCTGAAAGAGGTGTCTCATCAAACTTACTCTCACCAAAAAGAGTAATCAAATTCTCCATCCTGTTCTTTCCTTTTTGCCTTTACCTTTTATTTTTCTAAAAATCCCTGTTAGTTTATTTCCATCAAAATCTAAAATTTCAGACAAATTCAAATCTTTTTTCAGAATTGAATAGTCTTCCAGAAGTAAAATCGAGGATAAGATTTTTTTCTTTCTCTTTTCCAGATGCTTGTATACACTTTCTTCTGCATTATATTCAATCACCATCAAATCAAAAAATTCTTCATCAGAATTATAACTCGTTAGATTACAACATGTTATTCTAAAGTCTTTCTTCAAGAAGCAATATATCAAAAAACTAGACACCAAATCAAGATCATCTCCACATAAAACTATCCCTAAACCCTTTTCAATGAACTCTTCCCAGTTATCTAAAGCCCAGTCCCAGTATTCTTTCCCCTCAATGATTTCAACAACATTATCTAAATTTCCTTCAAGAGCCATCATAAGAAATTCTCTTGAAAAACCTCCATTTTTCAAAGATAACAAAATTCTATATTTATTCACGCAAGAACACTCAATATCATCTACAAAACCTTTTCCTTGACAAAGATTACAATTTCCAATTACAGTCTTTTCCAAATCTCTAATCATAACTTCTCCCAATTGACTCTTTTGCAACCACACCATCATTGACTCTGTAAACTACAACATATTTTTTCTCTTTACTAACCTTCAAAACATCTTTAAACTTCTCATTTTTCAATTCCTCTTCTGGTATCTTAGCTTCATTGATAATCCACCAACGTTTCCTATCCCCATTCAAAGATATGTATTTTTTGATTCTTGCACCACGAGATTTATATTTATCAAATTTCTTCACAAAATCAGTCAACGAAGGCACTAGTTCCTTTTCTTGAAACCATTCATCATTCAAATAAACCCAAAATATTGAAATCATTGTTGAATATAAATCTTCCTCTGGAGTAATCTGAACCAGTTTTTTTAGCATACTGCTTTCCTGAACTGAAATTCTATACTTGGAATCATAACACTTTTCAAACAATTCCACCCAAGCTCTTTCAACTTTTCTAACCTTAGCAGAACTAGATTTTTGAATCTTTTTTTTATGAACTTTCATTTCTTTCTTCATTCTACTTTTATTCAACTCCCTGGTTTTATTTTTTACTGTTGATTTTTTATCATTTTTACTTTCCGTTTTTTCGTTTTTTAAACTCAATTTTTTTAAACTATCTTTTTGAAGTGACAAACTAATTTTTTCTAAAGACAAACTTTGTTTTTGTAGTTTAAGAGATTTTTTAATTTTTGATGTAGTTTTTATCATTTTTAATCTCCAAAACTTTACTAACAATTTCCCATTGCTATATACGAATATCCAGATATCCAGGTATATATAATATTATATTTATATATTAAATTTATAATATATATTAATTTCTGTATGTATATTATACTTTTTTTAAATTCCATGATTTCTTCTAAGAAGAAGAAATCATAGCGAGCTACGCTCGCAACCCACTGTTTTTTCAAGAGAAAACCATACTTCATTTTTTTTCATTGTTTCCTAAAGTTTTATTTTTCTTTTGAAGAAGAAGATTACCCTGTTCTTTGATTAACTGATTTAGATTGATTTTTCTTTCTATAACCTCATCAACCATTTCTTCAACTGAAGTACCTTCAATTTTCATCTTGAGATCAATAAACAAAACGGGTTTAGTATTAACCCTGTCAACTCTCATAACTCTATCTTTAGACTGTATCCATTGAGCATAGCTAAATGGTCTATCTAAATAAACAACTGTACCAGCTTCCTTCATAAAGTTAACCCCTATTGATCCTTTGGCTAAAGTAGAAATCAACACTTTATAGTCACCTTCAAACTTTCTTCTCACCTCTTTGTCATCACTTCCTCCTTTAAACACAACCGATTTTATTTTTTCCTTATCTAAACTTGACTTAAGCATATCTGCTGAATCTCTAAATATAGTCCAGACTAAAATTTTTTCTTTGGTCCCATTTATAATATCAACTAAAGCGTTGTATTTTTCTGATGCTAGTTTATCTATTCCTACTAAACTAGGATTATTACAAAACATTATCCCATTTATAATTCTTTCAAGAATAGTATCATCTTCGTTGTTTATTATTTTATTATATTCTCTAAGCATATCATCTGACATATTTATATGAATAACTTTATCAACACTTTTTATCTCTCTTATACTTGATCTATCTTTTCTAATACTTGTCTTATTTAATAACCTAGATAGCTCTTCTTCATTTTTTACACAATCAGGAACTCTCAGTTTCCTTCCATTCTTTATATAAATTTCTTTCCATTCTAAAAAATATTCCTTAAAATCACTATACTTTATAAAATTTACTCCAAAAGCTCTTCGTAAAAAAACATAAATATCCAGAACTTCCTCCATAGGAGTACCACTTAAAAACCAAATGTGAGGAAATTTCCCTGAACTATATATAGATTTGCTACTTACTTTTCCAATATTGAAACTTTTGTAGTTTCTTAACTTTCCTCTTATTAACTTTATAACTGCTCTTGTTCTTTTACTAGATATATTTTTTATAAAATGACTCTCATCAATTACAATTACATCAAACTTTTGTTTTGAGAGCTTCTTCATTACTTCACTTTCGATCACTTCATCCTTTTTAGGTACTTTTCTATCAATCAATTTTTCATAGTTTACAATTACAATTTTTTTATCATCCAAATATGAATCTTTAGTTACTTCATGAGCTTCTTCATTTATAAATTTTTCAAACATTAATTTCCATTCATAGGTTACAGTATTTGGTGATATCACCAGGCATCTACAATTTTCTATATGATCCAGAAGCATTTTATAAGCATAAATAACTTGAACTGTCTTTCCCATTCCCATCTCAAACCATAATCCCCAAACTCTATTCATAAGAAGAGATAAAACTCCTCTTTTCTGCACTTCATAAAGTTCCCCGTTGAAAAACGAGACATTTTTCAATGAGAAACTTGAATTATCATTCTTCAATCTATCTATATTTTTCTCTCTCTCCATTATAATATTTATAAAATTTTCAGAATAATAGTCAGCAATATCAGCAGTATGATAACCTATATCTTTTAACTTATTAAAAAGCTCTGTAAGATTATACCAAGCTACAGATACAGTAGTTCCAATCACCTTCATAGAACACAACTCACCTAAACAATCTATCTCATCAAGAGATAAACCTTTTACCATAATGTGAGAATCTATAACTTCAAAATTAAGAGAGTTCTTCATACCACAATCTTTTTCAGATACGTCAAGAAGTTTCATTTAACAAACTGTTTTCCTTTAAATAACTATAAATTATTGAGATTGCATCATAGATGTGTTCACACTCTTTACGATAAATTGATGACAAATCAGAATCCAGCTTTATCTTTTTAGATACAGATAAAGCCACTTCCAACTTAGAAGAATTACCTTTTCCCGTTATATTCTTCTTTACTTTACTTGGAGGTATTACATCTATATTATAACCCACCTCTTGTAAAAAATTTAAAACAATTCCATTAATCATACCTAATTCAAAAAGTGCATTCCCTTTTGATCCAAAAGACAACCCCTCAAATAGAATCAGGTCTGGATTCCACATTTTCACAAAAGAATAGATATGATCTCTTACTTCTCTAAATCTTTTAAACTTCTCTGTTTCTTTCAACTTTACATCAGCATATCCTACTTTAGATATTAACCTAAACTCCCATAACCCATCTTCCCATTTAACTAGTCCTATGTTATTAATAGACAAATCTATTCCTACAATAATCATAAATTCATCTCCTCCTCTATATCATTAATCTACAACTGCTATAAGGTCTTTTTTCAACATTCTATTGAGTATGTCTACCACATCTTGAACCATTATTTCTTTCCTCAGCATTTCTTCCCTCCGTGTTTATACCCACGCTTTCTATTTTTCTCACACTTTTTTAGGATGACGTCTAAAAGATCAATATCCATTGCTTCACAAGTATCCATAATCCTGATAATTGTATCAGATAGCTCTTCTTTGAAGTTCTCAAAATCCTGATGTCTGTAAGCTTCCATAGCTTCTGCAATCTCAGTAACCATGAGCATTAACCATCTTGGAACTATGTCTATATCAACATCAAATCTATGTTCACAATTAGGACAAGACATCCTTTTCCGTCCTTTAAACGCTTCCTCTGATAAAGGATCATTATCATGAAATCCATTATCACAAGCTATTCTATAACATTCATCTTGTAATTTTCTATATTCTTTAGTATTAACCATTCTGGTATCCCTCCCATACATTAGTTTTCTTTTTCATTCTTCTTTTCTTCACCAATATCATAATCAATATCTTTTAAACTCACATAAGGAATACCTAATTCATTTCTAAATTGTCTGATTCTTTCTCTGCTATATCCATAAGCTCTAGCTATCTGTGCGTTAGTCATAAAAGGAAAAACAGCGGCTATTCTTAAAAGTCTATTTTGTTTTTTTAGTTTCAAAATTTCATATTTCAAATATTTATTTTTTTCACTCAACCTCCAAGGAATACCTCTCTCTCTAAACCAACGAGAAGCAGTAGACCGGCAAACTCCGTACTCCTTCATCACTTCTTGTAAAGTTTTATTCTCCAATTTATCTACAGAAGGTATATTTTCTTTTTTCTTTCTCATTCTAGGATAATCCTTGATATTATATTTTGCTCTGAGATTATTTATATTGCTACTAGATAAATCATATTTATCACTCATTTGTACAGTATTTAATCTCTTTAAATCTTTTATCAATTCTTTTTCATCTACATCTTTTATACTCTTACTCTTTTTCATTATATTTACCTCCAACTTTTAATAAACTTACAGGAGTAGTACTCAAACCCACACAATCAAAGAATAGATGATGCTTAATTATCTTCAAGCAACTTCTATTTCTTCAATATTTATTTTTTCCATTGCAAATCTTCTTTTTTACTTCTCTACAAAGCTTAACAACGTATTGATACTGTAACATATCTGGTGCTACCTGAGCCCCAGTTGCTTCAGAACGATCTATTCTTTCTCGTTCCATCTCTAAAACAGCTTCGACAATCTCTTGATATCTTTCTTCTCGTTCCTGATTAATTGTTTTAACACACTCCTTATCCATCACAACATTCCCATTTCTCTTTACTTTCTTTCTTAAATTTATTTCTTCATCAGTTAATTTTTTATTTTCCTTTTCTAATTTTGTATTTCAATTTTTGAACACCCATCCTTCTTCTCCATAGTTATAATTTGATTCCAGTCTAAACCTGACTTGATTTCAGAATCGTGTGTGACCATAAAAATTGACTTTCCTTTAAGAATCCCTTCATTCTTCTCATTCTCTAAGAGATTCATAATTAGATTTCTATTGGATTCATCTACCATGCTAAAGACCTCATCAAAAGCAAGAAAGTTTATGTTTTGAAGAGTCTCCCCCATAGCAAGAATAAGAGCCAAAGCTACTAATTGTTTCTCTCCTCCTGAGTATGCTTCAATCGGAGTTTTGCTTTTACCACCACCCTCTACAAAGAGATTGATCTTACGCTTGAAGTCATCCAAACTACCATGAGTCTTAGACCCTTTCTTCTCCTCAAGAACATCAAGCCAACATCTCAACCCAAAAGGAGACAAGATATTTTCCATCTTATCATTGACTCCCTCTATCATCATCCTCAATTTCAAAATTGATATCTCCTTAAACCCTTCGATCCAAAAGTTATACCCTTCTACCTGTTTCTTTGTTTTTTCAATTTTCCTGTTTAACTTTTTAACTGATTCTTCAAGTTCTTTTTTCTTTTCTACTTTCTTTTGATTACTCTTTATTCTCTCATCCAAAGACTTCAATTGAGATTCTAAAGCTGAAGCTTCATTTTCTATCTTTGATATATCTTTAAGCTTTTCTCTTTCTTCAACAATATCATCCTCCAATTTTTGAAGTTTAGCTGAAAGTTCAGAAACTTTACTTTCCAAGACTTTTATCTCTGATAATACACTCTGTTTATCATTCTTCAATTTTTCAACATGATTCACAACTTCAACCTCAGTTATTCCCTCTAATTCATTGAATTTGATATTTATTTTTTTAAGTTTTGATTCCTTAGTCTCCAGGTCATCTTTTTCTTCCTTTAATTTTTCTTTTATTTCATCTTTCCTTTTGTTAATTTTTGCACCTTCTTTTTCATTTTTATCAAACTCACTTCTTAATTTTTCTCTGTATTTCTCAAGGTCTTCTCCGGTCACAAAACTCCCACACCTATCACAAACCCCCTCTTTAACCTTATCAACATCATGAATAATACCTTGTAATTCTTCCATCCTACTCCAATAATAACTGTACTTACCTGCAAGCTCTTTACTTTCAATATCAAGTCTATCTATCAATTTCTTTAGATCAGTAATCTCTTTTTCAAGAGAAGTTATCTCTTCGCTTTTTTCTTCTCTCTCTTTAAACTTCTCAAGAATACTCAAATCTTTAAGTATCAAATCTTCAATCTTATTTTGATCTATTTTAAGTTCTCCTATTCTTTCCTTATACTTGTCTCTATCATCTCTAATCTTTCTTATCTCGTTTTCTTTACTCTGCACCTGTTCCTCAATTTTAAACTTATCCGCAACTTTCACCAAAAGAGAGTCACGATTCATTATAGTATCTTTCTTTCTCTTTGTCAAATCTTTTATTTCATCCTCCAACCCACTATATCCTGATAGTTTCCCTTTATTCTCCATCTGCTCTTTCTCAAGGTCTTGGACAATCTGTTTCTTGTCCTTCTTCTTCTCTCTAGACCTCTCAGAAGCCTCTATGATTTGATTGACCCCAAACACCTTGGAAAGTATTCTCAAGCGATCTGAGGAGGTTCCGTAAAGCAGAGTCAAGGTATCTAAGCTCATCTGAGTCAGATAAAAAGAGTTCACAAACTGTTCATAGTTGAATCCTAAAAGATCACTGAGATAAGAACCTGTTTCCTTACCTGTAACTACTGTTTTATCATTTCTCTTTAGAACCCATTCAAGTTTTCCACTTTCTCTCCTATAAATCACATTATACTGATTTTCTCCAATATAAAAAAACAAATTTATATACCCTTTGTTCAATGATTCATTAATAGCCTGATTCTTTCCAATTGTAGGAGATTTATCAAACAAAGCCAAAGTTATAAGATTCAAAAAAGAAGATTTTCCCGATCCATTCCTTCCTGTTATTAAATGAAAACCTTCTTCAAAGTTATAATTATAATTATCTTTTCCAAATCCGTAGATTCCTGACCAATTTATATTTTTAAGTTTTATCATTTTTCTTATCGTTTACAATTATTACACCAAACATCAAACCCACTATAAAACCAATTAGCACATTCAAGAGCATGTCTCAAATCATCCAAATCTATGTCATGATCTTCAAATACTTCACCACAGATATCACATTCTGCTATCCAGTAGTATTCACTATTGACAGAATGATAACCAGGGTATTCATCTTTACATTTTCTAAACCCCATATCTAATATCCCCCTCAATCAAAATTACAAAGATTGAATCCCTAACTCACCTTTATTTTCAAGAAACTTCTCAGCTATATCCTCAAAAATCACAGGAATACATTGATTAAATTCACTTAAAACCCCAAGCATCAACTCTCTTATTTGAGGATGAGCAGTTTTTGCACATCTCATATTAAAAATATGCCTCCATTCTCTAAGATTAGCTGTATGCACAATCTCAGTTTTAAGGTCTATTGGTAATACTCCTCTAGCAAACTGAGGTTTCATACCTCTCATAATAAGTTGTTGATAAGAAATCTCAGCATTAGCCATAGCTTTCATCCATAGATATTCCTCATCTGTCCATTCACTATTGAGTTTAATAGGTGGAGTGTTCACAAATGTCTCATAAACTCCAGGTTCCAGGTTTTCACTCCAAGGAGGAATAATAAATTTCACATGGTCATTTCCATAGTTGCAATATCTAGTTGATTCTTGAGAATATGAGCATAATCTGTGTCTTACATCCTCATGAGTCATTCCTCTATTACTTATAAATCTCACAGTAAGACCAACATGCTCAATTACAGAAAGATGTCCTCTTCTCATAATACTTTTTACAAAATTTTCAGTTTTTTCCCAATTAAGTGTAGGATTCTTCTCTTCACTTTTGTAACATGTTCTCCCTGCCGATTCAATAAATTGAAGTATCTGTTGACCGTAGTCACGAGTTAAAACACCACCACCAATTCTTTCAATCTGAAAAGACTGTCTAACAAGTTCCATTTTTCATTCTTCCTTTCCTTCAATAAAGATTTTCACTCCAGCTTCTTTAGCCATTACCTTCGTATCTTCATAAATTTCCATTTTGTTTAGCATAGAACCCTTACCTATTTCTTCTTGATTCTTTAACCTAACTTTTACAACTTTGATTCCAGACTGAATAATAGCTCTCATACAATCATTACAAGGAATCCAATTTATATAAATCTCACAATCATTCAAACAGGTTCCCATTCGAGCCGCATTATAGATGGCATTTCTCTCAGCATGTTCACTCCACAAGTACTTAGTAGGACGACAATGTCTTTCCTCAACATCATCATTAATCCCTCTAGGAAAACCATTATACCCAGTAGACCTTATCTCATGATCCGGACCTACTATTACAGCACCGATTTTAACTGATCTGTCTTTTGATTTCTTACAAATCACATCTACAATCTCAAAAAAATAATCATCCCAATTCATACTATTATCCTATTTTATTTTTTTAATTTTTTCTTTACATTAGGATTTTTAAGTATACCCTTTTCTATCAAAATTGTATAAAGAATCAAAGGATAATTTACAAGATCAGCTATAGTTTCTTCTATTTTTTCCCCAATCATTTTTCTGGTTGTTACAAAATTTTTAAGTCTTATTACATGTTTTATGTAATAAATCCACCAAGCATCCACATCATCACACTTCCCCTCCAGTTGAGCTTCTTTAAAGTTCTTATTTCCATCATCAGTTCCACCTGTAGAAGCTCTACCTTTACTTTCAAGAATACCCCAACATCTTGTCATAAAAAAATTTTTTATTAACTCATTTCTCTCGTCAATATTCATTTTTCTCCTCCTTTTATTTCTTTCCACAACTCAAATCCAATTTCTATAAGTTCACTTTTGTTACTTAAATTTCTTGAATTTACATATTCCTTTATCATCTTGTTTACATCCTCACCTGCATAAGTCTCTTCTAATACACCTTTCAAGAATATTCCTTTTTCTTTTACGGTAGTTATCTGATACCATCTGGCCCCATGATCTTCAAGTTTCTTTGAACACTCTCTTTCCAGACCTTTCTTAACTTTACAAAAAACGTAATTTCTTTCAATTTTTTCTTCATCTATATCACTTATACTCCTTACCTTATCCATAATTATCAATTCAGGAGCATTACTATCTACAAACTCATAACTGAAATCTTCTATATCAAAAACTAACCACCCTCTCCTTGATCCTGAATCTAATATATCTATCTGATAAGGAGAACCTAAATAAACCCCATCTCCTTGAATTTCTTCACGAGAATGAATATGTCCCGCCACAAAAAACTTACAATATTTTTTTAAAAGGTTTAGATCAAAACCTTCCTTATCAGGTATGTATCCTCTAGCATCTTTATATCCAGTAATACACCCATGAAAAATCAAAAGATCAACTTTATCCTTCAGACTCTCAAGTTCCCATCCCCAAGGTAGAAACCCAATTTTCTTATCCAAAAGATTAATTATTTTAGATTTGTCAAAAATTTCAATATTGCTCATTTCTTTCCAGAGCTTACTGTAGTTAGTTCCATATCCTACAATCCTATAAGAATCATGATTACCCACCACAGAAAAAGTCTTAATTCCAACTTTATGTCTCTCCATCCATATCTCATCCACTACATTAGCTAACCACATAGCAGGACTTCTCGATTTAAATCTATCTCCAGCAAAAATAACAATTTCTATTTCATGATCCATACAATACTTTGTTATTTCTTTTTCAACATTCAAGCTGTCTTCAATTCTAAGATCAAGACCTGAATCTCCCAATTTTCCAATAGATGTTCCATGATGAACATCTGAATAAATAAGACACTTCATTTTTTATTTTATACTATCACACTTAATTTTAGCTTCCCAAAAACAAGAAGCATCAAACTCATCTATTCTTTCCCATGATCTTACATAACACTTATTTCTTTCATATAGGTTTTTATTATTATATCTACATCTTCTAAGTTTTGCAGTCGTCGTTCTAAAATAGAAACCTCTAACAAACAAATATGCTTTATCACTTCGCCATTTTGTAGCACTTGTAATATTTGCTGTAAAATCGGATTTATAGAAAAGCAGTAATTCAAAATCTAAATTCTTTCTATCTCCTGGAATATGAGATACACCCACTGAAGTCATAAAATCAAGATGTTCTTTATCACAATTATTGATTCTAGTAGCTGTAGCCCAACCTCTTTCCGAAAAACCCTCATTCATTATACAACAAGCTTCACGTGGACTGATATCATCTGAGCTTAAAGCTCCAAAAGACATTAACATTATCAACCCAATTATCATCATTACCTTTTTCATTTTTTATACCCTCCTTCATAGATAAATTTTCTACATTCCTTAAATTAACTTGTATTAATCTCTCACAAAATTTTCAATTACTGATTTTATCAATTCCAAATTGACTGGTATTTGATTAAATAATTCATATATTACAAGAGGACAACAATTTTTATGAAAATAAATCTTCTCAAAATAAGACCTCATCTCAAACATTTCATAATCCTCACCATCTCCAATCAAACCATCACACTTCTCACATAATACAACAACACCACTTAAATTTCTCATATTGCTAATAATCATCTAACAGTTTGTATCTTAATAATCTTTCCACCTAAAGCTTCCCATATTCTATATATACATTTGAAAGGATCAGCTTTATCTCCACAAGCAAAAACATCAATATAGTATTTTCCTTCTTCCGGCCAAGTATGTAACATAAGATGACTTTCAGCTAAAATCAGACTTATTGTAACTCCTTGAACGGGAAAAGAATGAGTTACTTCATTGACAACATCCATACCACTAGCTCTAACAGCAGCTTTACAAATTTTTTCTAAAACAGACACACTATTTAAAACACCATTAATTATTCTCTTAGAACCAGATATATCTTCTATATCAACTATTACATGCTTCAACTTCATTTCTTTCTCCTGTTCTTTCTTCTACTTATTCTTGCAATCTTATTTCTTTTTTTCTTTTGTTTCTTTGTTAAAGACTTTTTCTTAGTTGAACGATTCTCATCTCTTTTTTCACCTTTAAGAAGATTGTATAAATTAAGTATCTTATTTACATTCATTTTTCAACCTCCTAAACTATATCATTCTTACAACATTCAGAACAAAAAGACTTTATCACTAATAAATATAAACTATCATTTTACATACCCTTCCTTTCTTAAATATTCTCCCATCTCCCTAAGTTGATCGAAAACAATACCTTCTTGATCCTTTTGATACAAAAGAGCTGCGGGATGAAGTAGAATCCAAACAACAAACTTCATTCCCCATTTTGTTACATTGTACTTACCATAGTCTCTAGTAACTTTTATTTTCGTATTCATGAAGTAAGTAGAAGGAGATTTACCTAACAATATTATAAACTTTGGATTAACATATTTTATTAACCTTTCAATCCCATACTGACTACAAAAACTGACATGCTTCTCAGTAGGTGCTTTGTTCTCCCCATGTTTATCTACAGGTCTGCACCAACAAACATTGGATATTAACAGAGAGTTCCTATCAAGCCCTATTCTCCTTAACCAACGATCCAGTTCATCCCCAGCTTTACCAATGAAAGGGATTCCTGTCTCATCCTCCTCCTTACCTGGAGCTTCACCTATAATCATAATTTCTGAATTTATGTCACCTGAAAAGCAAACAACATTCTTTGCTTTTTCCCGAAGCTTACATCTATCACAACTTTCCATCTCACTCTCAAGACTACTAATTCTCCACTTTTTCAATTTTGATTTGTTATAAAGTGTCCATACAAAAGTTGAAAAATTATCATAGTTCATTCTACAGACTTCACAAAGTTGTTTGATCTTGAAAAAATCAATAGAACCAAAATCCATTCCAGAAGATATTTTATCTTCATCAATATCAAAAAAGCTCAATAATTTCTTGCTTAGTTGAACATCATCTTGATTCTCATAATCTCCATAGTTACCGTTCTTAATTATTTCTAAACCTTTCTTTGGTCCTATCCCATAAACACCTTTAATATTATCTGAAGAATCCCCCATCAAACTTCTTAGTTTTATCCAATCTTCAGGATTGATCTGATATTCTCCTCTGAATTTAAACTCATCATACTCCTCCTTCCAGTTCCAAATCTTAACTCTTTTTGAAAGCAAAGAGTAATAATCCTTATCATTTGAACAGATAAGAATTTGCTCATCTGAAAAGATATTATTAACAAAAGTGGCTATAACATCATCTCCCTCTTCCCCCTCAACTCTGCATTGAGGGATTCCACATATTCTCAAAGATTCAATAGTTTCATTTTTCAAAGTTTTCTTTTTAGCTAACAGCTCTTCATCTACATGTCTCTGGGCTTTGTAGTCTGGGTAAATCTCTTTTCTTCTTTCTGATAGATCATCCCATATTACAATCAAAGCCTCTGGATCATAACTATCTGAAATTCCAAGTATCTTTTGAACAATCCATCCGTGAGTAAAATCCGACCCTGTAGCTACAGACCTCCAAACTAAACTATCTCCATCTACTAAAAGTATCATCCCTATCTCCTTAAAAAAATAAACAAATACTCAAGATTTCAACAACCACAAAGGTTCAAAAATAAAAGTTTTATTTTTGAACTCTCCATTCTATAATACAAAAGAGAGAAACTTTAATTTTTTGTTTTTCGAGCAGAGAACTCCAAAACAAGCCTTTTGTCAAAGCTCCCTGCAACTGCACGAATCATTGTTCTCAAAGCGTTTGCCAGCTTTCCATTCTTTCCAATAGCCTTTCCGTATTCATCACCAGGAACAGCCAGCTCAAAGATGATTGAATTTTCCGATTCATGAATGTCCACCATTACGTTTTCTGAGTCATCCACTATCAGACACATGAACCTCTTAAAAATTTCACCTACTTCCTCAGCCTTAAATCCAACTTTCTTTCCTTCCATTTTACTAGACCTCCTTTTCTTTTTCTAGTTCTTTACTGTTTTTTGCTTTATGTATAGCTTCACCAGCAGAAATTATTATAACAGGTAATGATCTAATTGCAAGAAATGCTACAACTATTAACTGTAAATAATTTCCCCCATCCGTTGCATTCAAATATGGAGATGTAATAGATACAACCTCTCCTTTTGTATTCACTAAATCGTAAGTATGCTTTGTTATCATTAATTGATATAAAACAAAAATGGAAATTAAAGTTATCCAATACTTTTGAGAAATGATGGTAAACATAGCTTTCCACCACCATTTTTTCAAAGTTTCCTTAAACCCTTCTACTTTTATAACTTGAAAATTTTCATCTTTCATAATAATTTCCTATTATGAAGAAGGAGTAGATACAAATAATATATTTGAAGGATCAGAATCTTGTCTTTCTCCTTCTTCATAATCTATAATCACAACTATTCCCGACATCTCATCTGTTGGAGTAGCTGTACGAGTAAGATTCAAATCTATAGTTATTAAATCCCCAACTGCAAAATCTCTAATTCCAGTAGTTAAATTAAAAACCGGTTGAGTTATTCCTGTTCCAGATTCATAGGTACTGGAACCATCAGTTGCATCTTTGGTGATTTTAGGCTTAGTATTAAAAATAGAAGTTCCTGCTATTTTAACATCAGCTTCTATCTCAAGAGGATTAGCACCATCTTCTCCTGTATTAGCAACATACAATCCCACATTAGTTATTTTACCATTTCCTGGAGCTATAAAAGCAAAAGCATCCGTCAAACTTGAAATAATATCTTCAGGAAAAGCAGAACTTATATAATCCGAATGTCTCCAAACAAGCTTCTTAGCATCTGGTTTACCCATCTTGGCATAAGCTTTAATTCTATATTGATAGTCAGTGTCAGGACTTACAGTAGCGTCAGAATATGAATTAGCACCTGAAGCTAAATCTCCACTTATATCACTCCAATTTTCTCCATCATCATCACTACGTTCCACATACTGTGCATCACTTAAAAAAGCCGCAGTCCATTCCAGATCAACCTGAGAAGCCGTAACATCTGTAAGCAACAAACCTTCAGGTGGATAAGGTTTTCCAATTCCTATAACATTACTTAAAGTAGATACACCACTTGTAAGCATTTCAATAACAGCATCTATAAGAGCAACTAGTTCATTCCTCTTTACATTCCCAGATATTGTTTTTAAATTCTCAACCAGATTTTCTAAACTTTTAAGATTATCCATGAAGCTCATAATACAATCTCCTTTATTTCCAAGTTATCTATAAATTTTATAAATTATATAAACCATCATCTTTATAATTCACTAAACAAATAAACTCCTTTTAATCCAGCTTCACTACCTCCACCATTTTTACCATTACTACTACTACCACCACTTCCCCCTGATGTATCAATTCTAGCTAAAATCAAATCTGAATTTTCATTTGACAAAGAACTTACAATAAAAACTGTACCTCCACCACCAGCACCTCCACCTCCACCACTTCCACTTGACTGTCCATCTCCTCCTACAACACTAAAGTTAATACCTGATCCTAGTACTTCAATTTCTCTAGCTTCAATATAAATAGCACCACCACCACCACCACCAGCACCACCAACACCACCACCACCTCCTCCCCCTCCCCATCCTAAAATTCCACCTTTAGATACTAAAATTAAACCTTCAGGTTTATTAATCTTAATTGTAGTTAAAGCAGATTCTCCTATCCCATTCATAGTTACAACTCCAGAACTTCCAACAACAAAAACATCACCACCATTACCTCCGTAACCACCACCAGCACCACCTCCTCCGATAGAACTTAAACCACCACCACCACCACCACCACCAGAGGCAAAAGAATAAGGAGAAAAAACCCCACCACCTATTCTAGCTGACCCATTTTTTGCATAGTAATTAGGATATGAAGCTGGTCCACTTGCAAGTCCTGGATTTCCAGGATTTGAACCACCATTTCCCCCAACTCCACCCTTTCCAGGACCTCCAACAGAACTAGCTCCTGCAATTCCATCAAGTCTTATTACTGCACCACTTTCAATAGTAAGTTTTTCCTGAACTCCTATAATCAAAAAAGGACCATTCCCTGTTAATTCTACTCCACTTTTAATTGTTAAATTCTTATACTGTCTTATTCTATCAGTCCCCAAATCTGTATTAGACGATAGTTCAACATTACCTAATTCACCATTTCCATATAGTGTTTTAAAATAAGGTATGAAAGGACTCTGTTGAAATAATACCCTATCATCAATTTCAGATACAGGAGAAGATGAAGGTTCAAGTTGTCTAACTGAAAATAAATCCTTATCTTCACTATTGGACTTAATAATAACCGTAACTCCGTGTTTACTAGAATCCTCTAACTCCCACTTTCCAGTACTATAATTCCTTCTCAAATTTTTAGTTATATGCAACTCATCATCAAGCCTTATAATTCTTCCTGAAGGATAAATCAAAGATTTATTTATCTCCAACTCAGGAACTAAAACACCTAAACTTTCATCATCATCTGTTTTTCTATCTTCAACTCCAACATAGCTTCTCATATCCAAATAAGAAGATATTATACTAGAACCAACTACCACTTTTGCTAGTATTATTCTTTCAGAAGCTAATCTAACTAGAACACTCTCAAGCACATTAGAGCTATTATCTAAAGGTTCTTCAAGAGCTTCTATTGTTCCATCATCAGAAAGCCATACATACCAAGTTTTGTTATCATAAGCACCTGTACTAAAATCAATAGTTGTACTATCAGTCAATACTACTTCTTTTCCCTTTATGTATCCCCTACCTGGACCAATCTCAAGACTATTAGCAGGATTTTCATTCAATACAAATCCTTGAATCACCCCATTACTTAAAATCTCTCTTCCTGGGAACTCTATATATTCCTTTGTATCCTTTCTAAAGTTCTCTTCTCCTAGAGTACCAAACTGTCTTAAATCATAAGGAGTTCCACCACCAGTTATATAGTCCGCATTCTCTCCATAAAGAACTGAATTAAAATAAACTATATTACAAATCTTCAAACTATCATCAACTCCATCAACAGGAGCATTAGCAATATCCCAGGTATCAGAAGCATTTGAAGTATCAAGTTCATCCCAATCCACATAAACTATAAGTTTATCATATCCATTTTCTCCAGTTAATTCATAAGTAGCATCTGCTCCAGGAATTAAAGTTACAGTTTCTCCGTTATTAAATTGAAGAGTCCTTTCCTCAACACTTACATAAGTATAATCAATATCAAAATTAGCTTGTGTTTCTAAAAGAAGATCAAGCAAAACGACTCCTATCACATTAGGAGAACTTACACTAGCCAATTCATTTCTGCTCAAAGTTCCAAATTCATCAACATAAACCTCCAATAAATGCCAGTCTCCATCATCAAAATCATTAAATTGAATCGTATATTCATTCCCGGCAGGAGCAGAGTCTTCAGATTCAACTATACCAGTAAACACATTCCCTTTCACGAAGAATCTGTCAGCACCGGCAAGAACCCCTAAACTTAAATAATCTTCCAATGTTTGAATTATAGAAGCTTTTAGAGTATTACTATTATCAGATACAATTCCATTCTTGTGCATATATACTCTATGAGATTTTATATCTTCTCCCACACCAACACCCAAATCATCTATACTCAACCCCAAAGGATTTGTTCTGGTTTTAAGAGCAGACCCACCATAACTCCTTAAAAGTCTATCTGCACCACTTGCAGGTCTAATAACTCCTTCATACAGATCATTTATCTCAAGATCAAAGGTTCCACTTGAAGCTGGAAACAATGCTAATGTGGTTCTTACTTTTATAAATTTACTTGTAACGTTAGATTCTAAAATATGTATTCCATCTGTCGAAATATCTACAGACGCTCCAAACGAGCCATCTCCTGCGTCCTTCCATTTCAATTCTGTTGTTGCTTGATTCCAGTCAATTTCAGAAGTTCCATCAACAGCAGTTGAAGAAACTTCAAGAACTTCTACACCTGTCAAAGATAAAGTTCCAGCAGTTTTAACTCTTTCAATAACATAAGAATTTTCTATATCACTGCTCACCAATGAAGTTCCAGAGGGAGTTACTATAGCAAGCTTCAATCTCTTATGCTTATCAATATCACTAAGAGCCAGATAATCTGTAACAGTTATAATCTCAAAGGTACAATCAACTGACGTGCTTTCAGTTCTTACATCAAATAAAGATGTTCCATCTTCATCAGGTCTTTGAATTGTAACAGTCTCATTATAAACAGCATTAACATAATAATTAGTTCCAGCAATCCATCCACCAATAGGAGCATTTAAAGTGGCCCCTGATCCATGTTTTATATAAGAACCAAACTCTGAATCTAACTTATCCCCAAAATCAACATCTCCCACATATCCATTTCCAGGAGAAATATCAACCTTAGTCGCATCTGATCCGTTTACAGATACTATAAGACCCTCAATTACTCCTGTTTGCAGTCCTTCTTTTATAGTTCTTCTATCAACCTTTTGCCTAGCATTAGACTCAAAAACTAAGTCTGATCCAGTAAAAGGAACTGAATTTGGAAAATTAGACTTATCCATCACACCCTCCGACTAAAATAATTCTCCTGCTCTCAAACTTACAAAAACTAATCCCATTCCTCTTAAAAAGAAAAGATTATCTATTGTATCAATCTCAGCTTTTAATTCGATTTTTTGAACATTCTTGACTGTTGTGTCAAAATATTTATGAGGAATTAAAGTCCTTCCATCCCAACCCGTAAAAGATGACCAACTTAAATCTTCTTTCTGATATCTCCATGTAACAGATACATCAGCAAAACTATCCACATTTGCAAGAAATCCCTTATAACTCACAACATACAAACTATTCTCATTAAAATAAAAAGGATTTATTCTTATCCTATCATCTACAACTTCTATTATCCCATCAGCCGGAAGAATAAACTCTCTATCTCTATCAATTCTTCTTACTTCCACATCCTCCAAATTTCCATTAGAAAAAAACCTTAAAGTTCCGTCACCAGCAGAATTTATGTTTACAGATTCTTCTAAATCAACTTCTCCTATCAAACTTCTATTAGGATTAAAATTATCAATCAGAGGTAACAAATACATTTCATTAATACTCGTAAATCCTGATATATCAATTTCAAAAGTTATAAAAAGATCAAGTTTGTAACTGAAAGTATAAACAGCCGTGCTATCAAATTCAGCATTGTCGAGTGAGATTGTATTACTATCAACAAAATCCCAATAAATATCAGGAATAGGAACTCCATCTCTCAAAAGTAAACATAAATTCTTATCTTGAATAGCTTCATAAGTCAGATCAGCTTCCCAATCTGGTCCCACAAAAGAAAAATTAAGATTCTCCTCAAACACACTCTTATTCTTAGGTCTATAATAATTGAACCAGTCATTTCCCCGATCAATAAAATCAAAGTTCTTTTGCTCTACTAAAGAACCTTTCAAATACTTTCTAACTACTGTTGTGTCTATATCTCCTATACTGACAGGACCAGGACTTTTCGATTTTTCCACATCTACCCACACTCTTATATCTTCTTGATCGAGCCCACTTACTATTTGAAATTCATAAAAATTAGGACCAGTATAACTTAAAGTATTCGATCCCAAAGCTGTAGTCACTTTTACCTCATCTGTTCCTGTTAAATACGTAACATTTATGGTTTCTATATCAGTACCATTATTGTGATCGAAACTTACAATAATCATACTGTCACCTTCATCATTAAACACTCTAAAATCTCCATCTGCAAAAGCTCTAGGATACAAACCACTAATCTTATTTATACTCAAATGGCTTTGAACTAAATCTCTTGTCAATGAATCCACTAAACTTTGATAACCAGCACTATTGATTCCTTCATTATCTATAACATCAAGAATCAAGCTGGAATTATAATGATGCTCATCTTTTAACAAATTACCATTGCTATTTATTAATAAAGTATCAACACCTTTTACTAAAAATGAATTGTGAATTGTAAAATCAATAGACGTATTACCATTATAATCAATCACTTCAATAGTCACATAAAACCAGTCTTCATTACCACAAAAAACAAAATCCTCAAAACTTATAATTTTTCTTTGTAAATCTGTAAAAGTTATAGGGCTGGATTGAACTGAAAAATCATTGTTCCAGAACTTTATAGCACAATCAAAACTGAATCCATTGTCTGTATCAACTTCTATATCAGCTACCAGCTTCCATCTACTGACCCATTTTATAATTCCTAAATCTCTTACGAGTACAGTTATCCCTTCATCTGTAGCAGATGAAAGAGTGATATTTTTTGAGATATCACTATAGATCGGCATCTATTTTTCTCTCCACTATCTCTGTATCTTCTTTTTTTACAGTCAAATCAACTTCTATTTTAGAAACTTTCAAGACAGCTTCAGCTATCCCTTTTTCAGCATCCACACTCCATTCCACATACTGAACAAAACTAACAGGTTTACCAGTCTCACTGTCCACAACCTGAGTTCCAACAGCAGTTCCATCACTTATAATTTTAAGTTCCATATTTCACCTTCTAAATTTTTTCAATTTCCCAATTATCATTCGTTATCTTATTCCAACCACTACTATATCTTTCCACTCTACTTCCATCTTCAACAAATATCTTAAACCCAGTTCCAGTAACAGCTTCTTTCAAACTTTTCTCAACAGTATTCTTGAAAATTGATATTATCTGAATAACCAAATCTTTATATTCATCAAAAGACCAAGTATCAAATCTTCCTATTTCATAAAGTCTTCCCCATACTGTTTCAAATCCTTCAGCAAAATCCGTATTATCCAAAAGATAACGACTTTTCTTGACTTCTCTAGCTCTCTCTAAAAGTTCAAGCAATACCTTATAAACCACATAAGAAAATATCATATAAAAAACAAAAGCCACAGAGGTTCCTGCAAGATAACTTCCTTCCTTGTAAACATTTATATCCAAAATTCTACTTTCTATTGCCGTAGCTGGAAAAAACATATTTCTTGACTCTACAAAATCAAAAGATAAATCTCCAGCTTCCACTCGATAGTTTACTCCAGCTTCTCCTTCAGCAACTATTGTTACACCATCTCTAAAATAAGGAATTACAAAATCAGCACTTTTATAGAAATCTCTTCGTTTGAAAAATTCCACTTGCTCCTGATAATCGAAACTATCAAGAACATCATCCTCTATTTTCAAAATGATACTATTTGTCTCAATCAAATTCATAATACAGTAACCAATGAAGAATTAGTTCTCAAATATTGATTTCTATTTACAATTACATCTTCAACTATTCCTCCTGGATCACTTTCTTTTCTAAAATCACTATAAACTACATTATCTACACCTGGAATACCTCTGACAATAAAAGTTATATCAGCAATCTCAAGAGGATCACCTATATTAAGAGCATTAACATAATCAATAATTTTAGTCTTGGCAGTAGAAGCAATCGTAGGCTTATCAAAACCAGAAAGAATTGTAATCGTAGCTGTTATTACAGCCTTGACACTAGTTGCTTCCCTCACCAACAAATCTCTACCCCAAACTCTCCTGTCAAAATTATTATAAATTGAGTTCACACTCCCAACTTTTGAATTATACTTATACTTTACAGAAGCATTTTTCCCAAAGTATGGATCAAGAGATGCTGGAGTTGAAGTAAACAAAGCATCTTTAGCTCTTATAGAATCTGAATAAACCCCATCATCTTTTTGTAAAGTAAATAAAGAAGTTTCATCATTACCATCTATAATAACTTCAACTATCTCATTCACAGGTTGATTCTCAAAAATCCAAGTTACACCATTTGAGGGGTCTTCCAAATAATGATACCCCACTCTAAAATAATCTGTTACTTCTGTTAATTCTTCAGCAATGACAAATAAATCAACTGCTCCACTATTTTCAGAGTCTCTTGTAAATCCCTCATCTCCTGCTCCAATCACCGAAGCATCCTCCACAAGTCTAAGAGCATCAAAAAGCAAACCTTTTCTTAACATCAATATTCCATTAGACTTCAAAAATCCCTTCAGTCTCCTTACAGATTCATTTCTTGTTTCTTCTCCCGATCCTGTATTAAATTCATTCTTGTTTATAACTCTATCTATCCCAGTAATACCTCTAAGCATCACAGTTATAGACTCTTCTGGCACATTTCCTATATCCCCTGCTATAGTAGCTTCTACATTTACAGCTACTTCATAGACATTTTCACTCGGATTGAAAAAACTAGGAGCACTAGCAACAAACATAGTCTTGCTCTCAGTAGTTGTAAAAATAACCCTATTTCCAAATCTAGGATTTGTGCTTATAGGAAAACCTCTTGGAATTGTAACATCAAAATTCAAATTACTCGTTTGGAAATAAACAACTCCTGTAGCTTTAATACCAGAAAGTTGCTCTACTAAATAGTTTCCTAATATTGCTTCAAACTCATCATCAGTCATCAAATCATTATTATCTATATTCAATATCTTCTTAACTCTATCCAACTCAAAATCAAGAATTGAAAGCCCATTAGCAGAAGGATCAACAAATATATTCTTTAGAGGACCAAAACTAACATCTAAGCTTCGATCAACTCCTAGTATTAAGTTATTCAGATAAGTAACCCATTCTTCTTTTGATCTTACAGCCATTATACTTCTCCCGTAATCTCCTGCTCGGTTCCACTTAATGTTAAAAGCCTGATCCAAAATTTCATAGTTCTTGGATCAATCTTTGATCTTCTTACAACCACAGCATCTATCTCTCTTATTCTTTCAGTTTCATCTCTTTCAATATCTGTTTGATTAAAGAGGTCTTGTAACTTTTCCATCATGGCTGTTATTCTTAAAGTTATTAACCCTTCCACCAAATCAGAAAAAGCATCCCCATCCTCACTAACAAGATCAGGAGATAAAGAATTAAGAACTATCTCTCTTACATCTTGTCTAATAATATCTGTTCCTGTAATAACTTTCAATCTTTTTAAACTATCCTTTTCAAGATCACCATCAGTTATTTTAAAAATCTTAGCCAAGTCCTTCCTCCGTTTTCTTAGTCAAAGCATCATCTATAATAGTCACTAAAATATCCAAATAGCTAAGAGCATCATTAAAAAGGTCTTCTCTTAAACTCTCAGCAAAAGATATAATTCTATATCTATTAAAATATGAATCAGAGAAAGACTTAAAACTCAAAACAAATCCCATTGCAATATTGACAGTTTCCAAAATAAGATTAGCTCCTACACATTCAGATATATTATCAGGAGGCATCAAAGTTCTAATTTCGTTTATATATCTCGTAGCATCATCAGTAGCCTGAGTTACAGGATTAGCAAACTTCAAATTTATTAGAGTCTGTTCCAGTTGTCTATCTATAAGACCATTAATATTTGTAACTAAATAAGTCTGTAACAAACTTTTCAGAAGAATAGCTGTATTTCTCAGAGCCAGCAAAGCTTCCCTCTTGACTTCCCTCACAAAGTAATCTACCAGACACAAAAATTCACTTTCATCAAATTCAACTGCCATTTATTTAACCTTCACTGAACTAGACAGATTCAAAGGTATCTGTCCTAAAAGAGTAGTTAATTGAGTAATCAATGTTGCAGGAACACTCTCAAAACCCTCTTTTGGTTTCAATGCTCCTAAAGCTTCAATCAAAATATTTATAATTTCTGTTAATTGACTATTCAATACTTCTCCTTTTACCAGAGAACTAAGAGCAAGATTTCCTCCTAGCTGAATCAAAGGAGCATCAATACTCAGTTGATTCGTGGAAGTCACTTCTATTAAACCTCCCTGATCCACATATATTTCTCCTAACTTAACTATTCCTGCATAAGTAACCAAACTAAAAACTTTAGGAAGCGCTCTACTACTCACATCAGGTATTCCCGAATCAGTTATCACGTTTCCAAACTTTACATCTACAACTGATAAATCCTTAGTTTCAACGTGTGCTCTAAATTCTACGGTTTCAGGAATTACCTGAGTCTGTCCCGCTATCTCTCTTATCACATTTCCCATATCTACATTAACACCATTCAATGTGGACCCTCTCAAAGAACCAGTAATGAAGTCAATAGTTCTTCTAAATGGATCAAGATTAAGAACACTTACACCTGCTCCTATTTGTATATTACCATTTTGATCTATATAAATCTCACTATCTCCAGTTGCTCCCCCATATATAACTAATTCATTAGATTTTAATTCTCTAAAAAAAACTTTATCTTTATTTGCTCTTTGAGCTTCTATTTTTTGTTGTTCCAATATAAAGCCCACTATCGTAGGAACTCCTATAGCTGAAAAACTTACTAATACAGTTTCACCTCCTCTTGGAGCAAATCTTATTCCTGAAGTAGAACTTATAAAAGGGTGACTTAAATAACATTCATATTCTCCTGATTTATCTGCCGACAAAACAGTACAAGTATTTTTATTTATATCTACAGATGTAATATGACCTCTTATCAACCTGTTATAAATATCTACAACCATCAGCTTTCCTCTTTAGGTTTATCAAAAACTTCCGGGTTGAAAAATCTATCATATTCTATAGACAAATCTTTAAGCTCAGTTCCAAAAGCTATACTAAATTTTCCATTTGCTCCTTTTTGTCTCATATATCCCAAGTTTACATCTACACTAGGAGCATTCTCAGGAATCAAATTCGTACTTTGACTTGTAACCAATCCTGCTCTTCCTAATTCTTTAAATTGAACTTGTCTATTCAACATTATTCTAGGATCAAAAATTAAAGATACATTTCCAGTATAAGACTTTCTGTTAGCTAAACTTAAAATAATTCTAGCTTTAATTTCAGCAGCCCTCGAATCATTAGGAATATAACCAAACCCAACATCATTATCCAAATATCTAACTCCTATCTTATGAACTAATTCTTCACTTATTGCTCCTTGAGCTTCAGGAATTATATCTACTACAGCAGGATTTCCAGCAATACTAAGATCATCAGCACCAACTTGAGGAGTAGCCCTTGCTACTGAAAAAAGACCATCAAGATTTTCGTTATCAGAGAATGATCCTGACCAATCATTTCTTGTAAAAATTCTCCAACCATCTCTTCCATAATGATCTACATCATACATAGGAAGTTCCACCACTAAATGTCCTTTAGGACTGCTATAGAAAAACATATCAGTCCTTCTCTGAACAATCCAAGAAAAGGCTTGCAATCTTGTTTGAAAATTATGAAATTCCAATGATTCACTCTTAATATCAGAAGGGATCAACTTATTATAAATTTCTGAAGTCAATGAGCCAGGCATAAGAATTTTCAGTCCTTGTCCTCCTGCTGGATAAAGACCTGTGTTTCTTGTTCCTTTTCCAATAATATCAACAACCTCATCCATCGAAGTACTTTCACCAGGAACAGGTTCATTTTCAACAACAGCTAAATCCCTTACATCTTCCCTTCTCACTACATTTCCTACTATATCATCCCAAACTGATAAATCCTGAATAGTCCTGATTTTTCCTCTCCATCCTCTTCCACTATAAAGAGTATCCAAAGTTGATCTGAAATTTTCAGCACCTTGTCCAAACACACCAACTTCAATCTGATGCAAACTCCAAAGACCAGAAGAATTTGTATTCCTTTCAATTATATTTTCACCTATTTTAATAGATTCTGTTTCATCTCCATAACTAGATATATCCAAAGGAACATCCCCATAAACTGTATAAATAAGTGCCGGGATAAATTCTCTTTCCTTAATTCCAAATCTTGTAATGCTATAGTTAATATTAGGAATAGCAAATATCCCATCTGTATCATTTACAACCCTTATCAAATCTTTATCTTCATTATTAGTCTTTCTTGACACAATTTTTATATAATTTTTGAAAAATTCTACAAGATTAGCTGGTTCATATATTCCTAGAGAAGTACTTTGAGTTGATCTCTTCAAGAACCAAAAGACATCTATAACCTGATAGGTAACAAAATATCTACCATTTTCATCAACAGTGAATGATCTTCCATTTACCACTCCTGTAAAAACATAATACCATATCCCATTTACTTTAACAAAAACTCTTACGTTAGCTCGAACCGGAACTACATGATTAAATAAACCAAATTTATATAAAAATTTAGGTTTTACTTCACCCGTTCCACCAGCTTCACCTTTAGCTATTGATCCATAAGTCTTTTCTGCTAGTTCAGGCAAGAAAGAGTTTTTAAACTTATTATTGAAGGTTAAACTATTAAAAGTTTTAGTCTTTCTAGCATTATCTATTTTCTGTAAATCTTCTTCAGTAATAAGAAAATCAAAATCAGGACATTCTAAAGTAATAGTACAATAAGAAGGATTATTCAACTGATAAGATACACCACTTACTCCGGTACATCTTTCTGTAACATTAACACCATCAATATAAACTCTAAGCTCTATATTTTTACTTTGAAGAGCCATCAAGTTTCTCCAAACACTCTATGCAATAATTGTGGGAAAAAAGGTATCATAGCTACCTTAGATAAAGTTTCTAATCTTGGATATACATTAGTAACTCCAAAAGTAAAGCTCCATTCAATGTTATACTGATCCTCTGCTCTTTCTGTTATAACTATTGGAGTCTTGAAGAATCCTGTAAACATAATAAGAGTCGGTAAACTAACAGTTCTAACAAATATGAAAAACTCATTTTTTATTTCTTTAGTTTTTTCACTTGTAATTGTTTGAAATTCAGGTCCAACTCTAACTCTATCTTCAGTAATTTCTGTACTTTTAAACACTCTAGGTTCATAAGAAAGTTCCCTTAATTTCATCCACAAATAAAGTTTCCTTTTAGCTTCAGCATTTCCTGGCAAAAGATTTCCTGTTTGACCTCTCATTGAAATTTCATATATATCTACTGCCTTTCCTTCTTCATTCACCCAATGATAATAAATCCTTCCTGCATTGGTCCTTGATTCTGCAAATCTTATATAAGGAGTTATTTCTATTGAATTAGGATTAACTTTCAATCTTAGCATCTTTCTCAAAGCTTCAAAATTTATCCTAAAAGTTTCATCCTCAACCAAATCAGAAACTCTGATCCCTGTACTCTTTGTACTACCAAACCAGAAAGGTATTCTGGAAACCCCGTATTGTGAAACTTCTCTTGACAGTATATTCCGTAATAAACTATCTGTGTCATATGTAGATAAAAAATCAGTCATTGTATTTACTCTGTAGGAGCTGATGGAATCGGTTCAGAATCTTTTCCACTTGTATTTAACTTAGAACTCAATTTACTTGAAGTATTCTCATCCATTACAATATTTGCTTTTATTACTAATTGCCCACCTTCCTTAGTTACATCATAAAAATCAAATCTACTTTTTTTAAGACCTTCTCCAATTTCTCTCATTCTAAAAGCTTCAAAAGCAGATGAAAGAGATTTGGACTTTTCTGTTCCCTCTGGAATGTCAAAAAGCAATGGTCTAGCTCTTCCTTCAAGAGTAGTAGATTCATGTTCTTTCCAAATTGCACTTACTTCCTCTTCTGTTAAAGGTGATCCTGCCCCATATATCCTTTCCAAATCTTTAACAATCTGAAAAGCTCCTGCTGTCTTTCCTAATCCTTTAAGAGAAGATATAATTACATTAGTTTTCCCTCCCAATATATTCATATAAGCTTCAGCGGCAGCCTTTCTGTCAGGAGCGGCCAAAACTGCAATACCTCCAAGAATAGCACTTAATATCAAACCTAAAAGATTAAATATTATATCTTTTAATTCTCCTATAGCTCTTTCAACTGCCCCCACATTTTCTTTTAAAGAGTTCCTCAATTTTTCAGCATCACTTTTCATTGATTCACTCAAATCACCACTCTTAGATAAAGCTTTCAACATTTCTTTCCTGCTTCTAGGTTCGTCCTCAGCTGTAGTAAATAATTCCTCAAGAATGGTAGTAGTTTCTTCAGATAATCCCAACATTTTCTCAGCCGCAAACAACTGCTTTCTTACATCTTCTCCTGTTCTAGCTGTTCTTAATCCTGGAGCCACAGTTTCCAAGAGTTGCATAAACATTTCAGGTTGTAACTTTCCCTCAATTCCAGCAAACCTAGCCTGTCTTCTAAAAGCAAAAATTCTCTCCATAGCTCCAGCACCCTCACCAGCAATCCTTCCTCCCAATAAATACTGAAAAGGAATATCAACTTTTCCAAAAATCCCCATTATTTCTTCAGTAGCCTTTCTGGCCTGAGTCATACCACCACCCAATCTCTGAGAAGCTTCACCTGTAATATCTAAAGTTTCTCCTACTCTTCCTAAATCTTTTCCAAGAGACCCTAACCTGGACTGTAAATCCATAACATTCTGCAACCATAAATTTGTCGGCCCTATATTATCTTCAAACTTACTTGCAAGATTATCCATATTTCCTACTGTTCTCTGCACATTCACATTATATTGAGTCATCATATTAGTAAGCTGATTGACTGTTGATCCATATTGAGTACCCATCACTAAATCTAAATTAGTAGTAGTCATAATAAGATTATCCATTTCACTTGTCACACCACCAATATTTCCTTGAAATTGATCCAAAACTCCACCTACTCCACCCATAACTTTAACCATCTGTTCTTCAGTCATCACAAATTGCCATTTTTCTCTAAAAGCATCAAACTGACTTCCTAAAGAAGAAACATCTGCTGTAACTTTACCAACACCTTCACCTACTGCAAATGTCATTCTTCTCCATTCATTTACAATTTGTGATCTTTCTGCTCTAAATCTTTCAACTCCCGCAAAAGCTGCTCCAAGCAATATTCCCCATATTCCAAATTTCATCATTGCCCTACCACCAGGAATTAAATTAGATATCTCACTTTGAGTTATAGCACCAACTTGCTGTACCGTACTTCTTGCTCCTTCTGCTGTAATTTTTCCAACTCTCTTTATTAAACTTTCAGTTCCACTACTCAACCTCTTCAATTCAGCTTCCATTTCATTAACTTTCTTTTTTACATGCTCTGGTAATTCACTCCATCTTTGTTTTAATACATCTATATTATCCTTCATTTTTTTCATATCTTCTTCTGTAAAAGTCTTAAACTTTATACCAAGATTTTCCATAGCATCCTGCATCTCTTGATTAACTTCAACTCCTTGTTGAAAAGCTATTCTGAGATCAGATAATTTATTTTTTAACCTTTCAACTCTCTCTCCAGCATCTTCAATTCTTTCACCTAATTCATTAGTAGCATCAACAGTTGAATCCACAGAACCAGTAGTACTTTTCATTACTCTACCAAGATGGTCAAGAATTTCAATTTGCTCTTGTAATTCTTTATTAGTCGGAGGCATCTTCTATGTCCTCACCTTTTTCAATCACTTTTATTCCTGCTATTTTTTCAAGACGTTCCCATTCTTCTCTTTTCTTCATTTCATATTCTTCCATCTTCTTCCAATCTTCCTCTGTAAAAGCTCCTTCTATATCACTCTCAAACATCTGTTGAGCTTTCAGGTCTATATCTTCTGATAGAAGATCAGAATCCACTTCTCCATCTATCTCTCTTTGCTTAATTAATTCTTTGAACATATCCACATTCATAAACGCTGTTAGAGGAATCAGTTTATCATCTCCCAAAACATCAGTACCGAGAACTCTATGAATGATAGTAAGATAATTTTCCAATTCATTATTTTTTCTTTCCTGAATATATTTATATAAAATTATCCATTGAAAATCAGAGAGCTTGCCTACTCTCTCCTCCGTTGGGAGCAGATTCATTTGCTTCATCACTTCCAGTTTCATCATTAGAAGGGGATTTTCCTTTCCCCTCTTTACGAAAAAACTCAGGGTCTTTTATATCCCCCAAAAACGTAGATGATCTACTTTCCAATTCCTGATACTTAGACCAGAGTTTATCAATGAATGAAGGAGGAGCTTCAAGAAGAAAATCTTTAACTTTCTCTGCTACCAAATACTTATAATTATCTTCTTTATCTTCATACTTCTTCTTTTCTTCTTCACTAATATCAACTATATCTTTAACTTTTTTTCCATTAATTTCCCGAATAGATATAGCCAATGTAGGAACTCTCCTGGATGATAAAAAAGAAGTATTCATGGAGAGATCAGTGTATTTATCTCTCCATATAGATTCTTGTTCATCAAGAGTTCTCAATTTGAATTTGAACCCGGAAATCTCAACTTCATCTTCCACAAAACCCTTCAAAAACAGTTCACCTAAATCTTTTAAAATGTCTCCCATTACAATCCTCCTTTGATTAATTTTAAAGTTTGCTTTGTCTTAAAAAAAAGAAAGTTTTATATCACTTTATCTCTCCTCACAAAAGTCAACCCTGCTCTAACCATAACTGTCCTTTCTCCATCAGCCCTATACTCTCTACCCACACGATTAAACCAAGTTCCTCTATATACTACCAATTCTTTGAACCCATCAGGATGCCATAAATACTGATAAATCTCAAAAGGATTATCCTGTCTCCCAAGAGCTTCATACAAGCTTACATCACCACCAAAGATAGTTTCAAACTCTCTACGCCAGATATCATATCTTTCCACATCAAGTGTAAAACCACCAAGGTTCCCAGGAACCACATCAATAGGATGACCAGATGACAAAGGATTCAACTCAAAAATGTGTCTCATCTCCCTTGAATAATCTGCTGGTCTCCAAGACGCAATAGCTCCGATTGTTTCTCCCCTTACTTTAATTTGTATCCCATGTGAGGATTTTATCAAAGTATCAGGGGGATTATTTACTGGAAAAGTTTCAGGCATTTTACTATCCTCCTATTTTATTTTTATATAATCCAGTCTATAGTTTGTTCTATAATAAGCTCAATAACAACATCTTCTAAGTTACTCAACTTAAAATTTCTTCCTGAAATAGTAACTAAAGGAACTTCCAGCATCTTCATTTTTAATTTCTCTAAAGATATGTTTTCATAACCAGGAGCCAAAGAATATTCTCCATCTTCTCATATAATATAACATTCATCTTGTAAAGCTCCCAACACAGCATCAAACACTTAAATCGTAACGGTGAACTCACCAAAGAATCTCTTAGCAACATATCTCAAATTAAAGTAGTATCTCAACCGATAATTTCTAGGATCACCAGCTTCTCTGAAAGCTACTAGATCAACATTATAATCTATATCTCTCACATTCCCATCATCATCTGTATAGTATCCAATATTACCAGATTCAATTTCTCCAAGTATAACTCCTCCAGCAACCGCTTTAATAGTACCAACAAATTCTGAAGGATTATCAGGTACTATCCCTTTTAAATTATTATCAATAGCATCAATCATTTTGAAAGCTAAATTATCTTTCTGTGTAGAGCTTGAAGGTTCTTCATATCTTGCATCCCCGGAAGCATCGGTAGTAAGAACATCAAACAACTTCAATACTCCCCCTTCCTGGAAAACACAAGTTATACCGTTAGCCGCCGCAAATCTCATATCAGCCTTACTGAGATTATTTTCAACTGTCAACCCTGAGAAAGTTTTTCCAAAGAGACTATTACTTGCATTTTCAAAACTTACAGTCTCGGCCGCAAGAATCGTAGCCATATAATTAGAATCAACATCAAGAATTTTTTCTGTTGTATTCTCAACAATCGTCTGTTGTAAATCAGAAGGAAAGATAACTATAAATCTTCCTCTTGCTACTGAATCAGGGGTGACAGAAAACTCTCTCTGGGCCACCCAAATAGCCGTATCAGGAGTATCTACATCTCCCAAAGATGATCCTCTTGGCATCCCACACCAATATCTCTTATAGTTTGATTTCAGTTGCGCACTCTCATTTGTAAGTACATCTCTCACCTTTGCTCTTATCGTAGCATTACTTCTCAAGACCACAATATCAGTAGCCTCTCTCTCATCCACAAGAGCATCAATTGCAGTAATAAAATCAGAATTTGTATAAACCCCATCATCATCAGCATCTTCCACCTGAACAACAAACAGAGTTAAAACACCTCTTGACCAAGCCAACTCTCCCGCATTAGCCAATGTATTACCCTCAGCCGGGTAACCTATGTCATTGTAAAAATCAATATCATTATTAAATTGTCTTACTTTATTATAATCTGAGCTAGGTCTAGTTATTTTATAATCCACAAAATATGTTTGACCAGCTAAAGGTCTCTTTCCTGTTCCTCTATACTCATAAGGAGCATCATCTTCAGACAAACCAAAAATTGTATCAAGAGCAGAATCAGTTGTGGTAAACAAAGTTATTATAGAATTGATCCCGACATAAGGATCAAGACCTGGAGCAGTAAGTTTAACTTTTCCACCAACATCAGAAGCAACCGATCCATAATCAGCTCCATAATCTCCACTTGCCACCAAAGCCGCATTAATGTCAGTAACAATCTCAGTCGCAGTCGCATTTGCAGGATCAGATGCGGTCGCAGAAACATCAATCGTTATAGAAGGTTTTCCATCTAAACTCAGCTTCAAATTTTTATTGGTAGATACATCAAAAGTTTCAGTATTTAATCCAGTAAACTCCGCATCAGTTAATATTGTCCAATCAATATCACCACCTGTTATTTGAAAATCCTCATTTTCTTTGTAATTTGAACTTCCAGAAAACAAACCCACCTTATCCACACTTTGAATTTCATTATCAAGATCATCAATATATGAATCAATCGCTACATAATCTATTGTATAAGTAGCTCCTGAATTAAAATAAGCATCAAGAATCTGAACCTCAGTAGCAGAATTAAACTGCCACTGATCCAAAGTCAGAGCAATTCCATCAGCATAAATAGTTGTGTTTTCCTTTTTCTGATCTGAAGTATTAACCAACGTAGCTGAATGAGGAGACGTACCGGACACAGTCAAAAGTTCATTATATATTCCTCCTCTCAAAACTTCCTCATTGACTATAGACTTTTGTTTACTCCCTACTCCTACAATAACTAGATTCAAACCCAAACCAGGAGGAATAACAGCTTGAGGTTTAAACAACTCAGTTATATAAGTTCCAGGCTCAATATATTGTGTCATCTTACATGACCTCCCTTTTTATTCAATTTACAACTGAATTACGAATGGAAAACCATATATAATTTTAGCTTTATTTTTCTTCAATAATAATCTTGCTCTTGTAGAACAAGTCGAAAGAAATGACTTTCCTTTCCTATCAACCACAAAAATTTTTTACATTTAAGCAATCTCCTTAACTACTGAAACTTAGCTTAATATCCCAATCATCTTTGAAGCTATTTGAATATAAATATCAAGTTTCAGAAAGTTCCTTTTTACACTCTCTATGATAACCTAATTTACTGAAAAAATTTTAAAAATCACAGAATAATTCCTTCTTTCGATATATTCAATTCTTCAAAATTTTCCTCTCTATCAATTTGAACAAACGCTCTAACCGGAATAGATAAAGTATCAAAATACAATTTTTCCACAGGAGCATTATCCAAAAAAGTTTCAGATTCTCCTCTCCTACTATAATTAGTTGTAAAGAATATAAAACCTTCCTCCTCCAACCATTGCCCAAGATATCTATCAAAAACATAGAATCCAAAAAGTGAAGAAAGTAAATCCATAATTTCCACTCTTTGATTTCTATCAGAAGTTACAATATCCACAACTGCTTCCATAGATTCAGAAATTAAAGAATATTTTATAAAAGTATTAGCAGGAGTTTGACCACTTGTAAAACCTAACTTTGTCACTGCTGAACCACCCACTATCTCAAGTGGTCTTGAATAAACATCTCTAAGAGCCAACTTTCCTTCTACGTCATAAGACCTCAAAAAAATTAATAGTTGATCCACAACATCCTTAAACTCTTTAATAGAAACATCTGTAATATCATCAAACATTATACTTTCAAAAATTATAGTATATTCTACACCATTAATTTTTACTACAAGATCATCCTGATCGGCTAAAGTGTAAGGAGCATCCAAAGATGATATTACAACTGGATTATATTCATTCATAAATTCCTGTATTCCCACCTGATTGAAAGCTTGTCTGGCTCCTGTAGTTGTTATAGCTATCAAAGGTAATTTTTCAAAAAGATCAGCAAAATATCTCTGAATATGAACTGAACTTGAAAATCTTTCCTGATTTTCCGTTATCTCATACTTTTCTATATTTGGAACTTCAGAAACTACAGCTCTTAAAAATCCATCTTGAGCACTAAAAAATTCTGATATCCTAGAAACAAAAGTGCTTCTTACAAAATCACTCAGTCTCTCGAATCCTGTTATTATATCAGACAATTAAAAAACCTCATTGAAAATCTCACGATCACGAGATATCATACGCCCGTCAAAAATCTGCCTGAAAGTTTTGTCTTTCCAAAATGATCTTCTAAAATTAAATAATTGATACCTATTACCAGTAAATGGAGAATCAATCATCTCAATTAGAGCTTTTGGGGTAATCTCAAATTCAAGTATGGTCCACAATCCAGATATACCACTTTCAATATCAATCTTTCCAGTTCTTTCAAAAGCTTCATCTTCTGGTCCTCTACTTTTTGAAATTATTATATAATCTACATCTTTCTTGATTTTCCTTCCCCGTATCCTCAAAATTTCAAATAGAGGGCTTCTCATACTCAAATCACTTCTACTCAAAGATATTCTCACATCAGCACTATGAGCTCCTACAAAATCATTCCCAACCAAAGTTGTAATTGGTACATAACCCGAAGCATCAACATTAATGTCAACAGATACTTCAGCAGTTCCTAAATCTGTATCTCTCAAAAAAGCTCTATTATCAAACTGAAAATCATAAATATCAGATAAATCTAACCCAGTCCACTCAATAGTTCCTGATCCTTCTCCATCTACAAGTCTATATCTAAAAGGAAGAATATCTGTAACTTGCTCTATATTAACCAAAAGAGGATTGGAAATAGAAGAAACAACCCCATTCTGATTATAACTTACTGATCCAGTAGCACTTAATGTATTATAAAAGTTTATTATCTTCCTAAATCCACCTATAAATCCAGTTCCATAACAAGTAAAACAAAGTTTATCAAATCCTTCGTTCTTCTTACAAGAACAAGTTACACCATCATTTATCACCATCCACAAATTAGCTCTAATTTGAATAATATCTCTGCCTGTTTCTACTTGTTTTCTTACTCGATCAAGTTCACACCATTGATCTATAACTTTATTAGGATTCCTTCCCCAATATACCATCAATTAATCTCCATACACAACATTATCAAGTTTCTTAAAAATATCTTCTAATTCTTTATCATTATAATAATAAGATAATTCTTCTAATTCATTAACATAATCTCTCAAACGATTTCTTTTACTTTCAATAGACATAGCAACTTCTCTTATTTTATCACGATACTCAGGAACATCAAAAGCCATACTCTGAAGAACATCCATAATCTCATTAAACGTCATTTTTCATCATCTCCAAAGCTTCATCAGGTCTTAAACCTTCATCTTCAAAAAAATGAAGAGCCTCTGAAGGATCAAAACCTTTATTATAATATTTCAGAGCATAATCAGCATCAATCCCACTCCATCCAGATTTTTTCCATTCAAGAGCTAATATAGGGTCTAACCAACCAGCTTCATAAAAACCCATAGCTGAGGTAGGATTGTCCCATCCTGCCTCATACCATTTTCTTGCCAAATCCAAATCATCCCATCCAGCAACATACCATTTTAATTTCCAACCTTTAAGTTTCTCATATATTCTTATTTTTTTCATTTTCTACTCTTCCGATCAATTATATTAAAACCTATGAAACCTTGAAGTCCTATCTCAGAAAAATCATCAAAATGACTTAAAGCTCCTACTCCAACAACTGTATTCAATTTCCATTTCTTAGTTTGTGGTCTATACCCTACAAACCCTCCAATTCCTGAATTTTCAGCATTTTCAAAATCAGAAACCATATCTGCTCCCACTGTTATTCCTTTATAATCTATAAAACTAGCTCCTATCATCATACCTTTATTTACAAATTCATAACCACCAATCACAGAAATTTTAGCTATTTTATCTTTAATTTCTTTTTCTTTAACAATCGTATATCCCTCCTGCACATCACATTCTGATTCTTCCTGATTGCAGATATTAGCAGTGCATTTGAATCTCAGAGCATCTATACTTATCAAAGGAGATATATTTTCCTTCTCACATGCTTCGCAATAGATCAAAAATGCCTTTTGCACCTCCAGTGAGGGTTCTTTATAGACTATCCTCTCTTCCGTCTTTACACGCCATCTATCTTTATATTTGATAACTTCCTTTTCAACTACCCTATCCTGGTACTTGATTTCAACTTTAGGTTTCTCTCTCAGTTTTTTCTCAAGATCATTTATTTGTTTATTTTTATTGTCTATATAGTTCTTTCCATATAGACAACCTACCAACCCCAATACTCCTAAAACTACAATCAGGATTATCCAATTTCTTAATTCTTTTGATATTTCAATTATCCCCATAATAAATAATTTCTCAAAAATCTAAATTAATGAAATTTACCATCACCTTCTTTATCAACACAACCAACAGATTCTTTTATTCCATCTTCATAAATTTTAACTGTTTCTCATCAATTCTCAGTTAAAGACTTAGCATAGTCCATAGCTTCATCATAAGTATCAAAATCAATTTAATTACTTTTTTCATTATCAATAATTTTCATTTTTCAAAGATTCTCTAGTTGCTCTTTCATCTTTTTTATATTCTCAACCAAAATATTCTTAGCTTCTTTTCCTAAATTTACTTTATTTTCAATCTCTGCTTCAAAGTTATCAATCTCCTTCTTCCCTTGAAACTTTATCTTTTCTATTTCTTTTTGCATTTGAGATTCAAAATTCTTAACCTGCTTCAAATTAGAAATAATATAACCGGATATAATACCAATCACCAAACAAATTGACCCCACAATAACTAAATTTAACATTTTTTCCTCCTTTAATTACTATTTTATCTGTGATAAAACTTCACTCCCCATTTCACTCAAAACTTTATCTATTTCACCCTCATACGATAAATAAGGTTGTTTATCATCAACCAAAACTTCTACTTTATCTCCAGGCTTAAACTCTTGAGCTTTTTATATTTAGAAGAATTTATAAAACTTAAACTTTTTATTCTTTTAATCCTAACTTCATTCTCTGGAAAACTTAAATACTTTCCATAATTCCCACCACTTATATATTCATCTAAACATCCCTCTTCTTCAAGTTCATTAATTTTCTCATCATCCAAAAAGAAGCCTTTATAATTTTTCTCGTCAGCATAATCAATCAAATAATCAAGAGCATCATCCTCATTATCAGCATAAACAACAAACTTGCTTCCAAAAGGTCCGAGATAAATCAGATATGTATTTTTCCAAAAATCCTCATCTTCAGGATTCACTACTTCAAATTCCTGAGCTTTTTTACTTTCAAAAGGCAAACTCATCTGCTCTTTAGGAACTGGCTCATGTTCAGGAAGAGCTTTGATTTCATCTTCCCCATAATATTGTTTCAGTTCTTCTATATCAGATTCCCCCCAAACACCAACTATCATCCCATCATAAGTATATATAAAGTTAATTCCTTTTTCCGACAATCTTTTAATTTCTCTTTTCCAATCCTCCTCTACTCCTCTTTCATCAACATCTACTTCTGATCCTGTGTATTCAGCATTATTTCTATAAAGATTCCACAAGGAATCTTCAATTGTTGCTCTAGTTTCATCAGATAAAGAATCAAAATTAAAATCCATGAGTTCATCCAAATTTATGATGTTTATAATATAATCTTTTCCCCATGAATTATAATTCTCAGTAATCTCCTCACTTTCTTTTTCTGAATAATCATATTCATCAAGAATAGGATAATCTTCCAATCGTCTTTCAATATCTTCCAATATAGCAATTTTATCTGAGGCATCTTTGTGAACTAAAATAACCTCAATCCATCCTACCGCCCAATGACTAAATCTTTCAACACTAACCCCATCACCTTCTCCCCCTAACATCTCCAAAGCCACTTCAAAATTAGATTTTTCAAGAGCACCACTATCTCTACTAATAGAAGGACCTATATAATAATCTCTAAAATCTTCCCCTAAATAATTAGAAGCCGGTTCCCAAAGTTCCAATGATTTCTTTTTCATTTAATATCTCCTTATTAACCCGAAACAAAGAAATTTCTAAACAATGATCCCGCTGGAGCTGTTCGTAAAAAAGTATAAAATGGAAATGAAGGAACCATCTGTACCTGCACTCCTCCAATACTTGTAAACTCCATTTTAAACATTCTTAATTGATCTTTTATTTTAGCAAGTAATGATGTCATCATACTATTTAACTTACTAAAGTGATCTAAAGTAAATGAGAATCCTTGATCTGAAAAAGCGCCCACATCCGTATCAATAGCAAACATAGCTTGTGATGTAATCCCCACCACAGTTGCAGAATCAATTAAAAGTTGACCATAAGTTTTAGGATAATTATCTAATGTAAATCCAGTTACAGGAGGAAAAGTGTTAATCTCATCTAACCCTCCCTGTAAATAATACATAAGGTTTGCATCTGTATATCCTATCCTTGCATCTCCTACTAATTTAAATGCTTTATCCAACTCATTTTTCAATCTAGGAAACCAACCAAATGTAGAGTTCCTAAGAACACTAAGGTAAGAAAGAATCAAAAACCATTCTCCAGCAGACACATCCTGCCATTGCCATTGCAAAGTATAATGTTTAGGAGCATTAACCACAAGATCATAGTTAGGAACATAAGTACTATTCACAGCATCAATATAAAAAACCCCAACACTTTCTTTCTCAATTAAACCGCTAGCAAGATCATCCTGAACAATAATATTATCTTTCTCATCCTGAACAGTTAATTTTATATCATTAGGATCATAAGGATCATTATTAGAATCTTCAAAAAATATCTTCAATCTTTTACTTATCCCTTTAAGAGTAACAATAACTCCTTCAGGATTTGTATAAAGATTTTCAGAATCAAAACCTGAGAACTGTGCTCCCATTAATCTCTCCAGTTGTTGGATTTCATTACTAACACAACTTTACCACCAGGAGGGGTGCCTGTATCCAATGCTATAGTTTCAATTCCAAAGTATTGTCCTGCTCCTAAATTTATCTTATCATCATTTCTGTTAAAAAAACCATTACCATAACTTTCAAAAATTATCTGCTTATTATCATCTGCAAAGTTTCTAATGACACCTCTAACAAGAACATTAGATAAACTATCATCATTAAAAACTACTCTTATATCTCTTACAGTTGAAGATAAACTAGCTACAAAATTTTGCTTAAATTCAGTTCCTACAAAATTATCATCTCTACTAAATTCAAAACTATCGTAAACGTTTCCTAGTTTCTTTGGTAAAACCTTTCCCATGTCTTATATTCCTTTTTGTTACAGTTACTCTCACACCTACCTTAACAGCCTTTCTTCTTTTTTTAGCTCTCACTACAGAAAGAGCTGGAGACAAATGACTATATTCAGGAATCCTTAAAGCTACAGTTATATCTTTAAGTAAATCTTTATCACCTACATTATATATTCTCCAAAGAAGTTCTTTAAACCAATCAACTCCTCTATCAATATATTTACGAATAAAAGCTTCCCCTCCCACATCAGTAGGTTTAGACTCAGTTTGAATAATCTGCTCAATTTGAGAAAGAGAAGGAAAATCACTAAAAGAATCTTTTTTTATCTTTTTCATATTTAGCTCTTACTCCTCCTCATAATATTCACCCATATATCCTTTAGCTTGAGCAATATCTTCATCGGTCACACCAGTTAAATAATATACAAAACCTTCTTCTGTCCATTCAATACCTACCTTTTCTCCTACTTGCAGATCAGACTCAGGTCCAAGTTCTCTTATATCATCCTCTGTAACAGTAAAAACAGCAAAACCTGTATTGTCTCCCCAAACATATTCTTCTTCCGCTTCATCATTCATCATCAGATCATAAAAATAAACTACAGGATAACGTTCACCTTCAAATTTTCCTGGAGTTCTTATAATTCCATGTTCATCAATTTTAAATCCTTCCTCAATAAGCTTATCTTTGAAAGAAATATTAACTAATCTCTGTTTAATACCTCGTTGCACTCCTTCAGGAGCTTCACTTAAAGGAATCGGTATTCCAAAGTCTTCTATATTATAATCTTCAATCTCTCCTATATACATATTAACTCCTTGAGGACTATCAGCATTAGAACTCATAGTAAATACAGAATCTCCTATAACCACTGTATAAGGATCAAAAGCTTCTGTAGAGGAATTATAGTAAACTTGAACTTTATCTTTATATATTTCATATCCATCTCTTTGAAACTTAATCTTTTTACTTTTTCTATATTGAGATTTACCTGCATTAGATTTATTTACAGCTTTCCTATTTAAAATTGATCTCCTTTTCATATTCTACTCCTTATTATATCAAGGATTTACAAAATAATTACGACTCAATATTATCATTCTTCTCTGTAGTTTCCTCACTTTGTTCTTTCTGTAATACTGAAAGTCTTTTCTGCGCCCAAGCCACAACTGTCTTATAACCACAACCACCAATTACATAATTGTATTCATCAACAGTCAGATTCAACTTTCCAAGCTCATCAATCACTTCAGAAGCTTTCATCCTATTTTCAGACAAAGAAGAAGTTTGAGAAATTATCTGTAACACTCTAGGATTTAACCCTGTATCAGCAGTTCCAGGAATTTCTAAATCATTATCTTCTACACCCTCATCCATAGGAGTTTCCATAACATCCATTTTCAAACTATCTTTTTCTTCTTTTAAAGGTTCAAGTTCTTTACTCCTATGCTTACTGATCTTTTCAGCAATTTCTTCTACTATATCATCAGGTTCTTTAGAAGTTTCTTTTGCAATCTTCCTTATAGTATTTTCATATTGTTCAACAGTAAGCAACCTGAGTGCAGGAGGTCTCCGCATAACCAACTTTCTAAAATCAGGAGAACTTTTAATTATCTCCTTAGTCATATAATCAGAAAGATTTATAGGTCTTCTATCATTAGGAAGAGTAAAAGGTTCAGGTCTTTGACCAGAATAAAAACTCATTGATACTACTCCTCCCGAAATATTTTGAACGTATACTTCATCATTTTCCTTAAAATAACTTTCAATACTCCTTCGATCCATTTTCGTATCCTCCTTTTTGAATACTTTTTTCTGTAGTTGAATTAAAGGCAATCCCTCATCTAATAACTTTGCTTTTCCTGAACCTAATAATTTTCTGGCTTTGCCTGGTCTCGTAGGCTCTAACCTTCGATATATTAAATCTACAACTTGAACACTCTTTTTTGAATTTTCCATCTTCTTTCATTATTCGATCAGGGATTTTCACCCACCTCTTTATCTTCCTCATGAAGACAAAGGTATTGTTCCAATTAAAACTTAAAAACTTTACTTAGAACCGATAGCCACAGCCTTACTGTTACCGTTACCAAGACCAATAATCTCGTACTGAGCAACACCCTTCTTAATCTCGTTTCTCACAAGAGTATTATACTCTTCACTCTGAAGTGATAATCTTTCACCAAGCCTTCCGAGATACTTACCCTCAGTAACAGCATAAATCCTACCAGGAGGAACAACCTCCTCTACTCCAATACCAGCAGATGTAATGATCTGACAATTCAGAACATTCCCAATATAACCTGCTAGGATCAACTCTCTCTGAGTAACAAAATCAACTTCCGTGGACATAGTTTTAACTATGTCAGAAAGTTCACTTCTTGAGATGATGAACTTATCACAAGTCAGCCTGTGTCTTTCAACCTGAAATCTCACGTCTTCAAAGACATTAAGATTCAAAGTCGCGTAGGTAACAACATCATTGACAGTTCTACCAACCCTATCCAAAAGCTGTTGTGCCCGAACATCCTCACCTCTCATTATCTGCTGAGCCGCACGATCCACACCACGATCAAAAATATCCCAATTAGCCTGTACGATATCAAGTATATCAATCTCCACAAAGGCTGTATTCTTGAACTCACCAGGGAAAACATACTTTGAACGAAGCTGTGAAACTATGGTTTGACCATCACCAGCAACAACCCAACCAAGAACATCAACATCTTTCGGGATTCTAAATATTTCACCCTGATTCAGAGTAACAACATCCAGAACCTTTCGAGTCCATCCAGCATAGTCCACGATCTTGTAAACAACTTCTCCAAGAGTCTGAGCTATAACCTTCATCCCCTCTTGAGGGTCTTTAGCCGCCGCAGTAAGCACACGTCGCCTAACGTCTTCTCCTACTAAAGATTTACGTATAACTTCAGTTTTTTGAGAAGAAGCTCTTCTTAAAATATCACTAATTCTATTTCCAGCATCTTTATTATCCCAAGCATTAAGCTCACCATTTCTATCAAAATCCTTCTCAAAAGGGTCTTCCTCCCATAACTTTCCTGTTCTACCAGACTTATATTCTCTATAAGGATTCTTTCGCATTTTTAATTACCTCCTATTAACTTTTTAGAACCTTACAGGTCCAACTCCGCAATCAACCAAGGATCAGAAGCGGTGGGGACCTGTTTAACATAACCTACTGCCACAACACTACCAGTACTATCAGAAGTCAATAAACCATCTCCATTATCATAGAGAGGATCATTAACTGCATAAGCCTGAGAAGTGTCATAACGATTAGTGACAATAGTCATCCGACCCTGATATACAACTACATTTCCCGATCCAAAAGTTTCATCAAGATCATTTCTAAGGTTCTTACCAATTTCCTCCTGAATCTCCTCCTCAGTCCTCTGATAAGTATAACTTACCAGAACAGTATCACCGTCATCAATGGAGCCAGTAGCAATACGAGCAATAGTTCCATTAGTATCATTAAAAGTATAATCAGTATCCTCTTCATAAGTTGTAGTTCCCGCCTCATCAGTAACCTTCTGAGAACCATCCACAATATTTGCATGAGCCAATTCGATAACATCCTCTTCGGTCAAAACAGCCTCTTCATCAATCTGAGGAGCATAGAGAATACTACTTTTAGTAAGACCTGCAATTCCTCTCAAAACATCAGCAGTTCCATCCGAACTCTTAGTCCACCCATCAGCAGACCAATGAAGCAAATCTCCTTCTTCAAAAGTAGCATTAGGATCAACAGGATCAGTCCCTAACCTTTTCAGTACAACATTTCTTGTACGATCTAACATTTTTTATTACCTCCTATTAACTTTTGTCTAGTCCAAAACCAGGTAAAGATTTCTTGACTAAATCTTTAAAATTCTCATCACTATAAATTCCAGAACCAGTTCTTCCCACAACAGTCAAGTCATTTTTACTAGCTTCCTTTTCTTTGTCAGACATCCCCGATACACTTACAGGGGAAAGATTCCTAATATCATCTTCGATCTGATTGAAAGCATCATCATTCATTTCCATTAATCTTTCAGCCGACTTTATAAATTCATCTATAGCCTCTGATGAAAGAACCTTTCTAAAAGACCTTTCAATGATATCAAGAGCCGTGTCTGTCTTCAAACCTCCGAACTTTCCATGAGGATGAATCAATTCCTCACAAAGCTCGTCCTTTATAGCAAAGAGACCGGAAGTATCTATGTTTAAAAGTTGTCTTGTAGCCGCAAGTTTTAAAGCTCTATAGAATTTATCTCTAAAAGCTTTATTTAATTCCTTCGCTCTTCTGGAAGATGCAACTTCAATCTCCTCTTCATCTATTCCCATCTCTTCCATCGAAGGAACCTTATCAGCTATCTCATCAACCTTTTCCCTCACATCTTCCATCTCTTCTTCCACAACCTCCTGTGTTTCAGCTTCAACTGTTTCTGCAATATCCTCCACTTCTTTCTTTATTTCATCTTTTATTTCATCAGGAGCATCACTTTCTACAAATTCATCAACTATCTCAGTAGCGGCATCTTCAGGACTCATTTCCATATCATCCACATAATAATTAGTAACTTCCTCCACTAAACCGGGAACATCCACTACCTCTACATTCTCCTCTATTACCTGTCCCAAATTATCAGGAAGTTCTTCATCATCTTGAGCTCTCCTCTTCAAAGCTCCTTTTGTAAATAAATCAAGTATGATCTTCCTAGCTTCTTTATCACTTTTCTTCTCATATTTTTCATAAAGTCTCTCCAAAGCTCTAGCCAACTTCTTAGCTTTTATGAATCTCCATTTGTTAAGTTTCAAACCTTTTCTTCTATACCTTCTACCACTCATCTTATCCCAATACCCATCATCTGAAACCTGATCCTTCATATTCTTTAAAGAATAATCCTTTTTATCAGTTATACCATCAGAAGTCAACCTATCTTCTCTAGGAGAAAGACTGCCAGTACCCCTGTCAATTGTTCCATCTTCAAGAATTGATTTAAATCTTCCAAATCCATATTTCTTAACTACAAAAGCCAACCCCTTTCTCACCAAATCATCAAGAACATTTTCTGCAAACCTTCTCTCATCACCAGCTTTCAGAACCTTTCTGAAAGAAGTTCTCCTATCATTACCAAGTCTGACAAACTTAACCTTTCCATTTCCTAATACAGTAATTTTCCAATCTCTATAATTAGGATACCTCACATCTGTAGCTCTCTTATCAATACCTTCAATATAATACTCTTTCTTTACTAAATCCTTTGCCGATTTCCTGTTTCTAAGATTTCTTCTTTTGTTATTTTCTAAACTTCTACCCTTTCTGTTTCTAAGAATTTTACTTTCAACAGTCCTAGAAACAGGAGTTTTCCTAACACTCCTAGTTCTTTCTCTCATTTTATTCCTCCTGTTTTTATTTAAAGTTTTTCCATATACACCAGACTCATCCAACTTCTTTTTCTTGAGAAATCTATTTTTCAATCCTTTCTTAGAAAATAAACTTCTCATATTTTCCTGCTCACCATAATTAGGTTCACGATTATACTTATCTCTGAACCACTGTTGAGCAGAAAATTCATCTGTAACCTCACCAGTTGTTATATCTTGAGACAAGTTCAATAACCATCCCCTCTCCTTTTCAGAAGGAACAACATTTTCATCAGGAACTTGAGCTTTCTTTCTACTGGATTTTAATACAAAATCTTCAGAGTTTTCATTAAACCATTCATTATCTTCAGTTATCATATTATGTCTAAAATCTTCTGGTTGAAATTCCTGATATTCTTTATAATATAATGGACCAACAGATTCTACAACTTCTCCTCTTTCATTCACACCAACAGCATATACATCACCTGATACAGTGTGCATCCAATATTTATAATTTGTAGCTTCTGAATTTTGAACTTTCTTTATTTTTCTACCTTTACTTTTGAAATACTGAACACGTTGTTCCTCTTTTTGAACTTCCTCTTTAGAAGGTTTCTCAGGACCAAACCACTTCAAAATTTTGCTTGCATCATCCTTAGAAACCAAAGCCCATTCTTTTCTCTCGGTTTCTTCTCTATACTTTTTTATAAGTCTTGAAACCTTCTTGATATGTCCTTGATTTCTTGAGAATGAAGATTGTGCCCCAACCTTTTTCTTATCAGCTACCATGTACATTATATCCTCCACAATTTGTTCGGCAGTTGCAAAAGGAGTGATATTACTCAATCTCATAAGAGTTTCTATAACTTTAGTTTTACTCAATCCTTCTCTTATAAGATTCTTAGCTATACTCCTTAATTCACTTTCTGAAAATGAAACCTTACTTTTACCAAATATTTCTTTAGGTTTATCTTCTTTTATACCCCAATCAACCCATTTCTGAGATTTCTTTTTTCTATTTCTCAATTTCCTTATAGATTTTACAGTTCCAGCATCTCTTACATCACCAAACTGTTCATAAGCCACTAATGCATTCATAAGATCAGAAGCCACATCATGTGGATCAGAATAAATATTACCAGACAAACCTATAACACCTGTAATACCATCACCTGTTGCAGAAATACTAACTTGAAACAATGTTACAGGACCACGTACACGATATCTCTCAAATGACATATAATAATTTATTCCTTCATAACCAAAATGAATAACTACAGACTCATTATCAAATTTTAAAGGTTTTAATGGAGAATCTAATAAATCAGATTTATCCTTAATAATCTCAAACACATCACCACCAAAAGATGAAAGAGAACCCTCATAACGAGATTTTTTACTTTTTCTATCTTTCTTCCCTTCACGCTCCATTAAATACTCAGAAACTAACTTACCCAAGTCAAATCCTGTATCTTCAACATTAATCCTATATTCTTTCCATAACAATTCATCTATTTTATCAAGATCATATCTAATCTCATCTCCATACTTTGAAATTATAGCTCCTACATATTCTTTTAATTCTTCCCATAACAATTCATCTATATCAAAATCATTCTGAGCTTTTTTCTTACTTAATTTTTCTAACTTTTTAAACCTTTTCTTCATCGCCGCTTTCAAAGTTTCCTGCTTCAAAGCTCCTTCATCAGCAGGATCACCCACAGCAGAAATTTCATCAAACACAACTCCGAAGCATTTTTCATAAGCCAACTTTTCTTCTTCATTTCCATTCTCATCTGCAACCTTAAAAGTTGACATTTTATGATTCAAAATATGATTGCAAAAGCTAGCTTCATCATAACTTTCATTTCCACAAACATTACAAACTGTATAATCAACAGAACACCCCATAGAGAATTTATCAACTTCCCCATTCTTAACCATTTCTCCATAAACTGGGTCTTTGGTTTTATCAACTGCAATACAGAGTTCTACATAAGCATTTCCTTCTTTTGGTTTCTCAAGATGAGAATCCAGAACAAAACCGTAAACTTCCCCATCCTGCCGATGTTCAATAAAATGAGGTTTAAGAGTAAAACTTTGATAAACTTTACATCCATACTTAGGATCGAATCTTTCCAGTTCTTCAAGTGTAAAAGCATCTCCATTACAATTAGGCTCATCAGCATGAAGAGCAATTAAAACCATATATTCATAATCATCAGGATTTTTTGAAAGTTTGTATTTATCAGCAACAATATTAATAGCTTCCTGAATATTTAATCTTCCTTTTTCATTACGAGCAGCTATAGAAGGAAGTAACCTAACTTCTTCTGAAATAGAATTTATTTTTCTCATAATTACAATTTCCCTCCATATATCATAATATCCTATTATGAATCAAAAAATTTAAAAAACAAGAGAAAAAAACATGTTATTATTCTTTTCTCTATTCAACTTCTGCTCCAGCTTCTTCAGGAGGAATTTCTTCTCCTTCTTCAATTTCCTCCCCTTCCACAGGAGTTTCTAATTCCTCCATTTCCCCAGGACTCCCAATTCCTGGAGGAGGAGGACCACCAGGAGGTAAAAAACCACCTGAACTTTCTGGAGTTTTTTCAGCAGGAGACTCACCTTCTTCTCCATATTTTTCTTCTAATTCTCTAAGAACTTTATTTTCCTCTCTCCATTTTTCTTCCTCCTCCTTCCAATTCAACCCTACAGTAGCAGATGCTTCAGTTCTTGAAACATTAACCCCAAATTTTTCTTTTATCTCCCCATATAATCTTACAAGGTCCCCCTTACTCTGAGGATCAAGACTTTTACTCCATACTATCTTAGGAATAATATACCTATTTCCTTCTTCAAGTTCTCTCCTGCTTCTTTTAGTTTTTACTCGATGCTTAACTTCTGCCTCAGTTGGCATGATCCAATCATTTTTCTCAGCCATAACTTTAAAAAATCTAGGATACCACCATCTCCTTTCAAAGAATGATCTCATACCATTCAATCTTGAAAGAAATATTTGTAAACCTTTTTCTGCTGAATTATAAGAAGCAATCCCATCTAAAATATAACTCTCCGTATCTTTTACAGTCAAACTATAAACTTCAGGATTTACACTCTTATCAACCTTTACTTTACTTACAGACTTAACTTTTATATATTTATCTTCTAAGGGAGAATACAAATAATCAGTATCCGTAATCTCATCTGCTCTTATCTTTAAACCATTTTCACCAACAGGTAATTTATGATTATCTGTAATAGTTAATTTTTTATCATCAACTAAAGTTATTTCCATCATCTCATCAGGAGACGGATAAACCAAAACATCAGTCACTTCTTTAACATTTCCAAATCTATCTATAACTTTATCCCCAATTTTAACATCACCAATACTTTTAGTTGACTTATCAAACATTGTTATATTAGAATCTACATAAGAGCTGGCATATGTCACCTCTCCTGTGAGAAAAGCCTTGGAAGTTCCAAAAGCTATGAGTTTAATTCTTTCAATCACATCCCAATTCTTATCTATAGTCATTACTCTTTCTGTTGTTCCAAATGCTTCCATATTTAAACCATAATGATAAATTAACCAAGCATGAGGATCAGTTTCAGCTATTGCTAATAATGATCTTAATTTGTCTTCATGCTCCGGCCCAGGTATCCACCCGGTTGCAGGGTTTCCTAATTTTGCAATTTTCAAAGGTCCGGCATGTCTTCGAGCAGTAGCCAAACTAGCATTAAATATTGCATCCTCATACATCAAAACTCTCCATATTCTACTAAATATACTTACACCCCTCACATCATAAGGACTTAATCTTCTAGGAATAAAAGTTACATTTTCTTCCGTGTTTAATGGTATATTTCTTCCCATCATAATTAATTCAAGAAATTCTTCAGGAACATTCTTTCTAAATCTTTCAAATTTAGGATCGGGATTAGTCAGCATATTTCTAACTTTATCCGAAATTTCAAGTTCCACATAAGGATCAACTCCTATAAATGGAACATCCTCAACTATCACATTCATAGGGTCTTGAAATCCTAGATAAATCCAATGACCCTGATTCTCATCCCAAATCAGATGAGGAATAACCTCTCCATCAACCATATAACCAACTATCAACCATCTAAATTGTCCTAAAGCCTCTGTATCCTCCAAAGCCTGATAACATATATCCCTTATTTCACTATCAAACCCTTCTCCTGAAAGCTCAGCATCAGACAAAAGCATCTCCGAGTACATATCAATTATATTTCCGCAAACTGGATCAAGAGCATAAAAGAATCTCCAATACTTCATTGCTTCCTTGACATTGCTTGGAAAAAACAATCTGTCAGGAGATGCAAACTCAGGAATATAAGGTTGAGGAACAGTTACAGAAATATTAGGACTGACAGCCGAAGTTCCCCCTCCTATGATTTGACCTGACTTACTTATACCTTCTTGAGTTCCTTCATAAAATCTTGTGACTTCCTCTGTAATCCAGTCTTTGTTTCCAGAAGTGCGAATTATCATCGGGAAATAGTTTTCTTTATTATCAAACTTCAATCCTGATTTTTTAACTTTTTTAGCCATATCTTAAATTTTCTCCTTTCTTAAAATTTCCCGTATTTGTTTTATTGACTTATCAGAATCAATCACAAAATTATAAATTATCTCATCATGATAAGTTGAACCTAAAAACATTTTTCAAGCGTCAATCTTCTTCATAAATTGCATGTTCAAGTTCTTTATTCCAGGCTCTCAAACTCTTAAGCAAAGAAACTCCACTGTCCCAAAGTCTCTTAACATAACCTTTTATCTTTTCCCACACACCTTCAGCTTTTCTTTTGTTATGATAAGATTCCAGAAGATAACTTAACCTCTCCTTATCCACTTCATGAGCAAACCTTTTAACTATTTCACTCCATATTTTACTTCTTTTCATTCCTCGTTTGTAAGAATCTTCTATAAACTGATAAGCATAGAACTCAGGATTTAGACCGGAAACAGGAATTGAACTTTCAACATTCTTAGGAGTAACATCAACACGTATCCTTTCGTCAAGTTCTTCCAAACTATCTATATACTCCTGGAATTGCTTTCTCAAATCCTCATTAACATTTTCAAGCATATAGTTAATTATTTGTTTCCAAGGTTTAGATTTCTTCTGAGACCATTTTTTAATCTTAATCATATATTGCTCAGTTTTATAAATTTCAGTATTCAATTCATCATGAAGTCTGCTGAAAAACTTTAACTTTTCTTTATGTTGAGATTTTAAAGCATCTAACTCCTGTTGCTTGATCTTTATCCGGTTTATTAATTCTGTTATTTGATCGGCTTGTTGATTAACTATACTTGTAAGTTCTTCATCTGAAAGTTTAGCTAATTCAGCATCCTCGTAATCTGCTATAAGTTTATTAAATTCTTCAGTTTCTCCTCTAGAACCGTCTCTTAAAGCTCTTGCCATCCATCCCATAGGATATGTATAATAACTCATAGTATCAATATCAAATTCTTTTCCAGCTTCACTAAGTTCTCTAGCTACATCTTCCATTTCTCTTTTTACATCTTCTCTATCTCTTTCAAGATCATAAAGTTCCCTTTCAGTCTCACTTATTTCTCTATCAAGAGATTCCCATTCTCTTGATAGTTGCTCTATATCTTTGCCCATTTCTTCAATTTCTCTATCTTCATTAGTATCAAACCATTGAGCTTTTTTAATTTTAAAAAACCGTCTTTTCATTCTCTTATAATCATCAGTAACTTTTCTAAGCTCGTAGAGCAACCCTGTCCTTGCAGAAGCAATAGTATTAATTATATCTTTTATTTCTTGATGAAGAGCATTAGCTTCCTTCAACATATCACCAAGTTCCATAAACCTATCTGAAAGTTCAGTTATCCTTCTTTCTAAATCTTCCTTAGTTTGATAATATAACCTTTTCATTTTTGACTGTTTGGATTTTGAATAAGAATAATCCTCATTCAAAGATTTCTTCCCAAGTTTATACACACCAGATACAGGAACATTTTTCAGATCATCCATATTTACAGATTTTTTCTTTTTATCACTACTCCTAAAGTAAGGATAAGATATATCACTAGAAAGATCAAAGTTGAATCTGTACTCAATATATAATTTTATTTTTTCTGGATCAGTAATTTTATAAACTTTAGCCCCATTCTCATCTTTCCAAAGAGAGGCATAATTAAAAGCTTTTTCCTTATCTCTAAAAACTCCCACCAAAGTTTTCTTCGGTTCATCCTCTCGGACTATATATATTTCTTCTAGATGAAGTTTACTTTTTCTTTTTTTATTTCTTCTTTTCTTATTAGATTCAGCCTTTTTCCAAACCCAGTCTATAACTTTTGATTTCTTAGGTTTATTTGGAACATCATAACCTCTTTCTCGTGCCATCTCATAAGCTATAGCAATAGCCTGGTTCTGTGGTTTTCCTTCATCCATAAGTTTACGAATCTTATCACTAATAAATTTCTGAGCCTCATCGGTCATAGAATTTTTTTTACTTTCCATAATAATCTTTTTAACTTTTGAATACTTTGATTGTGAATAATTTTTATTATAAGATTTCTTGCTAATTTTATGTACATCAAACAGAGGAACATTAATTAACATATTATTATGATTTAATCTAACTAAAATTAAACCATCTTCTCTAATTTTCTCAACAAAACCTGTATCAACACGATGTCTTCTGATAAGAGGATCAAAGTAATCAATCAAAACTTCTTCACCTACTTCCACATCATCATAAACTCCTTCATCTTCTTCCAGACCATCAATAAATTGAGACGGATAATTTTTATTATAAGGATCAGATACATCACTATATAGTTTTATCCTTTTAGAACTAGATACAGCAATTTCACCTTTCTCACTATATTTATTTTTTAATTTATTATACAATGCTCTAACATCCTTTTCAGAAGCATTTTTCCCACACTCTCTCTCAGCCTTCTTCCATATCCAACCTATAACTTTATTTTTTCCAATTTCTCGTTTACTTTTTTTCGATTCTTCATAAGGCCAGTTATCAAGAATACTCTCAAAAAATTCTTCTAAATTTAGAAACAACCCAAATTTCTTTTTAAACTCATGAAACTCATCTAAAATATCATATATTCTATCATCAAAAGGATCAGTAATTCCAGCCTCTAAAGCCCAATCGTTTATAAATTCATCAATCAAATTCTGGATTTCCTGCTGTTCATGCTCCCATTTTTCTCTTAATATATCATTTCCGTTTGTGCTGTTTTTAACTATTCGACTTTTTATTCTTTTCTTAGCCCCTTTAGTTTTTTCCTTCTTAGCTTCTTCTTCCATTTCTTCTAACCTATCATAATAATCGTTCATTTCCATGAGATGATCCTTTGCTATGTCCTTAGCTATTTCAGGGTCGTCTGTATGTTCCAATTCCACATTGATCCCTTTTTCTAACTGTTTCCGATCGAACTCATCATCAGGAACCCCATCAGCCAAACCTCCGGGAAGACCTTTATCATTATTGTTTGAGTTTTCTGGATTTTCTACACTATAATTTTCTATCTCATAAACAGGAGTTCCTTTTTCCTGAGACTTTTTCTTACCTTTATTTTGAGCTTCCCTATTTTTCTTATACAGTCTCTCCTCCATCAAATCCTCATAATCTTCATCATAATAATCTCTTTCATAATCCATAACCATATCAAACAATTCACTCCATTCATATTCAGGAAAAAGAACAGAAAGTTCATCAACCAAAACTTCTGGATCATCCAAACTATAACCAAAATAATTCGTTAAATCCATAATTTTATTTTCCACTTCATCCGTCAAATAAGACCTTCTTCTATTCTTACTCTTGCTCATGTTTACATGAAGAACCGGAAGCAATTTTGATTGACATGAAGGACAATAATCTTGATCTTCCTGAGTCAATGTAATTAAATCCATACAAGAGGGACAAACATATCTCAGAATATTCCCGGTTCCCAATACATCCTTTTTAATACTTGCATTTTTCATAAAATCATCCCTCGTTAATTCAAATTCAAATTTTTCAGAGTCAGTAAACTTAGCTCCAATACTTTTCCAAAAACCTATTGAATCTTCAGTTGCTTCTCCAATAATTATATCAGAACCAAAAAAATCAAAGAGCTTACTTATTGCATCTTTTCCAATTCCTTTTCCTGAATAAGAAGACAGAACATAAATAGCACTTAAAAAAATCTCTCCTCCACTTTTATAAGCTTCTATACCTCCAACTATTTTTCCATCATATATAATAACTAAGTTCATTCCCAAAGAAGGTATAAAAAGATAAACTTCATCCTTAAATTCTTCAGTTAACTTATGCTTTGATTTATCATAATATTCAATCTCTACCAATCTCAAACTCCTTAGTTAACCTATATTATAACTTATCACAATATTCAAGTTCTATCACTTCTATTATAAACACTTAATCATCAAAAATTTTAAACTACCATCTACTAAATCTTGCTATGCTTCCCATTGTGCTGGTTGAATAATTAGACCCTCCATAACATCCTGGATTATTTTTATTAAAACCAGAAGTCATCATCCTATGACAATTGACAACACATTCAAACAAATCCGAAGTAGAATCATGAGAATGATCCACCTTAGATAAATTTTTATCTCTCTGCATCCTCTTCATTTCCCAATAAAGCCTCGTCTGAGAATCCATAAGTTTAGGTTCCCCATCCTCAGAACCTTTCCTTGGAAGCAACTTTATTTTTCCTTGTAGAGCTGCGGCTTTGAAAGAAAAAAAATCGGCGAGTCTTACAGAACTCATAGGATACTGTTCAACATTATAACCTTTTCTTTGTAAACTTTGAACTATAGTTTCAGAGTTCCAGTAATCAAAGCATATTTTATTAACTTTTATCTTCTTACAAATAGATTCCAATAAAGATTCAATACTTAAAAAATCAACATATCTTTTATTTTTCGCGTCTGGAAGAATATGAACTCCAAAACCTTGGACAAGTTTAACTTCTCCATTATCAGTAAACTCTCTTTTTGCTCCTACAATAGCAAATGTATCCCTGCTTTTTCCTGCATCACAAGCTATAAACCAGTCTCCCAAATCTACAGTTCCAAAAGTCATGGTTTTTCCGATATAACAAACTTCACCCACATATCTATCAACAGAAGAAAATTCAAATTGAGAAACTAACTCATGATCTTCAACAAAATTTTTAAATAATTCCCAATCTTCAATAAATGGAATAGCAGAACCAGGAGGATCAGCTCCAAAGTCTCTTTTTGCTCCGTGATAGTCTTCTTTAAATTCCTGCTCAAAATCTTCTTCTTTATATTCTCTATTAAATTCCCAAGTAGAAAATTTCATAGAAAACATATTCTCATCTTTCACATCAAGTCTTTTCATTCCATAATCATCAACAGATATAGGACTCTCAATAGCTATTAATGATCCCATCCAGTATGGAAGTTTCTTTTCATTTACTAATTTTCTTACAGTTTTCAAACTATGATTTCCAACTCTCCAAACTTCCGAAGCTGATCTTTTAGATTCAGTAGTATCAAATCTTCCAAGCTCATCAATCACATAAATAATTCTGGTTCTACCTGCTAAAGTAGCTGATGATGAGTTCATTCCTACAATCTTATATCCATAAACATTATTAATTATTTCTTCTGATAAGATTATATAATCACCACTTTTTACAAAACCCAAATCTACCATTTGATTATCAAGATTCCTAAACCACTCTGTATCTCTTCTTAAATTTATAAACTGCGCCCATATTGTATCTTTTGTTTGTTTACCAGAAACAGCAAGACAACATAATTCAATATGAGGAGATTTGTGAAGACCAAGACAATCTTTTATATTACCAAGACTCAAAATAAACTGTTCAAAATATGTCATTATGATTGAGGCAAGCATAGTTTTACCTGCTCTCATTCCCACTATACCTAAAAGAATATTATAATTATTAAGTAACCCCTCCTCTACAAGAGTTTTCTTTTCTAACCCGCATTCAGGACAATACTCTTTTCCATTTTCCCATACTAAGATTTTATCATTATACAGTTCTTTCTTATCTACTGTAAAAACATCAGTACCGGAAAATGAAGCACAAAGAGGACAGTAACACTGAAAGAACTCCCTCAGTGCATAATACTGTCCTCTATTATCGAAGATTCCCTTGAGTCCAAGAAATTTACCTGAAGCCGCCCATTCGATAATTGAACTAGGGTGTCTCAATTCTAAAACATTATTATCAGTAATAACATTATCTAAAACATAATCTAAATTCCTTCTCAACTCTCTGACTCTTGCACTTGAATCAAGAAAAGACAATTACCCTCCTACCAGTTTCGTAGCATAATTTTTTAAGAAAAGATCATTTCCTGTATCAAAAATACATCCTTTCTCCCATTTTCCATTTTCAAACTTAGCATAACAACCTTCTCTGTTTATCCAATCACAAACAGCCGTATTCGTATCTGATCCACATTTAGGACATTTCATTGGAGACATTAATTCTATCCTTGAAATACAATAATGATAATCACCTGTACCATCAACAAACTTCCCACATCTATAACATCTACCTATATAATCTATTCGTGATTCATATATCTTTCCATCTGTAGTCATCTCCATCATAAATCACCTTTTAGATTAATACACAATTATCAAACTCATTTTATATCTTCACACTATTCTCCACAAAATTTACAGGTATGTTTTACCCTATTATCCTAACTTATAATTTCTTTCCTAACTCTTCATCAAACTTTTTGAAGTTCTTCTCAAATGATCTACCCAATCTTTCTTTTATGAGAAACAGCATTTCTTCTCTTTTTCCAGGGTTGTCAATTGAGCTCAATATCACTTCCTTAAAAAGATTACCGACATCTACTGAGATACTTTTAAAATTATCATAATAAACTTTTACAACTATCTCTTTTACATATTCTCTATCGGTTGTAATTTTAGATATATCATTAGCTATCCTTCTTAGTTCTCCTGTTATACTACTCATAACAGGAAGATGAGAAACCTTGAGTTCTGATCCATGCTCTCTCTCGAATTTTGACATTTTAGCTGATAAATCAGCAAACAATTCCTTCAGTTGAACAAGAGCATCAAACTCCATACTTAACTTTCTGGTATCAGCACAATCTACTGGACCTTTATTCCTGATCCTGTTTGCATAAGATTGTTTTCTATACTCCATAGAAAGATTAGGAGGAAGATGATTCCTATAATGTTTTCCAAGAACCTGATACTTAATATCACTTATACCTTTCTCTTCAAGAATATCAATAACATCTTTAACCATAAGTTGTTCATCAAATTTCTGTTTATGAACAATCCTATCCACTTCAGGATTAATTCTTGTGAGTTTACAAACAGCACAATTTCCCGTAACTGCTGTATGCCTGATATTCTCACTATCTGAGACTGTTGTGAGTGCTTGTCTCATATTATTAATTTATATCACATTACTAAGATACTGTATCATCTAACTTTGTAATTAAATCTAAAAGATGTTTATCGTGTACTACACACATAGAAACTTTTTCCAAGAACTCAGAATAATCATAAAAAGTTAATTTTCCTTCTTTAACCGCTTGTCTGTACTGCTCTTCCTTCTTTTTAAAAATATTCTTCATTGCCTTCAAACCTTCAACTATTTCTTTCAAATCATCCACTTCTCTTTCTCTCCTTTCCTTTCTGGCTATTGATTATCAGCTTGTTGTAGAATTTTTACTATCTCCGTATGGTCATTTTCGATTGTTTAGCAAAGAGCAGAACCATTTCTAGCGTGTATATTCGCACCTGCATTGAGCAGAATTTTCACTATTTCTACATAATCATATGCAACTGCACAACGGAGAGCCTCATCATTGTTAGCATGTACATCTGCACCTGCATCTATCAGTATTTTCACCACTTCCACATGGTCATTTCTAACCGCCCAGCGGAGAGCAGAATCATTGTCAGCATGTATATCTGCACCTGCATCGAGCAGGAGTTTTACTACTTCCACATAACCATTTTCAGCCGCTAAACGAAGAGCATAATCATTATCAGTGTGTACATCCGCACCAGCATCTATCAAGATTTTTACTATATCTGCATGATTTGTTATAACAGCCCATCGGAAAGCACAATCATCATTAGCATGTATATTTGCACCAGCATCGAGGAGGAGTTTTACCACGTCCGTATGGCCTTCTTTAGCCGCCCACCGGAGAGCATAATCGTTATCAGCATGGATATCCGCGCCAGCATCGAGGAGAAGTTTCACTACTTCTATATGACCTTTTCTAGCCGCTAAACGAAGAGCCCAATCATCATCAGCATGTATATCTGCTCCTGCATCGAGCAGGAGTTTTACCACGTCCGCGTGACCTTCTTCAGCCGCCCACCAGAGATCGTGATTAATATCATCATCAACACGACCTTTCTGTGCCACGTTTATTAGCATTGATTCTTTTGACATTTTTCCTTCTTTCCTTCCTGGCTATTGATTATCAGCTTGCTGTAAAATTTCCACTATCTCCATATAACCATTTTCGATTGCCCAGCGGAGAGCGTAATCATTCTCAGCATGTACATCCGCTCCTGCATCAAGTAGGAGTTTCACCACGTCCACGTGGCCATTTCTAGCCGCCCACCGGAGAGCGTAATCATCATCAGCATGTATATTCGCTCCAGCATCGAGCAGGAGTTTTACTACGTCTATATGTCCATTTTTAGCCGCCCAACGGAGAGCATAATCATCTATAGCGTGTATATTCGCTCCAGCATCAAGCAAAATTTTTACTACTTCTGCATAACCATTTTTAGCCGTCCAACGAAGAGCCTCGTCATTGTTAGCATGTATATCCGCCCCGACATCGAGCAGGACTTTCACCACCTCTGTATGACCATATTCAGCCGCCCAACAGAGAGCGCAACCACCATTAGCATGTATACCTGCTCCAGCTTCGAGGAGGATTTTTACTACTTCCGTATGACCGTTTTTAGCCGCCCACTGGAGAGCACAATCATTTCTAGTATGTACATCCGCACCAGCATCCAGCAGGATTTTTACCACGTCCGCATGACCTTCATTAGCCGCCCAACGAAGAGCATAATCATCTTCAGCGTGTACATCTGCACCTGCATCGAGTAGGATTTTTACTATTTCCGTATGACCATTTTCAGCCGCTAAACGAAGAGCATAATCATTATCAGTGTGTACATCCGCACCAGCATCGAGCAAAAGTTTTACTGCTTCCGTCTCACCTTCTTCAGCCGCCCACCGGAGATCATAACCAACATCATTATCAGCGTATACATCTGCACTGACTTCGAGCAGGCTCATTACCTTCTTAGCACGACCTTTCCGTGCCACGTTTGTTAGCATTGATTCTTTTGACATTTTTTCCCTCCTTTGTTAATTACGTTCTTCCAGCTCAACAAATTCCTTATTATATCCAGATTCATCTCTGCTACTGTGTTAATTCTTTTCATCCTAATTCAAAAAATTCCATTCCAAATTTCTTATCTTCCATAATCATCTGATACAATTTTGTTATAAATTCATCTCTTGTCAATTTAGAACTAGGAAGTATAAAAGATATAGGTCTGTCAAATGTAAAATCTGAACATTTGAAACAAGTTTCAAGTCCAATGTCATCTTTTTTACAAATAGAACATGAATTAAAATAAGCCAACCTATTCTTCCTTTTTATCCTCTTCAATCAATTTTTTTAGTTTCTGTTTGTATTCTTTCATTCTCTCATTTCCTTTCAAGTTTGATAATTCAATAGCTCCTTTGATTATAGCAATTTCTTCATCACTAAATCCTTTAGAATGATGTAAATAAAACTTTATAGCTCCCTCTCCTGCATTATTGACTTCTGGTCTTCTTATATAAAACTTATTCTTCCTATCTGATTGTAACACATATCTATTAATTCCATCAACATCTTTACAAAACTTTAAAAACTCATCAGGGTGCATTGATCCACAGAATGAACAAACTCTATCCTTACCTCTCTTTTCCCAGGTGTCAAGATTTTCACTTCTATCCCAAGGACCAATCTGACTTGTTCTCCTCAAGCAAGTATGCTTCTCACTTTCAAATTCTTTCATAGTAAAATCTCTTTTATCTTTTTCAGGCATTACTTTCACCAGCTCTTTAATTTTTTTGTAATCTTCATTCTCAACATTTTTTAGTGTATTTTTTACTTTATCTCTTAATTTATCACATAGTCCTCTTTTTCCATCTTTACTATTAAAATTACATTCTTCACAATAAGGTTTGACAAGTTTACATTTTTCCATCATAAAAGAAATAAATTGTGCTTTATTTAATGAATCCAATTTCCACATAATTATTCTTCCGCTATTCCTTTGCTGGCCTCTTCCAAAGCCGTCCTTAAATCCCTTAGTTCTATCAGATACCCATCAATTTTATGAACTGTTGATAATACCAGATCAGAACAGTTTCAAGACCTTCCTGTGCTCATTTAATTCTTTTCATAATCAAACTCCTTCTACCATCTCACCTTCAATGTCCCATACTTTTCTTTTAGCTTCTTCTATAATATTTGCAATATCCATAAACCCAGGATTATCTTCTTCAACACGATAATATCTGGCCTCCATAGCCATATAATCCAAAACATTTGAAAAACTTTCATTAGCAAGCATATCTCTCAATACTGAAGCGTACTCAGAAGATAAAGTTTGAGATTGTTTAATCCTTTTCATATTTTCAATTCCTCCTAAATAAATAATACAAATTTTAACTTTCTCTAACTAAATAATTCCTCTTATCCATCTTCTATATTTATAGAGTAAACTTTTCTTTTCACATATAATTCTATGTCCAAAAGGCCAAGCAGTAGCCGACACAGGAATATAACCTTCAGGAACATAAAAAGATTCAGATTCATTATTTCTGAGAACACCAATAACCAAATATTCTCCTATAACTTTTCCTTTCTTCTTATTTCTCAGTTTTTTCATTTCTCTCATTCAAACTTCTAAACCCCAACAGTTTTCTCGACAGGTTTCCATGATGACGAAAATAATTATAGAAATCAAAACTAACTCTCACTGAATCACCCATCATATTATCTTACCTTAAATATTAATTAGTTCTATAATATAACAACCCATTAGATGTTTCCCTTTCTTTTCCATCATAATGAGCAATGAAATGAGCGACCCCATCTATCCGTATTGCATCCTTAACTGCTTCATCATAATCAAACTGTAAGAAATCAATTTCATCAACACTTGAATAGAGACCTTGTTCATCAATCAAAAAACCAATAGGATCATTTTTCAACCCTTCTTCCCACTCAGCCACTATCTTATCAGATAAAATTACTCTGGCTTCTTCAACTATCTCATTCATCATTTCATAATTTTCATTTTCTTCAGCTTCTATATACTCATCTTCTATACCAGCTTCCGCTACTACTCTATAATCATCAATATCCGAGACATAACTATTTGCCATATCAAGAGCAATCATCCTTCTATCAGTTAGAGAGATATAAACATAATCTTTCAAAAAATCCTTAGCAAAAAGTTCTGGTTCTGTCTCCATCATTTCTTTTACATAACTTTCAGCATAATGTCTAGCATCATTATCATCCATAAAAACTAGATATTCTTTTCCTTCTGCTGTAACTTTAAAGTAAAACACACCAAAATCTGAAGCATCTTCAACATATATATCTATAAATTCTTCTAATTCCTCAAACACACCACCTTTTTCCACAGGAAAAAAATCATAACTTTCAAGAATCAAGTCCACAGCTTTTTCCAATCCATCTATTGTAGAGATATCAAATTGATCCAAATTAAGAGCGTCTACCACATCCTCTGGGTAAAAATCCTCTCCTACTCTCTCAGCCAAAGATTCAAAAATATCGAGTAAATCATCTATATCAAGATTAGGATCAATCTCAAGTTCCTTAGCCATCTCTATTGTTACTGTTTGCTCATCCCACTCACCAGGTACAAAATCACCATCTTCATCATCCTGAGCTTTCTTATTTCCTATAACTCTAATATTACCAGGAGGAATATTTATAAGTTTGTTGTTCTTACCCTGTCTGATTTTCACATTTGTTCCATTCATAGATGAAGACACAATCTTTCCGGTTCCTGTTTGATTATTTCTGATTTCAGAATCAGAGTATTTAACTTTCACAATTTGCATCTTCCTTGTCATCTTTCTTTCCTCCCTTAACCATCCCAATAAATTTTTAAGTTTTCACCAATTTTGATTACTCTTTTCATTTTTTAATTTCTTTCCTTATTTTCATTTATCTCACAAGTTTCTCCAATATTTCTTTAGCTTCTGGCTCAAGTTTCTCCTGAAATCCTTCAGGTTCATCATCATAATCTGAAAGCAAACCCAAAACTTCAGTTCTAATCAAATTAGAAAGTTTATCAGATATATCATCAATCAAGTCCTCGATACTGTCAAACAATTCATCTGATCCATATACATCATATAGTTTCTCATCCACAATATCCCTAAGTCCTCCTATCTCAATCCAATTCACAATATCCTGCAACTGCCGTGCTCGTTCTTCAGTAAATGGAACTACCCAAGCACCAGAAAACTTTTTGAGTCTTTTCATTCTTTATCTCTCCCATCTCATTAACCTTTCTCTGATAAACTTAGCACTCAATTCAGTACCTTTAGCCATTCCTTCATACCAGCTCCTCATAACAGCATCTTCTTCAAAATCTTCAGCGTCATTATAATATTCGTTAGATGTTTCCTCAAGAAAACTAATAAGGTCTTCCAAACTCTCTACAAGAGAATCTTCGGAGCTTACAATTTTTTTACTTACTTTTACTCTTTTCATTTTTTTATCTTCTTATCTCATTAACCTTTCTCTAACAAACTTAGCACTCAATTCAATACCTCTCCATCTTAACCTTTTTCTAATAAAATCAGCACTATATTCAATACCTTCAGCCATACCTTCAGCCCAGTTCCTCATATCATCATCATTTTCATAATCTTTAGCATCATTATAATATTCATTAGATACTTCCTCAAGAAGACTAATAAGGTCTCCCAAAATCTTTATAAGAGAATCTAGAGAATCTTCAGAGTTTGCAATTCTTTTACTTACTTTTACTCTTTTCATTTTTTACCCTCCTAAACACAATTCAATTTTTTCTATCATGTTATCCACTAATCCTCTGAGTGGTTCACCAAACTTACTATTCATCTTTTTTAAATTACCTCTCACGTAAACTAAACTATCGTGATAAGGACCTCTAGGAGAGAAAATCTCCGTATAATCATAACCTATTTCTGCACCTTCCTGTCTGAAATTTTCCAATACTTCTAAAAATTGTCCTAACTGCAACCATCTATCACTATAATAAACCTCTACATCCTTCATTCTTGATATATCAAAAGCTCTCCAATTTCCCCTGTAATAATCCCATAAGATACAGATAATATTACCTTTTTTAGTTAACCAAAGATAATGTGGTTCTCCTGTTCTCATCACCCACTCATCATTCAACTTTTTATATGTAAATCTTATAATCCTATAGAGTCTAATCAACTCTATTAATTCTCTAGGTTCAGGATAAACAATCTTAGTGTAAGTCTCTGGAATTACTATATCTACATCCTTAAATTCCTGTTCTTCATATTCCGAAGGAACGGGAATCACCTCCAACTCTTCCGGTTCTTCTTCTATAAAATCAAGAGGACTATAATCAGGAAATTCTGGTAAGTCTTCATCTTTTTCTTCTTCATCTTCTATAAAATCTAATGGGTTGTATTCAGGAAATTCTGGTAAGTCTTCAGCCTTTACTACTCTATTCTCGTTATAAATTTTATTTATATTTGACTTTTTTGATAATGTATATTCATATATATTTATAATAGAACTTAATCTTATTCTTGAACCAAAAGATAGTATCAAACTTGTAAGTTCGTCTTCGTTGCTTCCTCTTATATTTTTAATCTTCTTTTTAAAGACTCTTCCAACACTTTTATTTCCTGAGAGCATATTTATTAAAAAATCATTTACACAATCTTCCCACTCTTTTTTTCTCGTTATTTTTTTGCCTATTTTATTACTATATCTTTCATTAAATCTATTATATATAAAATATGATGCTGGAGAAGTTAAATTATACACATCCATCCATCCAGGATAAAACTTCTTTTCAAAATTATAACTCGACAATAAACTGTCCATCAATCCTTGATTTATCAAAGTTGCTCTTCCATTTATGAAAGCTATAACAGGAATGCTTAATTCTTTCAAATCTGCATCAAAAGTTAAAGGAATTTCTAAATCAATATTTCCTGAAGTATAACCTCTAATAGTTACACCATAAGTCACAGTTCCTTTTTTACTATCAGGTTCTTGAATCATTCTTCTCACCTTTATATCTGATATATAACCATCCATATCAAAATCTTGAAAAAATTCTAAAAGTTTTTTTCTTCCAGCAACATCCAACCTGAAAGGTGATGCTTTACTTTTCACCATTAAATTCAAAAGTCTTCTCCAATTTGAAAGTTTACGTTTACACCAAATATTCTTTGTGGAGTGATGTTTCTGATATATTCATCATCTTCTTCCAAAATTACCACTATTTCCACATCTCTTGTTCTTATATTATCAACACTAATATAAGGTGATAATATTACTTTCAAATATTTCTTTGCTTCTTCTATCCTGTCAAACTTACTTCTCCATTCTCCAAATATATTCTTGTAAACTTCATAATGATATCTTTTTAATAACCCTTTGAATACAGGAATTGAAAATTTCCAACCTTGTGATATAAGAAATGGAAAATATAAAGAAAAATCTTTCCACCATTCATGATACTCCTCTGGCAACCATGTTGGAGGATTCATTAAAATATTATTATCAGATTGATATATTTTTTTCATAATATATATTAAGTACTATTGATTTTAGCTACTTGCACTTTCACATCATTCAATGTGGTTTCAATTTTTTCAAGTTTCTCAAACTGTTTTTCATGTAATTTTTCTAAATGCTTGATTGTATTATCAAGACCTTGATGTCTTTCACTACAAACATCCTTATTGACCACTTCAGTCTTCAAATCTTTAAATTTAGAATTAGTTTTAGTAAAAAATGCAACTATCAAACTTGCTAATGTAATTCCCACTACTGATATGAAAATTGATTCAACCATTAAATAACCTCCGACTAACCAAAAATCCAACCGTTCAAAGCTAGTTTAATTTGTATTTGAGTTTCAACATTAACCTTATATTGAATTGTTTTTCCATCATCTCCTAGTTTAACAGGGACCATTCTCGTAAACCATCTATCACTTACTTGTGGTAATATAGCTTTCCATTGACTTTGTGATGTATCTCCAGGTCTACGTAATAACAAATGCACAGCAGTTGTAGATGGAATTACTCCAGATTCCTTAACATGTACTTCTAACCACACTCCCGTAGCCCCTGATGGAATTGAAACCAAGTTCGATAAATCCAAATCAGTCCAATCTTTATCAGTATCAAAAGTAACCTCTACCAACCAGGAATCTGAAGTTTGAAAATCACTATGAGCCGACATTCTCAGTAAAGAACGTCTGTCCACAATACTCAATATTTTATCTGTGCTGGTTGTAATCTCATATAGCTCTGTGCATACTTGAGGAAATCCTGTAGTATTGGCCTTGATTGCATTATCAACCCAATCAATAAAAACATAATTTACAGCGGATGCGATTAGTGTAATGTCTACCTTCAAAACAGCAATAGACACATTCGCTCTACTTACATTACCACCTTTGATCCTGATATGTAACCCATCTGATTTTATGATGGGAAATTGAGTTCCCGTAGTTTTATCACCTTGTTTGATATCAACCATCCCAACCTCCTAATCCCATATCACGGTTATCCCACCACTCTTCATTCTGAGCCTGGAATAAAATCGGTATTTTACAGTCAATGACGCATCAGGAGTTACATCTAGAAACTCACCATAAGTCCCGTCTGGCCCTGGGTTGGGTGGGGACCCAAGACGTCTTATCTGAGCATCATAACAGGCAAAATGAACTTCCTCATCCGACAGGGGGAGATTCCGGTTAAATGGTGTTGCAGGAGCACTGAAGTTCAACTCGATCCGGTTTTCAACCCCATCATAAAGTATCCCGAAAATGTCCACCTCCCCCCTGCTACTATATGAAGCGTGAGGTTTGGACCGTGTGAATACCGATCCTGTAATATCGAGTTCCGTGGATTCGATTGTTGATGGCCGTCCAAATTCCAATAAATCGAGATGGAGATCACCAGTTGGAGACGGAGATATAGAATTAAAAATTTTTACTCCCCTTATATCATCCCAATCAAAGGCCGATCCATTAGTAAATGAATAATCTGTGAAGAAAAATTCCACAGTTTCCCATCTCTTAACATTGGGCCTGATCTCCAGTTGCACTGTATCATTGACCCTGTCAATGGTATAGCCAGGGAACCATATTACATTGCCTGACCCATCCTCAAATTCAAGTCGCAACCGCAAATTTGATCCAGCAGGTGTAGAATCCCATCTGTACCTCATACGTGCGGCTATAGTCGTGTGCTTGGAGATAGCTAAAGGACTAGCAAATGTTTTGGAAATTGACCATGTCCCCGAAGGCATACTTGTCAACAAAATATTACCAGCACCGGAATAGGGGTCAGCAGTGCTGAAGGAAGCAACAACACCTCCATCCTCGGTCCAAGTATTTACCTCCGTCACATCATTCCAGTCAGAAATTATACCCTCTTGGTAAAACGTTTCAATGTTCTCGACCCATATATCATCTATGTAAATATTTCCCGACCCGGTTACCGTACCAACCACGATCTCAATGTATGCGATATCATGATACCTGAAGTCAGCAGTGAATTTTATGCGCTTGAGTTCCCATACAGCACTGACCTTAAAGCCTGGCGATACGATTGTATTTCCTAAGTTGTCCCGCAAACGCAGGAAATGATTTGGACCGATAGCACTACCATCACCACGAGCATAAAAAAATATTTCTGCCTGATCGGAAAAGTCGGAGGATGAGGGCGTCCTTCGCACGGCGACACCAGAAGCATTATTGTTGTCGAGTGTAATTTGCATGTGTTTACCTGATCCCACAGCCCCACCGCTGTCCATCAAGTTTATGCTTAGATTTAAGGAGTTGGGATACTCCGACCACACTGTTCGCAGGGCACTGGTGTTGGCATACCCTTCAAAATTGTCAATGGTTACATCTTCTCCAAATATTGCTATACCATCACCGTTCAGAATCACACCTTCGGTTTTTCCAGACGATTGGTCTATACCGGATAAATCCGACCCGAACGTTTCGACCAGTAGCCCTTCATAATTCCCGCTACTCACATCCGACTCCATCTGGACTTCAGTTATCAGTATACCCAAATTGTCCCGCAACTGACCCACATCCAGAATCAACCCATTCGTAACATCATTGATCTTTACCAGTGCATTATTTACTAATCCACGTGGAGGTCCCACTACCAACGGATCAGGATAAACGCTTTGTTCCATTTGAGTCGCACGAGGGAGATATACAACCTGGTTCAAACCATCGGGAAGAATCGCTGTGCTTAAATCCAGGGGTGTCGTCCCTCCACAATTAATGATTGCATATGTATCCAGTTCCACAGGGCCAGCGAACTCACAAAATTCAAATAATCCTATTTCCTGCGTACTACCCACCAGCCCATTGATTGTTTTCAAGGATCGCTCACCTGAGAAAATACCCTTATAGTAAGTAATTCCCCCGCCCCCTACATTCAGGAGGGCAGTGCCGACGGGCAAGGATGTGAAAACCAGATTGAACATTAACACACTTTCATGACCCGTAACATCTTCCACCTTACATACTGCGTCCCATCCAGTTTTCCAAAGCACCACTGCGATTATGTTTTCGTGGATGGTGTTGTTTTGATCTGGGGCTATCTGAATAACTCCAACACCTGTAGGACCGTTTGATTGCGGGATTACAAGAACATTTTTTAATCTCCCTGTTCCGCTTGCTCGAAGCAAATACGTGGAGGCACCTCCAGACGGCCCCACTAGAGACGAACCAGGGTCCATAGATAGAACCACACCACTTTGAACTTCAAGACCCTCTTCTTCGTAATATCCAGGTCTTACACGCACCTCTACCAAAGGTACTCCACCAGAAACCAAAGCATTAGCACGAGCCAGTCCTGCAACTATTGTTGGATAAATATTATAGTTATCATTAGCTACAAAATCAGAAGAGACTTGAATCAGATAATCAGTAAAAAGATCAGAATGGTCTACAGGATCAGAACCAGAAGTTTTATGAGTTGAAGCATGAGAAGTTGGGAAACCCCCCGAAGCTTCTACAACTACCCCATCATGTATAACATTATAATTTTTTATTGACATTTTTAGCCCTTAATGTATCATTTCTCTCGACTCCCTTTCTATATCTCTATCTAAATTTCCTTCATATACTTTATTTGCCATTTTAATCATCAAATTCAAATTATTCAAAGAGTCATCATCCAAGTTCAACCTTTGTTTACAAAAATACATGAAATATATAAACAAAAATGGATCGTACACAACCCAAACCATAAAAATCTTATTTATACTAGCAAGAGATTCAGCTACATCTTTCAAATATTTTTGATACTTTCTTATCTTTTTAGCTTTTATAATTAAAGGTATACTTAATAATAGTACCAAAAATGGAAATATCAGCATCAAAAAATCCATATATTATTCCCCCATATCAACATCAGATTTTATATTTTCAATATTCTTATAAAAATCCTGCTTAGGAGCCGGAGTCAAATCTTCAGCAGGTCTTTCTATGTAATTACCATCTCTAAGATTAACCCCAATAAAGCCGTCTTCTGTGATTCTTTCTATTAACCCAATTTTTCCATAATAAGCACTAGCTGGATTCCCTTCTATTCTGACAGCTTTACCTATTCCAATAGGATTGGCTGTTGTTCCTGAATAATCGTTATATACCCCTTCCTGAGCTTTTATTCTCAAACCTTCATACATAGCTTTACAACTTGAACAAGATAATACCTTTCTGCTTCTAGGTATCAGTTTTCCTGAGCAAACAATACAATATCCTCGCTCAATTGATCTCCTAGATTCATTATCAAGAGCGTAAGCTTTTATCAGATACTTTTGAGATTTTGTTTTCTTTTTTGATACTTCTTCAAAATCATCTTTATCAGAAGTTACTATTATTCCATCATCAAACCTTACAGTCATTTCTTTCTTATTTTCTTTTATCACTTTTCCTACACTTCCTTTTTCAACAAGTATATCTTCTCCATACTTCACATTTTTATTTAACTTTACATATTTAATTTCTTCAGGTTCTTCAATCATCTTTACAATTTCATTTTCTTCTGCCAGATGTCTAACTCCATCAGCTAAATCTCTATCAATTTTTTCTAATTTTTTAATTAACTGTTTAGAATTTAATCCTCCATCTAAGTATTCATTTGCAAGAGTTATCAAAGTTTCATAAAGTTTATGCCTAGATTCTTTAGACGCTGTACTAAGAATTTTTTCAGATTCTTCTTTTGCAATTTCAGTAACAGCATTTCCCATAGAATCCATAATTTCTTTTTCTGTATCCACACCAAATTCATTAGGATTAATCGAAATATTTAAGTCTTCTCCCAAAACTTTACCTCTATATTCCCGCACAAACTCACCAAGATAACTTCTTATAATTTTAGATTTAAGATCAGAACCTTCGATATTCATATAATTTACAACATTTCTAAAATCAGTTTCATCATCTATCTGTTTGGCAAATCGAGATAGATCATTCCAATCCACCTTATCTGCTTCCTGTTTCAAGTAATCCTGAATAAATCTAACTACATCCCCTGCTGATCCAAATCTAGAAAAATATCCATGAAGATCAGACAAATCTTCAAGAGTCCAGGAAGATGATTTTCTATTCAAAGCTATCTTTTCCAGTTCTCTCCAATAGATATCATCCCCACCCACATTCTTTATATCCTGATAAAATTTCTTTCCTTTCACTATCATAGGATTAATAACATATCCTTTAGCTTCATTAAGACTTTTTACTTCTTTTGATTCTTGATACAATCTGCTATAAAAATCACTCACAGTGTTCATTTTTCAATCTCCTTTTTGACAAACTCTATTAAATCCGAACGAAGATTTCTTATAAACTCCAAACCACCATTACTTTCATATTTCTTAGCAAGAGTTATATAAAATTTTCTAAGATCGTGAGGAGTTAGCTCATCTTCAATACTAACCAATTCTGTAACTTCATTTATAGCTACTTTCAAAAGTTGTTTGTCCATTCCTGTATTTTCAAGATACTTCGACCAGTACAATTTTCCATAATCATCCAATGCTTTTTTTACAGTATTCATCTAACTATCCTTTGTTTGAAAAAATTACTCTTCATCTTTTAATCTACACAGAAAAAATTCATCTCCTTCTTTTTTCAATTCCCAAACTTTATGACCAAACTTATATATTTTGTTCCCAACTTTTTCCATTCTATTCAAATCACTCTTTTTGACTTTAATTCTTTCACTTTTACTTCGTACTTCAATCCCAAAATGATCTGCTAATTTTAAAATGATATCACCATTCAAAATATTACTTTCAATTGGATTTCTCATAAAATCATCCCCCTATAAAACCTTTCATACAGTATTATCATACCATATTAGAGTAAAAAAATTTAAAAAACTTATATACTAAGTTCCTTTTTTAAAGCGCTTTCCACCTGAAAAACAACCAAATCAACAATTACTTAACTTTAATTTCATATTCATCATTTAACACTATTTCATTTATTTCAAATCCATTTTTTAAACAAAATTCTTTCAAGTCTTGATCCTCTATACTAACTATTAAATTATCATGTCCTATCCTACATCTACAATTTACTTCTTTTTCAATTTTTTTATCAACAATATATCTATAACCTTCTTTCATTTTTAAAAGTTTACAATTTCTCTTACAAATACACTTTCTGAAAAAATCTTCCTTTCTTATTCCCAGATACACCTCTATCCAATAAGTAAGTACTTGATATGATATATCTAGATAATCAGCCATAAACTGCAAATTCTTAAATTTCTTACCTGCTTCTATTAGTAAAGATTCAATTTCATTTATGGTTCTTTTCATTCTCTTTTTTTTAATCTTTTACAAGATAAATCAAACTAACATTTAGTAAAATCACAATCCATACAAGTATAACATTTTCCTTCAAAAACAATATTTTCTGATCCACATTGCTCACATTGATATTCAAGAGCTTCCCCATCCAATTTACTAGTTGGAACAAATTCCAGTTCCTTACTCAAAACTGAATAAATAGCATCAATACAACTTTCTATTTTTCCATATTCATTATCAAAAGCAAACCTTGGACACTTTATTCCCCTCATTTGTTTAATAATTTTCTCCTCATTTCTTTCAGATTCTTGAAACATAAGACTAACAAATCTTCCAAGAGTCTCTAAAAATCCCGAAGCACAACCACCAGACCTTCCTAAATTAAAAAATGTCTCTATGATTTTTCCACTTTCACTACGATTTATAGTTATATAAAGCTTTCCACATCCAGTCATTACCCATATTGTTTTGCCAGAAAGCTCTCTTATTTCACCTCTATTCATTTAACACTCCTTAAATATTCTTTCCACAAACTTTTTTCCACTATTAATACAATAAGAATTTTTCTTTCCATTTTTCACTTTATGCTTACAAAAAACTCCTCTCTTATCTACTGATATGATTCTCTTACAAATCGGACATTTTTCTTTCAAATTAAGGTTTTCCATACTTTTCTCCTTTGCTATATTCTCACACACTTAACTTTATAATAATTATCAATATATTTTATATATCAACTCAACACACCCTGCTTTGAACCTCTACGAAAAACTGTCACCCCTTTACAACCCATTTTCCAAGCATTTATATAAATATCATTAACATCTTCAACAGTAGCGTCAAAAGGCAAATTAATAGTTTTAGATACAGCATTATCAATCCATTTCTGAATTGTAGATTGTACTTTCAAGTGATCCACAGCATCTAATTCCTCAGCAGTAACAACATATTTTTTATATTTACTATAATTAATCTTCTCGAATAAAGGATGAACTACATCCCTCTCTCCGAAACTATCCTTCCTCTTATACTTAACTTTGAATAACGGCTCTATCCCTGAACTAACACCTACTACAATTGAAATAGTTCCTGTAGGAGCTATAGTCGTAATAGTTGAATTTATAGCCCCCAATCTCTGAAAAGACAACTTCTTCTCCATTGAATCATGCAATAAAAAAGGTTCACTATAGATTTCATCATCAACCAGATTCCTTGAACTTGTCCACCCAGTTTCAGCAATAGTTTTAAAAATATCATTTATTATACCCAAACTTTCCATACTTCCATACTTAATCTTCAAAAGAATCAGAGCATCAGCCAAACCCATCACACCTAACCCAATTTTTCTAGTTTTAGAAGATATATCTTTTATTTGAGGGAGTGGATAACAATTATTATCTATTACTCTATTCAAAAACAAAACAGATTTCTTCGTTATCTCTTTCAATAATTCAAAATCAAACTTTCCATTTTCTACACACTTGACTAGATTCATTGATCCTAAATTACAACTTTCGTAAAACATAAGAGGTTGCTCTCCACATTGCAAAACATTAACATAACAATAACTACCATCCAAATCACCATCGAAATTACCTATATAAAAATTATGAAAGTCGTCAACTGTTCCATTGTAAACATCTTCATACCCATCAAATTCAATAGAATCTACTCTATGATTGTGAGTTAAAGCAAATTCCTTCAGTTCTCCATAATTCCAAAATCCATATTTTGTTCTTAATCTGTTACTTACTCCTTCAGATTCACACTTTTTTTCCCATTCACTCTTAAAAGGTACTCTCCCTAATTCTTTTCTAAAATCAAGAAAAACCTTAACTTGTTTATCCCTTTTTATTCTCCCTCTTTCAAAACAAGTTTTATTCAACTTTCCATTTGCTTTTTTTCTAATTTCAAAACTATCTTTATAATTACTCTTATAGCATTTATGACTACAAAAACAAACCTCTCTCTTTGTCCAAGAAATATCAAACTTCTTTCCACATCCTTCACACATTTTTCTAACCATAACTGAATCTTTATCAAGATAACATTCAAGATTGGTCTTAGATTGACATTCCTTAAGTTTTTTTAAAGCTTTTTTCTTAAATCCTTTATAATCTTTATGATGAACAACATGATTTTCCCAGCTCACATTTTTCCTTGTTCTTTCTTTAAAATAATGATTAGCAATAAGTCTATGTTCCAATACCCATTCCTTCTCAAAAGTATTATTAATCCAACAATAATTATTAGACTTACTATTTGATCCTTCTATAACTTTTTCAAAAGGAGCAATTCTTTTAGTCATAATACTTAAACTATCACTTTTAACTAAACTTTTAGCTTCCTTAATTGAACCATCACTTAATATAAATTTGTGATTCTCAGTACATCTTATAAAGTCTCCATTATCTAAATAAATTTTAAGTATTCTCTTTTTCTTTCCGGTCAATCTAGGATTTCTCATCATTCTTACTTTAATTTTTCCTTTATCATCTTTACAAAAAACCGGAACGTCTTTTCCTTCTTTTGCAAGCTGTTTGATTGTAACAGCATTTCTACCATCTGCAACCGCTACTAAAGTATCTCCAGTTACACATGGATTAGTAGCTTCAATAGAACTTACAGAAGATAAAGTATGCTTTCTGTTAATTTCGTCTTTAAACAATATACCAGGATCACCACATTTCCATGCTGAATCCACCATCAAATTCCAAATTTTTCTAGCTTTTAAAACCTTGATAATTGTCTCATCCACTATTGATCTAAGTTCCCACTCTATATCTGATTCTACAGCCCTCATAAAATCATCAGTTACCATAACCGAAAAGTTAAAGTTTTTGAATCCACCTCTTAATTTTGAAAGTATGAAATTCTCTATATCAGGATGACTTACATCTAAAACTCCCATATTAGCACCTCTACGTCTTCCCCCTTGCTTTATCTCCTCAGTTGCCGCATCGAATATTCTCATAAAACTCAAAGGACCAGAAGCTATCCCTCTAGTAGTTTTAACAGACGCTCCTTCTTCTCTTAAATTTGAAAATGAAAATCCTGTTCCTCCTCCACTTTTATGAATCTTAGCCATGTATTTCAAAGCATCAAAAATTTCATCTATATCATCCCCAACTGGAAGAACGAAACAAGCAGACAATTGACCACCTTCAACTCCAGCATTTGATAAGGTAGGAGAATTAGGAATGAATAATTTATCTCTCATCAACTCTTCAAATATCATTCTCTCTGAATCGTTACAAGCTAAAGCACAAGAGACTCTTTTAATTACATCTTCCCAAGTTGACTCTCCTTCTCTACAATATCTTACTTTTAAAATCTTTTCTATATTACTATCCATTTTTATCCTCCTCAATCTTAAATTCATTAATAAACTCTTATTCACATTTCATTCTTAAACTCTCACACTTCATTTAATTCTTCATCAGGCCATTGAAACATTTTTCTAGTCCCACCTGAATCCTCCACTTCAAGACATAAAAAGATACAAGGACCAGAAGACCAACTATTACTCTGGATTATTTCCCTCGCTATTCCCCCATTCTTCAAACTATACTTCTTAAGAGAAGGACCTTCCCCATACCAACAATCAGGAGTACTATAAATCTCATACTTTAATTTTTTAGAAATTACACATCTACAATTAGGACAAAGTAAATCAACTTCTTCTTCCGCATTTATTTGTAACCATTTCTCTGCTTCTGATGTCAAACCCATTATTGTCATTGTCCTCATAATCCTTTCCTCCTTTTTTCAACTAGTCTCCTGAATTACCATTTATCCTTTTTTTTCTCACTACGAGATTATTCAAAAACATTTACAAAAAATCTAATCATTGACAAATACACCTAACAAAACAACCTATCATACCATAAGTTCCTCAAACTTTTCTACCATATTCCAAACTGAAATTCTATTTATTTCTTTTCCTCCCAAGAACATATCAAGCAATAAAGCATATTCAGGATACCAAAATTTAAAAGCATTGATTCTATCTTGAATATAAATACATCTTTCCAAATCTATTGTTTGATCTGGTAATAATTCAATTTTTAATGGGTTAGTCACTTCCCTAACTCTTTTTTTATAATTATTTATTCTATAATTTCTCAATGATTTACAAAAATAACCAGCTAACCTTTCATTACAATATCCTTTATTACAAGCCTTATCAAATACTTCCCACATTTTTCCTATTTCTTCATTTTTCACATTAAACTTCTTGAAGAGAAAACCCAAATCATCAATTTTTCCTAATCTTTCTTTTTTTATAAGTAAAGCACATTTACTTGATAAACGAGATTTACAAGTACTCAGAGCAAATTTTTTAATTCTTAAACTAAACTTTTTTAACTTTATAGGCACTTTCTGAATCATCAAACCTTTCTTCACAATCTTTAAATCTCTTCCTTCTACCACATTTTATCTCCTTATTTAGATTTTCATTGTTCATTAAATCAAATTCACAAATTCACCAAATTTAGGAGTAAAATCTTGAGTACCTACCCAAAGAACTGGAAAATTTGGTTCTTCTGGATAAAGATTACAACATCCGTCTGTAAGATATATAAAACATACAGGCTCTCTTCCTTCTTTCTCAAGCCACTCGAAGGGAGGTATAAAACTGGTTCCACCTCCCCCTTTAGGATGAAGCTCTAAAGGAAGTTCTGTAATTTCTTCTATATTTCTTATTTGACTATCACAATAAATAACTGTGAGAGTCGTAGTAGGAAATTCTTCAAGAATCCCACCTATCTCAGCCGCAAAAGCATCTAGTTCCTTTTGAGCAATTGAACCAGATGTATCTACAACCAACACTATCTCTCCAAGTTCGTCTGAATGACAGGAAGGAAGATATAGTCCTTGGTGAATATATCGCCTATTAGGTGGGAACCAGGAATAATCGTTTTTTGCAGATTGCTCTACAAATCTCCGCAATATCTCTTGCCAGGAAAGTTTAGGATCAAGTAATTCCTTAACATATCTTTCCAAATCAGCAGATAATGATCCTGCACTTTTACCAGCCTGAATAGCTTGAGATAGAATCACCTTAACATTAGCTTCATGATTCCTCAACTCAGCTTCAGAAGAAGCACTTCCATCTTTTTCCGGATAATCCCTAACCTCTCCAAAAGTCATCATTTTCTCTTCTTGACTTTTTTCTGATCCTTGTCCTAACCCATTTCCTACTTCCAACTTTCCTTCAGACTTCTTCTGCTGAGGAGGTCTATATCTTAGAGCATATATTTCCTCAGTACTTTTATCCTTATATTGAGGATCAAGAAGCCACTCTTTAGGAATTTCAAATTTACAATTATCAAGAATACCATTAATTGCCAGATCACCAGCCTCATTCCACTGTTGATGATCCCTGTTTTGTCTCCTTGTGTGATGAAAACTAGCAATGTGCATGACCTCATGAGCTACACCTGCTTTGATGACACCTAAACTCAGATTCTCGATGAACATTGGATTATAGCCTAGATGCACACCATCAGTCCACATCGTATCACACTGAGTATCTTCAAGAAGCAGGAGTCTTAGAGCAACAGAACCAAAAAAAGGATGCTCAAGAATCAAACCCACCCTTGCCTTTCTGATCTTTTTTTCTGCTTTGTCATTCTTCATTTTTTTGTTCTCTTTTACTTTGTTTTGATAAGCTCATTTAATTCTTTACTCTTGGCTCTTTGCATTTTGGACAGAACTTAAGCCAAGAATCCTCTAAGTATCTAAAACCACAAACACACTGGAATCTGTTACTTTGCTCCTCTTCCTCTTTTTCCTCTTCAACTTTTTTCTTTTCCGAGATGTCACCCACATATCCAGACATTTTATTCAGTATTTCCTTAGCCTCTTGTGCAGTCTGTTTTCGATATTCAGAGTCTTCCCTAAGATCAGCAGGAACAACACCTGCCAATTTTTTCTCAACTTCTTTACGAAGCTCTTCCAGGCGAGGATCATCAGTCACGTTGAGTTTAGGAAGCAACTCAACCAACTCCACCACGTTCCCAATCAAAGATTTTCGGAACACCGGAGGTTTGATTTCTCCTTTCTTATTTATTCTGTCTGGCTCCGATAATCTATTAGCTACCTTATCTACAACATCATACAGTCTGTGCCACAAGTCTTTGAGAGCTTTGTCTTGTGCATCTTTCAATCTTTCCTCTATCTCATCTTTGATTTTACTTACATCTTCCTCATTCAAAGCTACCCTAAAATCATCAGACACAGGAAGAGGACTGATGTTGATCCGAAAATCAAACTTTCCCGGAATATCTGCTGGAGAGGGATAGTCGTCAGGATTATATAACTCTCCCAAGTCATCTTTTGCTTGTGATTTAAGAGTAGGATAAATCTCACAAAACTCTTGCACTGCATCCTCGTATTGTGATCTATACTTCCTGAGTTTATTACTATAATTGTCAAAGTTTTTAACTGGTAATATTCTTGACCCCTCATCAGTCCAGGGCAGAGTGTTTTCATAATGAAAGTTTCTAGCTAATACAGCAATATTCTGCACTTTCCCAATAGCATCTTTTGCTACCAGACACTTGTTATATCTACCTGATTCTGGCTTAGCACCATATTCTTCAGCCACCATGTCGCTGACTCTTCTATCATACTTACGACCTGACCAATTACTGATATGCAAGTTTACCAGCATTGCTTTTTCCGACAGTTCTTTCGATTTCATTCTTTTCTCCTTTGTTTGAAATTTATCCATTTCTCTGTATCATCAGTAACCGAAGAAAACCTCAGTCAGGTGGACCTCAAAGGGTCTATTTTAGCAACCCCTAAAAAAAGAACTTAAACAATCCTTGCTCTACTATCCCAAACATCACCACCTTTCCCCTGATTCACTTAAATCAAAACATCCTTGTGTTTTGATACCCACTCTATAAAACCTCTTGAAAAGGTTATATCAGGGTTGTAATTTTTTGAGTCTTTAATCAACACTACTGAGAACTCATCAGGAAGCCGATTGGCATATTTGAGTAAGTTAATTACAGTTTGATTAGAAGCCCTCCTTGCCAAAGCTCCACAGATTGCATATAATGTAGCAGGGTCTTCAGGTACAGGAGCATTATTTGGGTCTGCAAGCACCAAATCAGGATCAGGCAGTTTTCGATAAACTTGAAGAAATCCAACAAACTCAGCCGCCGCACCTTCCCCCACTGCTCCAGAGATCAAATCATACTCAATCTCCTTCGGTATTCCCTCTTTTATAAGATCAGAAACGTATTCCCATGCTCTCGGAGTCGGAAAACTTTTTTCATTTTTCTTAGGATCAAAAGAATGAAGAAGATTATCACGAAATCGAAGGAAGGAAATCACTTCTGTTACAACATCCGCAGTCAAAGCCCATTCTATCCAATCATCTCTATCCACATCAAACAAAAGATGAACAAAACGATTTGCTAAAGCAGACGGCATCCTGTGGGTTATAGCCTTATCACTCTCCAAGTTCCCAGCCGACACAACAGCCCATCCAGGAGGAAGACTATACTCTCCGAGCTTGCGATCTAGTACAAGCTGATAACAAGCGGCTTGTACTAGAGGAGGAGCTGCATTAAGTTCATCGAGAAAGAGTATCCCGTTTCCTTCCGTTGGTAGAAAAGCTGGAGAACACCAATGAGCTTTATGATCTCCGTTAATTGCTGGGATTCCTCTGAGATCAACAGGGTCTAGGAGTACAGCCCGCACATCTATCAATTCAAGACCATTATCATGTGCTACCTGCCTCACCACATCTGATTTTCCGATTCCTGGACTACCCCATAAAAATACAGGCTTTTTCGCTTTTACTGCTACCTTTAGAGCAATCTTAATTTGACTCGCTTTCATTTCTTCTCCTTTTAGTCTGATACCACGTTTGTCAGGTCCGTTTCCTTCAATTTAGCTCCTTGCAGGTCTGCTCTTTACAGATCAAATCCCTTCAATTTCACCCTCCATGTTGACCTTATTTAAATCAAACCCTTACAGATCGTCTATATTTCTCACTACCTCAACAGTCATACTCTTTAGAACATTACCACTAATAGACACACAGATCATCTTACAATCTGTATTTTTGATCTCCATCTCCATTATCTTGTCCTCCTTTCCAATTTCAGCTATTGATTATTGTTTTCCAGCCTGCTGTAAAATTTCCACCACCTCCGTGTGACCATTTTCGGTTGCCCAATGGAGAGCGTAATCATTGCAAGCATGTATATTTGCTCCGGCTTCGAGCAAAATTTTCACCACGTCTGCATGACCTTCTTCAGCCACCCACTGAAGAGCGCAATCATCTTCAGCATGTACGTCCGCACCGGCATCGAGCAGACTCCTTACCTCTTCAATGCACCCATCATATGCCGCACTTATCAGCATTGATTCTTTTGATTCTTTTGACATTTTTTTCTCCTTTCCGATTCAGCTTGTTGTAGGATTTTCACCACTTCCTTGTGCCCATTTTCAGTTGCCAAGCGGAGAGCATAGTCATTGTCAGCATGTAAATCTGCACCAGCATCGAGTAGGATTTTTACCACTTCCACATGACCATATGCAGATGCCCACTGAAGAGCATAATCATTGTCAGCATGTATATCTGCACCTGCATTGAGTAAAAGTTTTACTACTTCCACATGCCCATTTTCAGCCGCCCACCGGACATCCGCCCCCGCATCGAGCAGGAGCTTTACCACTTCCGCATGATTTTCTCCAGCCGCATGACGGAGAGCAAAATTATCTCCAGCATGGATATTCGCGCCAGCATCGAGCAAACTCCTTACCGTTTCAACAAAACCCTCACGTGCCGCATTTATCAGCATTGATTCTTTTGTCATTTTTCTCTCTCCTTTCCTTCCTGGCTATTGATTATCAGCTTTATGTCTGCGCCTGCATCTAGTAAAATTTTAACCACGTCGGTATGACCATTTCTAGCCGCCCGGCGGAGAGCACAATCATCACCAGCATGTATGTCCGCACCTGCATCGAGGAGGATTTTTACTATTTCCGTATGACCATTTTCAGCCGCCCAATAAAGAGCACAATCACCATTAGCATGTATATCTGCTTCGGCCTCGATCAGGAGTTTAACCACATCCACGTGACCATTTCTAGCCGCCCAGCAAAAAGCAAAATCATCATCGGCATTTATATCCGCACCAGCATCTAGCAGGAGTTTCACCACTTTCGTATGGCCTTTTACAGCCGCACAATGAAGAGCATAATCATCATCAACATGGATATCCGTACCCGCATCAATCAAATTTCTTACCTCTTCAATGCGCCCCTCACGTGCCGCATTTATCAGCATTGATTCTTTTGTCATTTTTTTCTCCTTTCCTTTCCAGCCTGCTGTAAGATTTCCACTACTTCCTTGTGATCGTTTTTGATTGCCCACCAGAGAGCAGAATCATCTTTAGCATGTATATCTGCACCTGCATTGAGTAAAAGTTTTACTACTTCCACATGCCCATTTTCAGCCGCCCACCGGAGAGCGCAATCATCATTAGCATGTATATTCGCTCCAGCCTC